GGCACGCAATCCTTTAGGTTTTGTGCCTGGTATTGTTTGGGTTTGATGACGCCCACAAGGACAAGTGATAGTCACTGTCATTCCTGTTTTGCGATCACCTTTATATTCAGATTTGGCTGTACCGCCACATGGACATTGCATTACTGTTCTCCTTCAAAAGAGACATAATCGCCATAAATGTCGCCTTGTTTATCAACAACAACATTCTTTAATGTCAGTAATCCAAACAAATGAGACTGAATCTCATTAGCGACCTCGTCAGTCACGACACACTTGATCTTGTCACTAGTATGCATAGAGCTGAAAATAAAAATGACCTTGCCATCATCATCGATTGGCTCGTGTGTGAGCACAATGACTTTGTATGGACGAAGGTCATCAGGTTTCTTCATAAACTTTTTGTATATAAAACCAGGTATCATAATGAAATCTCCGTTCAATACTTGAATCTGAAACATCATATAGTGGTTTTAAATTATGAAACGTTAACCAGGTCAGAAAACAACCTTATCAATGGATCGCAGTAATAACACGTCCATCACTGGTTCTCCGATTTCTTTGTAGTTTTTGATTTTGTCAACAACATCATTCATATCGAATTTAACCTGGAGCTGACGCTTATAGTTGAATTCTTCAACATTAACGTTTTTTGATGCCACGAGTGTTGGTACGCCGTTTAATAAGATCTTAAACATTGTAAGACCTGGGAAAGGCGCAACCATAATTTCCGCATCATAAGTAGTTTTAGCTGTTTCTTTCTTGAAAAAGTTTACAAAAGATGCAAGGCTCATAATACTATCCTCCAGAATTTTGCCCATCATACCGTATTTAGAATCCCATGTAAAGAAAAACCCCTCACATGGAGGGGTTGGAGCTAATAATTGGCAGAGGCCTTGTTTGTTGTGATAGTTCTAGAGTTTGATGACTTTCATCTCTGGGAACATTTTTTGAAGCTCATCGATAAGCTCAACAGAATCAGGCTTTGGTTCTGCTGCAACGTTGAAGTCAACGAATACATTGATATGCCAAGCTGTCATCAGATTTGGTTCAACTTGCATAGGAGCAGTCATTAGGATGTTACCCATACCATTTTGAACAACATTGTATACCAGGTCATCTTTGAATTTACGCACTGTGATGTGTTCCAGGTAACCGTTTACCAAAGCATCCGCCAAGTAAAGCGTTAGGAACTCGCTTGACATTTGACACGTAGCGCCATCAAGTTCATTCATACCCGGGATAGGGCCAGTAACCATGTAAATCTTGTCAGCGTTTTTAGAAATTGCACAGTCAATGATACCTAGTTGTTTGCCTTTCAAACCCTTGACAGCTTCTGCGAAACGATTAGACTTCGCTTGTTCGCTTTCAACATAACCACCTTCGATAAGTTGAATCACTTCTGCTAGCGACTTGTCATTTACAATAAAGTTGTTTTGACCTAGTACGCTTGCAACCATTTCGATTTTCTTATCAAGTGAAATTTCAGTTTTCATAATATATTCCTTGTAAAGGGTTTTTAGTGTTGTTTCGTTTGATGTGTCCATTATACCTAACATAAACTTTTGAAGTTTTACTTAAGTTTCCAGGCTTCGTGTTTACCACCTTTATGCCATTCCGCAATCTGCATTGGGATCACAACTTCCCATTGGTCTGGGTGCACTTCAGCAAGCTCTGTACGGATATGGTCTGAACGGTATACTTTAACAGCATGTTCAGCATATTTCAGACTAGCAAATTGTTTGATGATATCCCAAGTTAGACGCAGACGAGTCTTTTCACGCAGTGTTGAGTCATTTTTTAGACGTTGTAACTCTGCGAATAACATTAAACGGAATCGAGGAGGCAAATAGTGGACATTCAGCCCGAATAGGTACATCACGCCTTTCTCACCAAATGAAACACCATCACCCAGCTTCATGTTAAAGAAAAACACTAAAGGCCAGCCATCGTACACCGGTAAGATATTCTTCCAACGTGGATCGTAGTTATAGAGGAACATGCGACCAATGAGCCCTTTATCCGATGGTTTGGTACGACGACTCTCCTTAAGGATTTGACGGTGTACAACTTCCGCTCGTAGGTGGGTATCCTTTGTGATACGACTCATAAACCATTTGTTCGATTCACGGGTATTTCGTCGAGCATTCAACCCTTTAGTTTCGCGATATTTCGAAATGTATCGCTTAACGATAGGTGGATAGTTTTGCTCGCGTTGTAACAATAATTGTTCTTTAGCCATTATGCTTACCTTAAATACTTTCAAAATATTTAGGAAATGAGTTATGCGAGAGATTAGAAATTTTATTGCTCATCTGAAGCAACACGGTATTTCACGAAATAACCGATTCCGTGTAACAATCCCACTCCCACCATTAGTTGACCAGGCACTTAACCCACCTGGTGACCAAGATGCGATATCAGATGCTATCAAAAATGGCTTCCGTGTCGTATCAATTCTGAATGGTGATGGCATTGAAGCGCGACGCGGTTTACAGATCATGTGTTCGTCAACCGAGTTACCAGGTGTCAACATTGATACTATTGATGTCAAACAGGGTGGTCCATCGTTCAAGATTGCTTCGGGCACTTCTAAGTCTGATATCCAGTTTAACTTTCTGATCAGTGCAGACTGCTTTGAGAAGAACACACTTGACCTGTGGCGCAAAGTCATTTTTGATAGTGATACCCGCAAAGTGGCATACTATGACGATTATAAGGTGGATATTCAAATTGAGGTTCTGGATGTCAAAGACCGTGTTGTCTACAGTATCAACCTGGAAGACGCTTATCCAATCCTGTTGAGTCCAATCACCCTCAATAAGCGTGCCGTAGATGAGATGATGCAGTATCGTTGTACTTTTACCTATGCTAAGGTCAGCGAGTTTACACAGTCCCAAGGCATCTTATCTGGTTCGGTTATTGAAGAAGTATTGGATGATGTACAGAATGGAGATTGGCAGTCGGCATTAGCCACTTCAAGAGAACAGATCCTAAAAGTCGCACAAGGGAATTACACTGGTGTTGCATTGGAAATGCATGGGATGATTTCAGAGACTACCAAACAGATTGTTGGGATGAATGCCACTGACGCAAAAGGAGTAATGTCCAACTTTATTCCATCTATCCAAACTAACCCTGGAATCAGTTCTGTGGACAAAGGAAGTCTCACTAAGTTGGTTAAAGACTTATTCTAATAAAAAGCCCCAGAATCAATCCTGGGGCTTTTTGATACGCTTAATAACCTATAGCTTAGCTTTGTTCTGCTTCTTTAAGCATTTTTTCGAACTCAGTTAGCTGGTCATCGCCATCATCTTCTTGTTTGGTTTCTGCTGCACCTTGCTGAGCACCAGCATCAGTCTCTTGACCTTTGTCTTGACCGATTGGAGTATCTTCTTCTTGCTCAACACCAGTAAGACCTTCCATTTTACCAGGTGCTGCGCCAACTGAAGAATCAACTGCCATTTGAGCTTCAAGTGGTGCATCTTCAGGGATACCCATAACCATTTTGAAGCGTTTTTCAAGTTCTTCATAGGTCTTGAAGTTCTTGCGATCGTAGAAGTCTTGTAGCGAATAAGTCTGTTTCCAGATTTCTTCAATCTTGGCTTCATCACCACCGAACAGTGCGCTTGGTTTAGCCCAGGTTACACGAGCATAGTCAGGGCTGATACAATCACGGCCGTTGAACTTACGCTTTTCACCAGTTAGGTTGAATTCCAGGTCCGCACCTTCCCAAGGACAGAAAACGTCTTCAATCTTTGGATCTGTTGGGAACTTAGGAGCAGCTGCAGCATCAATAATTTTCTTGATACCGCGACCAAATTTAAACAAGAAAACTTTACCGTTGTTTTCAGGTTTTTGTGCGTCGTTAATTACCAGGATGTTAGCATAGTAATCCGTGTTTGGTAGACGCTTCATCAAGATTTTCTTCAGACCTTCGTCGTTAGTTTCTTTCTGTTGCTTCCACAGCGGCTGATCATGCTTACGTACTGGGCAATCTTCATCAAACGTCGCCAAGCTTTTCTCGATGTATTTTGAACCAGTCGAGCCTTCAAAGAAGTGGCTGATAATACATGCACAAGGAGTCAACACAGCACCTTCAGGAATTTCACCTTTTTCACGGCGTTCCATATCTACCATTGGAACCGGCAGGAAACGAATAGTATTAACAGAAACAAATTCGCCAGGTTTACTTTCTTCCCAAGTATGTTTCCAAATACGTTCATCCGCTTTGAAACCACCTTGGCCTTGTTGTGCCAGACGCTCTTTAAGAGCTTTAGTGTTTTGACCTTTGTTTGCTTTTAGACGTGCAAGTAGTGAAGACATAGTAGTTACCTTATATTTTGTCCATACTGAGGACTGGTTTTGGTTTAAGTGTTTGTTCTTGTGAACTCGTTTATTTTACACAACAAATTAAATTGAAGTTTGAATATTTAGCCATTCAATTGGCTTGGCTTATCGACAAGTTCTACATAAGCCGTTTCACCTTCAACAATAACTTCAAGCTTCTGGATGCGGTTAAACGGTGCAACCACAGTCAGATGATGAGTCATTGAATCGGATTCCTTAATCATACCAGGTGGTTGCTTTTGAACATTTGCTACACCCGGTATTTTTTCTTTGACCGCATTTGAAATCCAAGCACTAATCATTTTAAAATCCTCTTAGTTTTTGAACGTTGTTTGATTAGGTTTAAACGGATACCCTCGCCTTCCAGATCATTCAATAATTGGTCGTTGACATATTGCTTTGCATCTTCAACGGGGATATCATATTCTTCGCAAGCCGCCAATAAAGACTGGAATAAAGTATCTTCGTTGATATTCGCTTGACGCTTAACATATAAGCTGAATTCGTCAGCGTTGACAATAGTGTTAGTTTGCTTTTTCATACATCAATAACCGATTTCGGCCCTGCTTTTTTGTGAATGTCTTTCATTAGGTTTTTGAACCCTTCTGGCGCAGCCGTATGGTCTTTGACACCAGTTACAGTGCCAACTTTCCCAATCACTAACATTACCTTTGATTCGCCACATGTTAAGCAAGGTTCTTCCGTAGGCATTAATCGATTACGGATACTCAGTGTTGCAGAAGTGACTTGGTTGCAGCCATTACATTTGTAATTATACTTCGGCATTACAACATACCTCGCAACATGATAAGGAAGAATGTGAATGTTGACCACATTACTGTATAAACACCAGCCTTCTCACCAGGTTTAACTTGTAAGATTAACGATTTGATAACCGCTTCTGGTACGTATGTACTGGTTTCCATTGCACGTGCCTGGAATAACACACTGTCATGCACACGAGCATTTAACCAGATCATGAAGTGTGACATGGATTTGAAGAAGCTTAAAGCCGCAACAAAGATAAGTACAACTTCAATTGCTATTTGATAAGCATCAGGATTAATCACTGTCGACATTTTCTGTCTCCTCAGGGGAATAAGGGTTATATCCACAGTTGTCAATGTTATGGATAACACGATTAACCATGAACAGTTTTAACAATTCTTTGTACTTAGGATCTTCTTCCCAAAGTGTTTCAAGAATTGTTTGGTGGGATTTAATCCCCTGTTTGATGTAAAGGTCGTAAATACGTACCATAACAGGGGATTTAATGTGTCCAATATCTTTGGCCATGATGTTTGTCCTATTCGTTTAACACGTAGGACATTTTATCACTTACCCATCAATTGAAGACGGATTTCGGAAAGGTCTGGATGGCAGATAAGGTTTGCGAAAGAGTCAACCAGGTCATCAACCGGTTTTTCGTACTCTTTGTTTAGAAGTAACTGTTGGTGGAGTTTGATGCCCCATAGCTCGTTGAAACAATCAATCATTTGTTCTTTCTTGGCGTTACCTTTACCTTGGAACTGCATCTTGACTTGAGTTGGCGGAATGATTTCATAATCAATATTCAGGTTGTAAAGCTCTTGTTTGAGTTGGCCAGTACACTCACCAATCTGGAAAACACGATTCGACTTGCCACCCATCGCATAGCCTTCTAATGATGCTTTCGTTACTTTATTTGATTGAAGTACGGCACGGGCCCAAAGTGCGATCTCACGGAAGCGTGGTTCATCGCTATCAAATTTTTCTTGAGCAAGGATCACAACGTTATTGAACTCACCACATTTTGATTTGGTTTTGCCGTAGTTGTAATAACGTAGGTTTTCGTGAGTAAGTGGTAGACTTGAATCCCAGATACAAATAGCTGGGCCGTTCATTGAGTAGTCGATGCCAGCGTAGATATCGCCGTCACCTAAGATAGGTTGAATTTCTGATTGTGCGTTAGACATAATAAAGCCCTCTAGTAATTATAAAATTATTTAGAGGGCTTAAATTCTATGGATTACACTTGCAAGTCAGGCGCTTGTTCAGCTTCTTGCTCTTTTTGTTCAGCAATGTTGCCAGCCATCTGGTTCACCAGGTCCAATGCCATGTTACGAAGCATCTCATGGTGATTGTTCCAGGCTTCTTCTTCACCCTGATACAGTTGGCCGTCAGACGGGTCAATTGCAATGATGTCCGTTGTGCGAGCATTAAATTCGCGAGCAATTACCGCCGATTCGTACGCGAGCATGGCAGGGTTACCATTGATATTCGGGGCGATGTAGACACCAAGTTTTTCACCTTCGGTTTGTACCATGACCATAACAGAGTTAAACATCATGTAAACCATTGGTTGGTCTTCAACGCTCTCCAGCATTGCAACGTCATCCCAGATTTGGATGAGTGATGGATCCACCTTCATGATGGCAACATAGCCGTCGCGGATTTCGATCGCTTTTTTGTAATGCTCTTTTAGACGTGGATCTACTTTTGAAATATCCATTGTGATACCTTTTGGTGATTGTGTTTAATCGTCAAACAATGTAATGTGCTTAACTTGTGGTTTAGATTTTGTCGGTTTTTCGACTTTTGGAGAATAAGTCCAGTCAGTAGACTTAACAACATTCTCAGGGTTTGTGACTTGACGGTTACGACGGTACTCGCCCATATCTTTAATATTGATGGCACCTGAACGTCGGATCGAAACACGTGTTGCGTCGTCAACATCAATAAACTTGGTTTTGATAACCGGAACAATAACATCGTCCATGCATTTGAAAATTGTGCTCGGTGAAATAATGAGCATATCTTTCATATTAGAGATACGTTTAATAGCACGACTATGGTCAATAGCTTTAATGACAAGTCCCTTATTTGGATGTTCTTGTAAAGCATCCGGGTTACCACTGTAACTCAAAATGATAGAACCTTTTGGAAAACCAAGTGCCTCAATTTCAGCTTCCATGCCAACAATTTTAAGGTTATGGCGCTCGGCATACGCTAATACAGAATCCTTCATTTCTTGTGTCCATGTGACCGGCCACATAGCACGACCAATATCTTCGGTACGTACCAAGTTCATGTACCCAATTGTGTTCTCTAAGATGATTTTCTTGCTCATGATAATGCCCTAAATAATGTTAGTTAGAAGTCACTATAATAAATGGGTTAAAACTTATGAAGAAACCATTACCAACGATGCCACTCGCACAGCGTAGTTGGCATTGCGCACAAAATGATACTGAATATGTTTACCGTACATGGACGATGGCTGAACAAGAAATCCTGGTCCAGGTACGTGAAGAAGAAACGGATAGAAAAGACAGAATCGACTCCATTATTCAGGTCGTACAAAACTGTGTTGAGAAGCCAGAAGACTTTGATGCTCGTAAGACTCCTACGTTCATCATAGAGTCGTTGTTCTTGCGTATCTATGCAATTAGCATGGGTGAATCACATCATCTCAATATGCGTTGTACGAACGCGATCGATAAAGATGGTACACTCCATGAATGTGGCAACAAGATTGAATTCGACATTCCTCTTGTCCAAGCGGCGGATGTTAAAGTTTATGACAATCATAAAAACATTATCCCATTGCCAGGTGGTTACAACCTGAAGATGCGTTATCCTTGTTTATCAATGGCTGATGAGAAACCACCTAAAGATGTTGATGCATCCTGGATCATTAGCCGTTTCTTGGAATGTATCTTTAATGATGATGGTGAAGTATGGGAAGCCTCCGACTACACCAGTGAAGAAATGCGTGCGTTTATGCGTAGCCTGGGCGGTGATATCCAGCAACCTATTATGGAAGACTTTTTCCTTAGTGCTCCACACATTTATTGGAAAATGGCACCAACTAAATGTAGTAAGTGTGGTTTCGAACACAATTATGAGATCCGGAACTTAAACCACGTTTTTCGCTAATGTTCGAAATGGACTTATCGGACCTATATGAATTATCATATGCCGCAAGGATGCGTGGGATAACATTAACGGAGTTCTATCAAATGGCTCCATGGCAAGTGTTAACTCAAATTGATATTCACGACTATCTCAAAGAACAAGAGTTAGAGCGAAGAAAACAACAGCAGAATGGGTGATCGTGAGGTCGCCCATTTTTCATATTTATTAAATGTGATTACAATAGGGTGTTCCACCCAATAAATTTAATATTAATAATTAATATAAATCATTAATCTTTAATGGTGTCCCATGGGACACATGGCCTTCGGCCATCATTTTTATATATTGATCTTAAATAATTTAAGTTATTAGATCAATTTATAAAGAGAATTACAATGCTTGAAGACATTAAATGGTTTTATGGCATCATCGAAAACGTTGATGATCCTCAAAAATCGGGCTTAGTCCAAGTCCGAGGCATTGGTATACATGAACTAAACGAAGCTATCCTGCCATCGGAATTTTTGCCATGGTGTAAGGTTATGACACCTGCAACAAGTTCCAGTGTTAAAGGTGTAGGTGTTACTCCAACGGGTATCCAAAAAGGCTCTATGGCTTTGTGCATTGCGATGGACGAAGCATACACTGATAACCGCATTTTGTTCACATGGCAAGCGGGTGACATGAATACCAATGATATCACCGAACTTGCTCGCGGCCTAACCAATGAAATCATTCGCAAAAAACTTGATGAGCGGAATGAGTCTAAACGCACTGGCTTTAAGTGGGCTGAACCTCAAACCAACTACGGTAATGTCGTCTATCCTTATAACCAAGTAACAGTATCCAGAGCGGGTCATGTTATTGAGCTTGACGATACCCCAAACCTTGAGCGTATCCATATCCTACATAAGGACGGTTCATTCATTGAATATATGCCTGGTGGCGACGTTGTTGAAAAATCAATGGGTAACCGTTATGAGATTTATCGACGCAACCTTAACCGACTGATCAATGGTAAAGACCGTAAGAATGCTGCTGATGTGGCCGTACATCATTACTCTAAAACGTATCATTTCAATTCGGCTGAACAGGCAACATTCACATCAGATACTGATATGCTATTTGTTGCACCATCGACTATTGAATTCCATACGGCTTTATTACAGATCATTGGTAGTGCCAAAATTTCACAAACCTTATATGTTGACGAAATTAAAGCTGCTCGTATTTCATGTGACAGCTTGGATGTTGCATCACCAATCAATGGTACTGCGAAGTTTGCTCAAGCTGCTGCTCAGGCAGGCCGTTTAGGTGGTGGAGCTCCAGCTATGGGTTCGTCAGTGCAACCATTGAATATCCGAGCACAGTTGAAAAACTCAACTGGTACTGAGGGTGATAACAACGACGCTCCGGCAGGTAGTAACAAAGCAGACGAAAAAGTATCCCAGGAGCCCGCATCTAAACAGAAATCACAAACTAGTGCAAACACTAGTGGTTCAGGTTCACAAGGCTCTGGGGATACTACAGGAGACCAACAACAAACAACTCCTGGAACACAAGCAGAAACGATTGATCAGGTTGTCGGTAAAGAGAACATTGATGAATGGTATCGTTCGCAGATACCCAACATTCCAAAGTACAAATATAACCATATTACGATTCATACGACTGCAACACCACTTAGTCAATTCCATGATGTGCATACAATTCGTCAAATGCATAAAGCACAAGGGTGGAGTGATATTGGTTACCACGTATTGATTACTCGTACGGGTCTGATCCAAATCGGTCGACCATGGAACGTGATGGGTGCTCATGTTAAAGGACATAACCCGAACAACTTTGCCGTCGTATTGGTTGGTGGCGTTAAGCTTTCTAACGGTCGTTGGGTTGGTGATAACAACTTCACACAAGCACAGTGGAAGTCATTACAAATTGTGATTACTGATGTTGCCCGTCTGTATGATGTGCCAGTTACTAACATACTAGGTCACCGAGATTGGAGTCCGGATGCAAATAGTGATGGTGTTCTTGAGAAACATGAGTGGATTAAAGAATGTCCGTGTTTTGATGTACGCTCATGGGTAGCATCATGGTGGGATACGCGAACAGTATACCGACCAACAATGCCATCAGGTAAAACTGAAACTATCGATACGACCGAACCGTCTAATAAGCCGGTTGTCACGGCACCCGATGAAAATACAGAACATAGCTCAACAACTGCGACTAAGTTTGCCGAAGTATTGCCGGCGACAGAAATTAGCAATGTTGTAAAAGACCTTAGTGAAAGACGTGTTCAAGATATTGCGACCAATATTGCCAGGGGTATTTTATCTTCAGATGTTTCAATGGTTGCTGCCAACGTTGCTGCTTTAGCTGCTGCGGATGTGCGTAATGATACCGGTCCAATGGTGGACAAAGCTGTTACGGCTTTCGAGAAATCTGAAGCAGTACAAAAGAAAGTTGAAGAAGACCTAACGTACTTCAAAAACCAATATTATGGTCCAAGTAGCTTTACACCAGCCAAACGTCCAGACGGCACCGATCCGCATCCTGGGGATTTGTACTTCAATACAATCCAAGACAAAGTTATGGTGTATGTTACTCGTACCGATTTCATTGGTTGGACACCTATTGATGGTGGTGGTAAAACATGGGCAACCCAAATTCAGTTCGATAACTCAGGTACCGATTTAGGATCACAGAACGTTGGTTCAGCAATCAAAGAGTTACATAAACTGTTTAAATTGTATGAACCTGTCGAAGGTCCTTCACAAACCGGTGACGGACTCAAGCGCCGTTTCAACTCTCCGATAAGCCGTAAAGTAGATGATAAATTGATTTGGGTTTTCGTTGATGGACGTCGAATGAAACCAACCCGAGAATATCAAATCGAAACTGACGGCAAAATTTTATTGACTGATGCTCCAGCAAATGGTCTCAAAATCGAGTCATTGTACTTTAACCCGTTGCAAGGTGTACTACCGTTAACAGGTGGAACACTTGTGGGTCGTTTAAATGGTACAACTTTGCATATGACGGGTAAATGTTACATCAAAGAGTTGGAAGTCGAAAACGTTACACTGATTGAGAACTCGTTACATTCGTCAGACCGAACATTAAAGCGTAACATCAGACGTATTAAGAAACCATTGTCTAAGATTCAACGTATTGACGGTGTTAGCTTTAAATGGAAAGAGAGTGACAACGACGGACATGGCACAATCGCTCAGCAATTGCAACAAGTTATGCCATCAGCAGTTAAACGCCATAAAGGTAAGTTACGAGTCGATTACCATGCTTTGATAGCATTATGCATTGAGTCAATTAAAGCCCTTATTTACCGAGTCGAAGCGCTTGAGCGGCAAGGTAAACGTATTAAAGAGCTGGAAAAACGAATCGAACAGATGGAGAAATTGATCAATGAAAACCAAAGATAACCCACGTTTATCATTCAAGACTGACGTAGTTAAAAATGCTTTGGATTCTTCACCTCGGGTCTCTTTTAGGGACCTGGAGGTTACCCGTCTTAGTTGGATGCCTAAAGGTGGTAAAACCCTCAGCATGAAAGATATGTTGAGACGTCAAAGCTACAGATATTATTCGGACCGCACAACAAAATTTGATTCCAACAAACAAAATTTGCGACAAATGGCTGAGTACCTATTTCCCACTCAAACGTTGGCAGCCAAAGGGATAACTGTAACCTTTACAAATATGACGGGCGGTGTAGTTAAAGTAGACTTAACGAAATCAACCGACTTTGAAGTTGTTATGGAGCTGACGTATTTACGCGGTATCGCCAAGGGTAAAATTATACAAGTTTACTTTAAACCACAAGACGAGATCATTGAGTCTACTGAAAACCTGTATAAAGTAGAAATGAACGGTAGTGTATTGAATGGATTCGCGGTCCACACTATATATGGTTCTATCGACATTTCGGCGGTCGTAAGAGAGAAGTTTGATCAACCTACAGGTGGTTCTGATAACACAAATGACGACCATTGGGAAGTCAAACCTACGACACCTGTTATAGGTAAAAAATATGATTTAGTTACTGCTACCGGATTACAATCTCACCTTGGCTACTCCAGTGAACATATCCATTTTGCTTTGGCTGACGGTGATCTTCAAGGCAAAGTCACTTTGGTTGCCTCTGCGGATACACGCATCGGGAATGTTTATATTCCTGTTAATGAACGTGGTGTACGGGTAAGATTTGCCGTTTATGACCTGGGTCATAAGGATGATAAATATTCAAAAGCAAAACTTGTGGCATTATCACCTATACTAACAAGTACGACTGTTGATAAAAAATATCTCAGTCATAAATTGCGTTATATGCTAATCGAAAATCATGAGTATCGTTTTGGTTTACAGATGTTTTCGGATCGTGGTCCATTACAACCACCAAACGCCAGGTTTGTCACAGCACAGTTAAATACAGGTAGTGACCGAATACCTGATGATGAGTATGATTTGAATATTTCTGAAGCCCAACGACTCAATTACAGTTTAGCTTATTATGCTGAAATAGAAACAAAGAAAAGTGGAGTTACTACATGATAGGTGAATTAGAACGTGTTGAGGAACCAGGTTATCATTATCGCATCGATGTTGGTGGTAGCAAAGACGTGTTTTTATTGCGTTTGCACACCGACGTGTGTGAGCTGTCGTTTATTAATGCCCAAGCGTTGCCTTTCAACTACCAAAAGATAACACTTATTTTAGAACAACAACGTGGGGCACATAAAGTCACATGGCCTGCAAATGTAAGTTGGCCGATGAAGCATATCCCAATTCTATCCAACCAGAAAGGTGAGATTGACACGATTGAGTTAGTCAGTTATGACGGCGGAAACACCTGGTTTGGGTATTTTACTGGAGCAGGATTTAAGTACACCACATCTTCATAGGAAATACCATGCATCATTTTAAACATACACCAATCAATAATGCCCTACAACTGGCATTATTATTTGATAACTTTTTAGACCGTCATGTGGGTAATACCGACGATAACAATGACGGTCTTTATGTCATCGACCAGGACGGTGTGCTTAATAACAACTTGCACAAAGAAGATCGTGGCTCCTCGAATGGTGCACCAGATGGTACAGCAACAACTGAAGGCCAAGCCCTTATGATCTTGGGTTACCTATACATGTATGCTGCGACAGAGAATCAGTATTGGTTGGATAAATCGACTTATTATTTTGAGTCATATATTCGCAATTATTATTTGCGTAAACCAATACCTGATACTCCACAAGTATTCCGTTCCCATATCTACATCAATGGTCGTGCACCATTTATCACAGCCGGACCTAATACTTGGCGTAAAGGTTCCCGTACGGGTACTCTTGAGTATGATATGGATTTCAAGAATGGTCGCGGCATTGTTGCATCAGGTTATCCGGACCATGGCGACGAAATCATATACATACCATTTGCTTTTGACGGTTACTTAAAATGGCGTTCAATCGTTGCTGACGTATTGCAACATGGTAGCACGTCGAAAGAAGGTAAAACGTTTGATGTTGCCTGGTATATTGATTACCGTGGTTATAAGGTTGACCCAGAAGGTGAAATCATTTCACAAGTCAACACTGAACCAAAAGGCACAGTCCAACTTAAAGACACCACAGTCAACGGTAGATACCGCATTAACTATGCTTCAAACAACGGTAGTACAATTGACCGACACGAACCATTTGAGAACTGGCCTATCTGGATCCCAGTACGTGATGGCGAAGAAGGTAATGCTGCTGATGCCGAAGAATGGTTTACGGACTGTGCAGGTCTCATGTACTATTTCACCAAAGATGAACGATACAAACGTTTGTATGAGTGCTGTATTGAAACGTTGATCGAAATCTCTGGCGTTGACCAAAATATGAGATTCTTCCGTAAAGATAAGTCAGCAGGCACACCGTTTACTGATGGTATCAGTTATGAATACTCATACTCGCCTGGTAATGTGAGCATTGTATATACTCGTGATAATGATGGTAACATCAAAATTACAAAAGCTGCCGAACCAAACCCTAAAGAGTTTACGGATATCTCATTAGAGCAGATTGCCTCATGGTTCCATGTAGACAATAATTCGAAAGTTATTGTTGATTACGGCCATACTGACGCAGAAGCGATCACATCTATCCGTATTACGATTATGGATAAGCCACAAACGGAAAAGGGGATAATGTATGAGTATGCATTCAAACAAGATACGAGTACCGTTAAGCGTCATGAGATTCCAATACAACACTTCGTTGAAAAGGAAAACTTCATAACTGGTCGTAAGTACTACAAACTGGATGGTACATCATTTGTTCCTTATGGTGATGCAAAATTTGAAAAACGTACTGGTGAAAATATACGTGTTGATGCCGATTATCGTGTAGACCGTTTTGGGCGTGTTATCTTTGGTAATACCAGTTATTCCGGGATTGTATGTGGTTTCTGGTCGATTGCATCATCAACGAATGGCACATTGCCAATGGGTTCAATTACCTATCGTAATGTAGCCCGTTCGGATCCAGCTTTAGGGTCTAATTGTGATATTGCGATTGTGGATGCTGATGGTGTGAAATGGTCTATGCAACTACCGTATCAACCACAGTTTCAAACGTTCTACCTTGATTGGAAAGGTCCATGGAAACGCACTGATGGTAAACCTGGTGTCATTAAACCAGGCAATTTGAAACAGATTGAGATTCAGAAGCATGGTAGTGAAGATACGAGCGCAACTATCGATCTGTATGCTTTTAATGGTGTGCCAAGTAAGTTCGACGGTAAAGGTGTTCTCAAAGAGTACAACATGACCATTACTGGCATCAAGGCGAACACAATCTACACTGGCGACTCATTTGTGGAATCAGGTACCGATGCGGCTAAGTTGAATGCACCTTATACACCTGGGGTAATCCCATTTTCAACCAACTTCTCGGTTGAGACACAACAGGTCGACTCATGGCGTGGTATACCTTACCTTGGATACCAATATCCAATCATTTGGGGTCGTGACAAGAAGTATGAGTCGCGTATGAATAATATGACCAAGTTTATGAGAGACTCTCAAACAGATTACCATCGCCGTCGGGGTCTCAAGGGACCAGTAAGTGCTGCTTATGTTTGGCCACGTTGGGATAATGGTTCGTATGGTGAGTTCAACACATTTGTTGATGTGTTCTGGGGTAGCAAACAACCATGGGCAGGGTATTATTCTCGTTGTATGTTTGGGATGTGTCGTTTACGATATCATTTAGTTCGTACTGGCCGTACACCTAATGATGACGTGGTCCAATTTACCGAGGATTGGATTGATTATTTGGCTGACTTCATGAAGAAGAATGACAACTGGACGCCAACAGTATTCCATAGTAACCGTGAACCATATACGTATGACGGTGACTTTACTGGTCATATGTCAGCAAGTTTCCTGGCTGGGGCTTGTGAGTGTTACCTTGCTGGTAGTCGCAATCCAAACCTTGAGACTGTGATAGAAGGCATTTATACACAGTTTGAACGTCAGCTTATTAACTTGGGTCCTGGACACCATATGAATGGTGGTTACAGTGTATGGGCTGGAGGTAATTACTTCTTTGGGGTATGGACAGAAATCCTGCGTGGCTTCGGTGCATACATTATGTATCATAAAAAGAAACTATACGGTGATAGTTACACACCGCCGTATGAGTAAAGGATGAATAATGAAAGTGCAATACAAAGATATTGATCTTGGTATGGCTAAGCACCCCGTAACTGGTGATGTAGCGGTGCGTACTGATGTGCGTGCCATTATGCAGTCGATTCGCGAGATTGTATTTACTGCAGCTGGTGAATGGGAAGCTGAACCTGAATTTGGTGTAGGTATCTATAGCGAATTGGGCGAGGAACAACATCCTCTGATTGGTGAGAACTTGCGTATTCGAATAGAACAGGCTGTAGAACGATATGAGCCTCGTGCCGAAATCGCATCAGTGGTTATTGGCAGAGACGGTGATCATGGAGTCAAAATCCAAGTCATTTTCTTTGCTTTGAACTCTCCTGAACCATTTGACCAAGAAATCGTTTTAGAACGTACCCGATAGATATGATAAAAGCCCACTGGATTGACCGTGTGGGCTTTTTATTATCTGAGAGTATGATTATGCCAAATTGTCCAAGAATGTCTTCACATCGAAGCACGGGCACATTTTGATAAACTCGTTTGGTGTAATCTTGCCGTCTCCGTTCAGGTCTGGACTCCAATCACGATGACCTTTGATATTACCGTCTTTAATTCCCAAAACACCTACTAAGTCAATCAATACTTCACGCAAGCTATCGTATTGCTCTGGTGTAAAGTTATCTTCTGCCTTACCATTCGAATCGATACCCCCAACCAGGACAATGCCAAGATTGTTACGGTTATGTCCCTTAACATGCGCACCCCATCGATTAAACGGTCGACCTAACTCAATGGTGCCGTCACGTTTGATCAAAACATGATAACCAATATCATTAAAACCGCGTCGCAAATGCATTTTGCGAATGCTTGCCACGTCATGATCCTGGTCTGGTGGTGTAGCCGTAGCGTGGACCGTAATAAATTTCCATTCATTGCTAAGCAATTGATGTAGTTTATCTTTATCAAGAAACATTGTTTTTCCTCTACTGCAGTTTCAAATATTTAGTTCACGTTAATATAAACACCTCAACGAAAATACTATATATTGATTGTTACCACTCAATATTAACTACATACCGACAACCTAAAAAGGAATCACAATGCAAGTACAAAAACGCAATGGCCAATTTGAAGACCTGGACATTTCAAAAATCACCAAAGTGATCAACTGGGCTGCTGAAGGCCTGGAAAATGTTTCGGTTTCACAGGTTGAACTTAATGCGAAAATCTTGTTTGCTGACGGCATGAAGACTAGCGACATCCACAAAACAATTATTAAAGCTGCCGCTGACCTGATTAGCCCTGAAACTCCAGATTATCAATATCTGGCTGCGCGTCTTGCCATCTTCCATATCCGTAAGATTGCGTTCGGTCAATACGAAGCTCCTGACCTTTACTCTCAAATTGAACGTATGGTTAAACTTGGTAAGTACGACAAACATCTCCTTGAAGACTATACCAAAGAAGAAATTGAACAATTGAACGAAATCATCGACCATACTAAAGACCTGAACTATGCGTATGCAGCAGTTAAACAGCTTGAAGGTAAGTATCTAGTTCAAAACCGTGTAACCGGTGAAATCTTCGAAAGCCCTCAGTTCATTTTGATGTTGGTTCCAATGTGTCTTTTTGCCAAGAAAAAAGATCGCATGACGAAAATCAAAGCGTTCTATGAATCGGTTAGCAACTTCAAAATCTCATTGCCTACCCCGATCATGAGTGGTGTGCGTACTCCAACGCGTCAATTCAGTTCTTGTGTACTTATCGAATCTGGTGATAGTCTGAATTCAATCAACGCTTCAGCTGGTTCGATTGTTCGTTATGTATCACAACGTGCAGGCATTGGTATTAATGGTGGTCGTATTCGTGCTATCGGTTCTGAAATCCGCGGTGGCGAAGCATCACACACTGGTGTTATTCCGTTCTGGAAACACTTCCAAACAGCAGTTAAATGTTGTTCACAAGGTGGTGTACGCGGTGGCGCAGCAACGTTATTCTACCCGATGTGGCATTACGAGTATCAATCTTTGGTCGTACTTAAAAACAACCGAGGTGTCGAAGAAAACCGTATCCGTCATATGGATTATGGTGTTCAGATTAACGGCTTGCTTTACAAACGTTTAATCGATGGTAAAAACATCTCATTGTTCTCGCCTTCTGATGTTCCTGGGCTGTATGAAGCATTCTTCAGTGACCAAGCAGAGTTTGAACGTCTATACACTGAAGCGGAAGCTAACCCTAAGATCCGTCGCAATACTATTTCAGCGATCGAAGCTTTCTCTGGTCTAATGCAGGAACGTGCGTCAACAGGTCGTATCTATGTCCAAAACGTTGACAACTGTAACATCCAGGGACCATTCGATGAAAAAGTGGCTCCTGTACGACAGTCTAACTTATGTCTTGAGATCGCGTTACCAACTAAGCCTTTAGAGAATGTTGATGATCCAAATGGCGAAGTTGCACTGTGTACATTGTCAGCATTTAACCTAGGTGCAATTGAAAGTCCGGATGAGTTTGGTCCACTAGCCGAAATCGTTATCGAAGCACTTGATGCGTTATTGGATTATCAAAACTACCCGTTACCTGCAGCTGAGCGTTCAACAATGTATCGCCGTACTCTTGGTGTTGGTGTGATTGGTTATGCCCACTGGATTGCCAAAAATGGTTTCAAATACTCTGATGGTTCTGCGAACGAAGCTACACACGAATTATTCGAAGCAATGCAATATCATCTGATGCGTGCATCGGTTAAGCTGGCTAAAGAATATGGTGCTTGTCCAGGTTTCCACGAGACTAAAATGGCTAAAGGTATCTTACCAGTCGATACTTACCGTAAAAACGTTGATAAGCTTGTTAATAACAACTTGAAATGTGATTGGGAAGGTTTACGTCAAGACATTCTGAAATACGGTATGCGTAACTCAACAGTATCAGCGTTGATGCCAAGTGAAACGTCTAGCCAGATCTCAAACGAAACAAACGGCATTGAGCCACCACGTGGATTTGTATCAATCAAAGCATCAAAAGATGGTCAAATTAAACAGGTTGTACCGGAACTGAAAACATTACGTGATAAGTACGAACTTCTTTGGGCCATTAAAGACAATACGGGTTATCTGACTCTTGTGGCGATTATGCAGAAGTTTGTAGACCAAGCAATCTCGGCTAATACTAACTACGATCCGATGAACTATCCTGGCGATAAGGTTCCAATGAAGAAACTGCTCCAGGATTTGTTAACAGCATATCGATACGGTGTTAAAACTTTGTATTATCATAACACCCGAGACCATGCAGAAGACAAAGACCAAAATGTCGTTATCGAAAAAGTTGATGATTCTTGTGGTAGTGGTGCTTGTAAGATTTAATTGGTAATTTCAATTTAATACATGGCCCTAAAATAGTAGGGCCATTTAATTTAGGAGTAAGATAATAATGAGTGTTTTCAACACAACGCACAATGACCAACTCAAAGAACCAATGTTCCTGGGCCAAGAAGTTAACGTGGCTCGTTATGACCAGCAAAAATTTGAAATTTTTGAAAAGTTAACTGAGAAACAATTGGGTTTCTTTTGGCGCCCGGAAGAAGTGGATGTATCTCAAGACCGCATCGACTTTGCTAAATTACCAGAAAACGAAAAACACATCTTCATCAGTAATCTGAAATATCAGACACTATTGGATAGTATTCAGGGTCGTAGCCCTAACCTGGCGTTGCTTCCGATCACTTCGTTACCAGAGCTCGAGAACTGGATTGAAACCTGGTCATTCTCAGAGACCATCCACTCTCGTTCTTATACGCACATCATTCGTAATGTATTCACGGATCCGAGCATTATCTTTGATGACATTGTGGAAAACGTAGAAATTCGTAAGCGTGCAGTGGCCGTATCCAAATACTACGATGATGTCATCCAGTTAATCGCTCGTCGTGAAGCCGGTCTTGAAGTCGACATGTATGAGATGAAGAAAAAGCTTTACTTGTGTCTCATGGCAATTAACGTTCTTGAAGCTATTCGATTCTATGTTTCCTTTGCTTGTTCTTTCGCGTTTGCAGAGCGTGAATTGATGGAAGGCAACGCCAAGATCATTAAATTGATTGCGCGTGACGAAGCATTGCATATGTCAGGCACCCAACACATGATCAACCTTCTACGTAATGGTATGGATGACTTCTCATTCTTACAGATTGCTGAAGAATGTAAAGACGAGTGTATTCAAATCTTCAAAGATGCGGTGCAACAAGAAAAAGACTGGGCTGATTACCTATTCAAAGATGGCGGCATGATAGGCTTAAACAAAGAGATTCTGTGTCAGTATGTTGAATACCTAACAAACATCCGTATGAATGCTGTAGGGCTTCCTGCTATCTACGATGTCAAGACCAACCCAATCCCATGGATCAACGCTTGGCTGTCTTCCGATAACGTCCAGGTTGCCCCACAAGAGGCTGAAATCAGTTCTTACATGGTAGGTCAGATTGATAGCGAAGTTAGTACGGATGATTTCGCAGGCTTTGAACTTTAATATTGAAAAGTGTGATCTAGGTCACACTTTTTTTATTATCTGTTGTATTATGATGTCTACTCATTCACAACACTAAGAGTATTAGACATGTTTGCATTTGTTATCATCGTACAATTGGTTTTTGTTATTGCTGGATTTGCAAGTTGCGAAAAGCAATACCGTTCAGACTTTGGAGTATTTGTGGTTTTCGTATTCCTGGTCGAAATTTTGGTTTCTATCTTTAATCAAGGTCAAATATCATGAGTAAACGCAAAATATCATCAGCCCCATTTACTGTAACAGGTGAATACCTAGCCAATTACCTTCGCCAAATTATGATCGACAAGGGTTGGCGTTCCGCATACAAATCCGTAATGGAAGATATCGTTGGAATTAACGATGCCCAAACCATTGAATTCTTATCGGGTAAAAAGACATTTGCTGGCGATTCCAATAGTGGTATTGAATTCATTGATTGGGAAGATAGTGAAGAAAAATCCCTTTACTTAGAAGAAGTTAATGAAAAATACAAAAAGATTTGGTGTTGTGATGAACTATTGTTGACTGTTAGTGAAGTAGTCAGAGATGGTCGTTATGTGTCACAACTTGTCAAAGGGGATGGTGAGTGTCCTAACCAGGGGGCTTTCTATCGCGAAGTTAATCCAAATGTGTATGCGAAATATTTTGATGCTCGTCATTATCAACGTGTAACTCTGGAAACCGATCCTGATTTGCCTGAGCGTTTAATGCTTGTATTTTGGAAACGGGCTGATGCTTCTTTGCCGCCACCATGGATTGAAGAATGTTGTAAGAGTTGGGAAGCCATCCGACATTATGACAGTTCAGAAATCCGTATACGTGAGCTTGATAGTTACAAAGGTTTGAAATTCCGAGAAATGGACCGACTACAAGCTAATGGCATCTATCAAGCTGTAGGTGCTAATCGTGATGAGCGTGTGGCACTAATGGAACGACGCAAAGCAATACTTGACCAAAATGGTGATGATTTCATTGAAGTTGCAGGTCATAAAATACCTAGAAAGCCATTGATTGCTTGGGGTTTACGCCGCAGTGATGCCAAACACCTTGCCGATTGTGATTGGAAAGCCATCTCGCCTTCTGGTGAAAAAATGATGAACGATTGTGCTGCCCACACTGATTGGGTTATTGGCGCAGGGTTTGATCCAGCCCATTTCTATCGGGACCATAAAGAAATCAATGATGCTGCATTTGTCTGGTGTTATGATTTGAACAGAAAGTTATGTTCCGCTGACTTGTTGGTATTGACTTCTTGTCGTGGTAGTGAACTACGTTCCAAGGTTCAACAACCACAACCTAACGATAAGATTACGTGTGACATCGTGGTCATTGAAGATGCTAGTACCCGTTGGATCAAGGTTGCTGAACAGGTTGGTAAACGTGGTGGTATCATAATCTGTGAAAAAGGAGGCCCCATGTCTCACCTGACCATCAAAGGACAAGATTATGGTATAACCCTAATGTTACACCCAGAAGCCCGTATGGTGTACCGTGAGGGCATTGAGCTAACTGTCTATGAAAATGGCTTTGCTAGCATTAGGAGCATGTAATGAAACGTTTTATCTTATTGGTAACAGCATTACTAGCAAGTTCTTCATATGCTACTACAGATTGTGAAACTGTATTTGGTCATGACCAGCTCGTGACCATGCAGAAGGCTTACGATTATGGTAAACCTTATGGGTTGGAATACTCATTGGCCGCCATCACCTGGAAGGAATCATCAGCTGGTCGTCATAACGTGCGGATCGAAACTTTCAAGAATACTACCAAAGTGGGTTATTCACCATTCCATATTCTATTGCGCACCGCAATGGTTCATGAGGGGTGTGAGACCAAACGTTGTGCAAGTGATATCGCAAATAAACTCATGACCAACTTTGACTATGCCGCATCTCATGCGGTACTAGTTCTTCAATTTTGGCAGAGACGGCATAATAACAACTGGATGAAAACATGGCAGGGGTATAATGACGGCTATCAAAATAGTCAGGATGGCCGCAATTACGCCCTTAATATTAAGTATAAGATCGCATATCTCAAACAATGCGTAAGGTTGAAATAATGGATCAAACTTCACATGCAAAGGCATTGGCAAGTTTTGTCAATGTTGCAAAGCAAGAGCTCGATGAGTTCATGCATCACTGTTTGGAAGAACAGAAAAAAGAACCCGAAAATTGGCCCATTGATAGCTGGAATATTAGCGAAATGTGGGAACAATTCGAAGCTTGGCATGACTGGAAGCATGGAGTGGAATCGTGTTAAATGAAGACGACATTATATCTGCTTTTATGGGCGATGCTGAACCACCTGCACCTCCACTACCCTTCGACAGACCACTACCAGAAGGTTGGAGTCGTGAATACCCGCAAATGGACGATCAGCACATCAGTAACAAAATTAATCGATTTTTAGAAAAGCTTGATCATTATCTAGCACATCGTGCCCGAACGGGTATTGAACAAATACAACATATGCCTGGACATGAGCGATTGCTTGTCATTAAGATTTATGGGGATCCAAAGTTGTACTTTGTTTTCTTTGACGGCATCACTGCCGCTTGGCACAATTAAGCCTAAATACCTAAAACGTTAATTTGTAGGAAAAAGCAATGCCTAATTTAATTGATAAATTGTACCGACCTGAAGGTGGTCGTGAATCTAACATCATCGCAACCAATAAAGGTTGGGTTGATTTTTCAAAAGACCTTGATAATGACGAGTTGCTTGTGGAATTCGACCAAAAGGGTGGTTTCCTTAAACACCTTGCCGACAACAACATCACAGGTCCTGGTATTCCTGGTTTGAAAACCTTTGGTTATAAACCGCCTGGTGATATCACTGCTAAGGGTGACGCGGATACTGGTGGTTACGAAAATGATTCGGTTTACGCACTCACTAAAGCCAAAGCAGACTCTACGGCAGATGACGTACGTTTTGCTGCAACTGCTGGTGACCGTGTAACAAACCTTCAAGTTGGCTTGGATCCTGGTGCTATTGCAGAAGTTGCGGTTTACGAAACATCTGGTTCATTGCCAACTAAATTTGTTGGTAAAGCCCGTGTTCGTAACACAGATTCAAAAGTCAACTGGGGTACAGCTGTTGTCGATATTCCATTGGAAAATGGCAAAACCTACTGTTTGGTTGTACATTCAATCAGCGGTCAGTTACTTGAATTTGCCGAGCCAAATGGTATTGACAAGTATGCCGTTGTAAATGGCACATTCCCAGCGACTTTGCCTGGTGCAGACGGCACAAACTCTGATTGGAACGTTGCTGCATACGCTATCGTTGCGGATTACTCAAACGTTTAAACAATCTGAAAACTAAATCAAGGGTGACTTCGGTCACCCTTTTTCATATCTGGAACCTGTCTTATAATGATTCCACCTCAACAAAGGAATCATTATCATGAAGAACTATCCTATTATCCGAATTGCTGATGTGTTCAAAGCATTGGAAGCAGGTGAGCACACTCACTTCGGTCATGGTTGTAACTGTCGTAAACAAATGCATCGTGATTATGGCGGTGGTGGTGTGGCTGCTATGGTTGCCGATTGGTGTCCAGAAGCGTTTGAAGTGGATCGAATGACATCAGGAGATAACCGTTTGGGCACATATACTTCAGCTGTGAAGAAAGTGGAATCAGGTAATATCACTGTACTCAATATGTACTCACAGTACGAAAGTGGCCAAGCGCCATTATTAACACTCGCCAAAGGCATATCCAACAGCCTGGACAAAGTTAAATTGTTGATTGACGACAATACTAAATCCTTGGCAATCCCTGCGATCGGCTGTGGCATTGCTGGTGGTAGCATTTCAATGCTTGTGTCGACTATTCAATTCCATAACATTCCAAATCTTTATCTGTATCTTCATCCAGACGACACTATTAATATCCTGGACTTATTATATGGCAAAGTCATAGCTAAGTTTGAAGACGGATATGGTCTGATCCGTGTTATGCGTGAGCCTCAACAAGGTCGTCCCTTATATCGCACTATGGCAGTTGATAAGCGTTTCCACTCAGTTGAAGACCTATTGTCATTTGCGCGTTCATTGTATGGTTCAGCTGTAGTGAACATTCCAAATTTAATCTTGGATGTAGAATATTTATCCCTAACAACAACTCAAGAGTATTAAGCACAATGCCAAATTTATTCATTAAAGCTGCAGAAGCAGTACGCATCAAAATGGGACTTGGTAACAATGTCGATAAACAGTATCTTGATCTGCTTGAAAAGGTGTTCAAAACTGGCGAAGACATTGAAGGCCGCAACGGTATGGTACGCAAAACCTTTGGCCATATGATGGAGTTTGACCATGAAGAAGGTTATCCGATTCCGACTTCAAAGAAAACCCTACACGGTGCAGCTGTTGCGGAAATGACTGCGTTTATTCGTGGTGAAAGTTCAAACAAGAAGTTCATGGATCTTGGTTGTAACGTTTGGAAAGGCAACTGTTTCGCTGATTACTGGATGTCAAATCCAAACAACAAGAAACCTGGCGATGACTTAGGTCGCATCTATGGGGTACAGTGGAGACAATGGGATGGTGGTATTGATCAGCTCAAAGAGCTTGTTGATACGCTCATGACCAATCCTCATGACCGCCGTATGATTGTCAGCTCTTGGAACCCAACAGATATGGACAAAATGTCATTACCCCCTTGTCCTGTGTTATTCCAGGTATTCGTTCGTGATGGCAAGTATCTTGACTTCGCACTGTATCAACGTTCGTGTGACATGTTCTTAGGCGTGCCTTTTGATATTGTTGGTTATTCATATCTGCAAACGGTGATCGCCAAGTTAACTGGTTATAAGCCTGGCAAGTTCAAATACTTCCTGGCGGACACACACATTTACCACAACCACTTTGAACAAGTGAAAGAGCAGTTGGGTAACCGTCTGAAGACATTCCCACTACCAAAAGCCGAACTGGATTGGCCTTCAACGGACATGAACATCACATTGGAATCGTTCAGTCCTGAAGATTTCAAACTGGTTGGTTACAAATCACAACGTTTCATCAAAGCACCAATGAGTGCATAGTTCAAATCTAATATCGGGGTTAAAATAACCCCGTTCTTTATAAACAAAACTGTCTTTGGAGTAAAAGATAATGGAAACTACTTTCAATCTGTCTCATATGGTTGCACGCATCATCGAGATGCACACAAAATTTGGCATTCACAATACTGAAGAACATGTATTGTCAGCCGAAGAAACCAAATTCCGTGTTGCTGCAATGTGGGAAGAATTTGAAGAAGGCAAAGATGCAACTTCAAAAGAAGAAGAATTTGACGCATTGATTGACCTGGCAGTCTTCGCACTTGGTACCATCGATCGTATGGGTATTTCAGATCAGTTTGTTCCAGTGTTCAACACTGTTCCAGTTACCAAAACCGGCCATACGTTTGACGATCTTGAAAAGATGATCCACGTCGTGGCATATGAAATGGAACAGCAACCTACAAGCTTAGAGCAACATGCGATCAATATTGCTTACTTGATGCATGAATTGTTTGCTGTAGTTAAAGCAAAAGGTTACGGTGACATCTTCATGGCTGGTTACAACCTGGTACAAGATGCAAACTGTGCTAAAGAGCTTGGTGCAAACACTAACAAAGAAGGCGGTCGCGGTGCATTCAAGATTGATCTGCGTAAGCCAGAAGGCTGGAAAGCACCCGACCACAGCCAATTGATCGAAAGCTTGGCTTAATTACTCATCGTGGGCTCCTATGTGAGCCCACATCAAACAAACTTAACAAATTGGTAATATCCTATGTCTAAGACAAAACCGACTGGTATCATCTTACTTGAAGGCCCTGACGCGGCGGGCAAAACGACTCTTGCGGAAGCATTCAAAAAAGTGGTACCAAATACTGAAATCATTCATCTGACTTGGTCACCAAAACTTGAGACTGTAATGTCTGATTACAACATTGGTCTATTAGCACATGCTGAAGAATTAGCGAAAGACCGTTTGGTAATCCTGGATCGCCAATGTATTTCGACTTACGTGTATCAGTCAACTTTCCGCCCGGAAAAGGCGTCACATCATCCAAGTCTGTATGCACAACTTGCGAAATACTGTCCAAGTATCAGCATCATCTTCTGTCTACCAGAGTTTGACACTTGGAAACAGAACTTCCTGGACATGTGTGCATCTCGTGAAGAAATGTATGGTGCTGAAAAGCTTGAACAGATGATCGAAGTGTACCGTCGTTACGACGTCATAGCTCGTGGACCTCAGACGTCTGAAGATCAGAAACTAACCTGGTATCCAGACAACGTATTGATGGACCAAATCATGGATGGGGGTGTACTGAAACATATGCATTCTTATGTGTATGACTTCACAAAACTGATGGACAACGAAGGCCTATTGTTTGCAGAAGGCTTCTTGCTTGGTCACCAAGCACACCAAGAAAAATTCAAGTAAACTCAACATCAAAAGTCAAGGTCTCAGTATTATTACTGGGACCTTTTTATTTTATTGGAGAAATATCATGGCAAACTATCGTTATCTAATTGGCTTTGGTCAACCAGGCTATCATTACACACTTGCGGGTGGTCCATCTGCTTATATCACATCATCAGGCGTTGGTTACAACAACAAAGGTATGGACCTACGTACAGAGCACTATGCCGATCACTCTTATGGAGTCGATGAGTTAGTGATATTCTTGGCCCAGATGTTGAAGCGTGTATCATCACATGGCAATCATATCGATCTCAACCGTGTATACAATGATCGCATGGAATATAAATTCTACCGCATCCCTTCCGGTGCTATTGATCTGTTCGATTGTGATTATCAGATCAACATTCATGCTTATGAGATCAGTCAAGAGCAGTTCATTAAGGATGTCAAAGCCAGTGATGCATGGAATACACTGCGTGATGTGTTTGATAATCACGACCAGGACTACCGTGATGAACCAGAAGACATCAATATCCGTCTCTATACCAATCATATTGATGGGAAGTGGATTCACCATCATGACGTCCTGAATGCTCCTGATGAACCATGGCAAAAGACAACTTTCTCTTTACCTAGTCATGTTACGGTTGATCAAGTAAACTCTCACATCACAGAAAAATTGGAGTTGACTTATGGCATGTAATCCATTAATACAATCGATTGTTGCTCGTGACCTTAACAATGTTATTGGTCATGGTGACAACGAGCTAGCGTATATCAACAAAGACGACATGAAGTACTTCCGCACTGTAACCAAAAATGCTGTGTGTATTATGGGTTCAAAGACGTTTGAAAGTCTTCCTGGCCTACTAAAGGGTCGTGAACATATCGTGTTGACATCGCAATCCAAAGAACAATACATGAAAACTTCAAAATTTGACAAAGAAGTATTGGAATTGTCAGGGGTCGAGATCGTCAATAACGTTAGTCAAGCCTTGGTCGTAGCCCAATTGATGGCCAAGATGGAACATCGTCCTATTTTTGTGATCGGTGGCGGCACAGTTTACCGTCAATTTATGGAACATATTGATGTGTGGCATGTAACCACTAACCTAACATCAAATCCATTCAATAAGCCTGTTTATTTCCATGAATCATTTGACTCAAACATTAACTACAAACTAATCGCTGAGACGACTCATGTTGATTGCGATATCCCACATTCAATCAAAATCTATCAAAAATTGTAAGGAACCACTATGTTTTCAGGTGATATGAACTTAGCTATCGCCGACCTTGAAACACTTGCGCATACTGATGATGCGCAAGTTCTTTCATTTGGTCTGTGTACAGCCCCAGTCGATAAGACACTAACATTCAAACAATTGTGTGAGACGTACTCAATGTTCCTCAAGTTTGATGTCAAGGAACAAGCTAATAAGTACAAACGCTCATTCGATGAGAACGTGATGACTGAGTTCTGGCTTAATGATAGCCATACGAACCTTGAATCACGCCGTGTGAGTCTTTACCCTAGTCCAGAGGATGTTTCCATTGGCACTATCACAGACGCCATCTGGAAGCATACACGAGCTCTGGGTATGGATATCAAAACAATGGATATCGGTGACCGTAACGCATATGACCTATCCAAACTGAAGCATATGTTTGATCAGACTGGTAGTATCCAACCCTGGTCATACCGTAATGGTTTCGAAATCACTTCTGTATTGAAGGCCTGGGGAGCAGACCGATATGCTGGTATCGATCCTAAAGATATTCCTGGCATGGTTTACCACCATCCAGTCCATGATGCTGTACTTGATTGGCTTCGCTTCCAATACCAAGCCATTACTATTGGTGCATTGGATAGGCCTGAAGGTTATGACCTAGACTACATCCTCAATAACTAATAAAAACCCTGATGCATAACACATCAGGGTTTATTTTTATTCCGAATACTAAAAAGCCCCAGAATCAATCCTGGGGCTTTCTTATATCTGACTAAGATGTTTACGTGGCTTCAGACTCATTTGACTCTGTACGTCGTGTATGCTCGCTCTGATAGATACGTTCAACCAATTCTTCTTGGTTAGCAGTCTGGCTCTCGATTACTTGAATCAAACTCATTGAAAGCTTAGCCGGCAATTCGCCTAATGCTTGCATGATCAGTTGTGCTTGTGTAGGTGTTACAGCTAGTACGTAGCCTTCATTTTGGTTATCCATGGATATCTCCTGATGTTGGATGAGTGTTAACTTTAAAGGGCTTTTCTTCAACAAAGCGCCCAGGTTTGATGATGACAAGCTGGTTGTCGCTTGAGACTGTTACAGGTACACATAAGTCATCTTTCAAAAGCCATAGCTTAACACCACGTTTCTCGGCTTCAATCAGACCACAATGCCCTGAATTGCGAATATCGCGGAAGACAACCTTCTCGATGCCTGACATCCATAATTCTTTAACACAGTTAGCACATGGTTCACGTGTAACCACGGCCAAGGCACCTATGGCTGTCTCTGTGAGACGTTCCAGCTTCTTAAGAGCGTTAGGCTCAGCATGGACTAAAGATGCGCCTGGCGCTTCACAGTCATTGCTATCGCCAGGCATTGTACCGTTGCAACCGGAAGCAATTGGTGTATTGTATTTAACAATGACACAACCAACTTTATGTTTGGTAGCGTGTGATAACTTGGCATGAGCTTCCGCACATACCATATGAGCCCAAATAGTCTTTGGACAGATGTAATCCGATTTGATCATGATATTCTCTCTGTGTTATTTGTTGCGAACAAAAGTAATGATGAAAGCAACGGTCATGGTGATACAACCGTATAGGTATGCAGTGGCAATATTTTCAGCAACTTTTACTAAGTGTGGCCATGCGTCATCAGCATTACCAAACACGAATAAAAAGATGAGACCAATCACTGCATAGATAATCTGGGATATGATGAATCCACCTCCCCAAATGATACCTAAACCCTTTAAACATTTCTTCATGGTATTGTCACTCCTGAATTAGGAAAATGTTTACGATGAAGCCCCATTATGCGTTTGGTAAAACTTTTGAAGAATGGATTACCCAATCTGTTAACGTATTTTGCGATGATGTCTCCATGACATGGCTTCGACTTAGTAGGATCATCCTCTCGACGACAGTAACAACCCAGGCGCTTACCAATCAGTGTGGGCAACTGCGCCATCAGCAACTCGTCAGCCAATAGATACTTCTCATAAGCAGCGATCGCTTGGGAACGAGTCATACCTTCTTCGAAAGCATAATTACCCCACATACCCCCGCGACCAATGTACACATCGTACTTATTGAAGTTCTTGTGCACAGCTTTACATTTCGCCATGATATTTCCTCCAGATAATAAAAAACCCTGACAAATGCCAGGGTTTCATTATATTACACTTCAACAATTTGGTGCTGGATATAGATATCGCCAAGTTCACCTTCTTTACGTGCAATCCAGTGAGCAATCTCCTCACGCTCATAAGGTCCAGACAACTTACGCTCACTAGTCTGGACAATGTGCGCTTCAAGCATGACTGGGTCTTTAATCACGTCCGACATTTTCCAAATCTCCTTTAATGTTGGTGATCAGAACTTCAACCGTACCGTGGTCAGTGTCAAGCAATCGTGCTATCTTGTATGTCTTCTTGTCAATGTAGTAGACATTCAGGTCAGGATTGTTCTTGATCCAATCTTCCAGGATATGATTACGCTTACCACGATGCGCCAGAACATTGCTCATGATGAACAACCCACCAGAGGATGCACGATTCTCTGCCATATCAATCAGCTTCAGGTCATGTTCAAACGACCAACCATGCATATAGTTCGCATTAGTGATTGTGTATGGCGGATCCAGGTAGTCAATGACATCAGGACCGGTACGATGCATATCAAAGAATGTCATGAACTCATGAGAGCTCATATACACTGATGTCAACCAGCAATGGGTATCGTACAACGTCTGCCAGTGATCACTTGGATTCCAATCGCGATTGCCTGGAGGATTATTGAAACCACCTGAACCATTCCAACGTGGTGTTGACGAGAATGCACATCGCACAATACCAATATCCAACCAAGGACAACAGTCATGATTCGCATTCACGAAGTCACGCATCGCCCAGAACGCATCCTTATTGCCTTTGGTTGGGCCAAACTGTGCTTGTAGCTTCTCCAAATCCGCCATCACAACATCAGGCGACATATATTTCAGGCTCTCGATCACACGATAACAACATTTGTCGTATTCGTTATAGTTGACCAGTGCATTGACGTCTTCAAGTTCAAACATCTTCGCCATATTAATGGACACAACACCCGAACCACCAAACACGTCATTGAAGATAACGCCATCCTTCATTGCGGAGGATTGTCGCACCAACTCCATAATGTATGGCAATACTTCTTTCTTATCGCCATTGTAACGAAGCATGTTATCAATAATCTCCATCACATTTCCTTCCTAATTAGAATAAACTGTAAGCAACCATTATCACGCAGTACGGACTTATGAAGATCACACATCGAATCCAGCGTATAGACGGCTGCCTTGTCAAGGTCAACAGTCGATCCGGATAGCGTCCAGTACATAAACGAACCATGGGACAGGACACGGACAATGAACTCATCATCCGCTTCCAGGTCTGAATAAGAGACAACAACCATCGCCATCAGTTATTTCTTCATCTCAACATGGATCAGGTCTTGACCACCAATCATGCCAACATAATTAAATTCAGCATCATCATTGCCGCGTACACGACGCTCATTAGACGCCACACGCCACACACTATCACTATGGTGAGACACATCCTGATAGCCGGCTGATAGGAGCACAGCATATTGCGCATTGATATCATCTTCTTTGTCGGACACAGTCTCAGACTCGGCCTCATAAGCATGAGACACAACCGCAGTACCCGTCACAATGATAAGCGTAAAGCGACGAACGCCAGTACCCTTAGCAATGTTATGGACCAATACTTCCATCATCTCACCCAAAGCACGTTTAGGCAATGCCAAGTGTTCAGCACGCACAGTAATGATATCGCCATCCTTGACTCTTAATAAATCCACACCCGTAGTCTGTTCCAACAAACGCAGAACATGCGGATTGCTTTCTTGATCACCCAGTGTATAGATAGGCAAGTTACCATGCTCATAATAAGCATTAGTGTACCCGCCAGTAAAGATAAGCCCAGCAGTATCCATATGCTTAGCAATGCAGTGTTCAACATTACATTTACGAACGGATACAGTACGGAGTTCAGGACCTTCTTCCAACGCCAATACATAAGTTAGCTCCTTTGTTTCTTCTTCAAATGTTCTCAGCTGATCCAAGAACGCATCATAGTGTTTAGTCATAGCCTTTAGTCCTATTGTTCATATAGTAAAAGAAAAGTGGTACAGCAACCATTATGCCATACCACTTTATTATGAACTTTTGAAGAACAGACTATCGAGCATCATGCATCTTACATCGTATCCACGTCTTATACCCGAATCCCTTATAGGTTGCTGTCTGTGTATGCGATACTATTTCTGCAACATAACCAGCAGGCAGTAATGCGGTATTGATATGCGCCAACCATTTATGCTTCTCGCTCGGTAATGCATCACCTAAACAGAAGATGAGTTCATCAGGGTCCAGGTCATGCCAATGAGATTTTAGATAGCCTTTACCCTGATATGCATCAACGCCAGGAGGTAATGGTAGGTCAGTACGAGAGCGTAGGTATTTGTTAAGGAGGATGAGTCTGATTTTAGATTTAGTCTTGGCCATTGTGCGATTCCTAATCAGTTAAACTATTATTATGAAAATATTTAGCCTAATCCGTGGAATTCAAAACCAGGATTTGAGTGTTTGAGAGCTATATAGGAGTCTATTGCCCAGGGGAAATATTGAGAAATGATAAGAAAGGTGTTACAAATGCCAGGAAAGGATATGCCAAATGATAAGAAATGATAAGAAATGCCAGGAAAGTAACCGCCAGGGAGCGCCAGCCGACAAAATTTCAAATTCGCAGGCACAACCTTGGCACCGGGAAAGAGTTTACATTCTTCAAAAGACTTTTGAAGTTTCGTCTTAAATAAGGAACCAAAATTGCGCCTATATAGTCCGTCATCAAACAAAAGCCTGGCACATAGCAAATCATACTACACACCAGGCAATCGTTCAATCAGGAGCTATACAGGAGCCAGAACAGCACGCCAACAAGAGTAATCACTATGAAACCTGCAATAACATCCAGGATACTATCATAAAGCTTCTTGTGATCGCCTGTCAACTCGCCAGCCAGGCCAGCAGACATGAACCCGTGGAAGTATCCAGCTATATAGACGATAGCCTCCAGGAGTCCTAGCCAATAATCAACAGCTTCCTTAGCCTTGGAACGGAACCACGTACCGTGCATAATGCCCTACCTTACCCATACAATAGATGATGAAGATGATCAGTGCAATGATGAATAGATTCTCCACACACCAGATCAGGCCTTCACCGAATTTCTTCAAAAGTTTCTTCATGACCTATGTCCTACGCCAAATTATCCATGAGCTTTTGAACAGTTGCCAATGCAGATGATAGACGAATGTATTCAGGGCACTCGCCAGGCACACGAGGGGTATGGCCATCGCCATTGGTTTCTTCTTCGGCAATGTATTCCATGCCGGCCATTAACGCATCACGCAACTCACATAACGCAGCGCCAGACACAGGAGCCGTACGGACTTCTTTATTGACCAGTACCATCAGGTCATGGATACTATTGCTATCGATAATGCGGTCTACGTGGTATTCATCAAGACAATCGAATACGTCATTGAAGTGTGTGCCATTGTCATGACGACCAGATACGATCACATTGTTGTTCTCGATGACAATGCCGTGAACGGTTAGTGCCTGCTTGCGGATGTTAACGTTATTGCTTAGGATGCGGACCAGTTCAGCCGTTAGTTTGCACTCGCCGTTGAAGTAAAGTTTTTTGATGTTCATGATATTTCTCCAAATGATGTTTTGAGATTTTGAAAAGTTCAAGGAAATGATATCGGGTTATAAACTTTTGAAGTTTTTAACTCCACAGATATCCATTGCTTCTTGGGTAAAGTTGTAATAGGTGATGCCATCCTTTACGATATCCACTTCCAGGACGTTGCCATAATCCAGCATTGCACGACCGCTGATCGTCAGGAACAGTGTAGAACCCACATCCTGGATGCCCTCAAAGCACACACGACCACGTTTGTTCACATAAGAGCGTAATGGCTCACCCTTAATGCAACAACGCTGTATAACGCTGATCATGGGTTGTGTTAGTTTAAGCTTTAGAACCGCCATATCTTGGCATCTCCTCTGGCTAAGTGATGATGGAATGATTCACGATAAGGTAATGACATATCCAGGTGACAATGTGTATAGACCTGGCGAGCCTGACATGATAGATAGTCTTGAAGACGTTCCATGGATAGACCGGTTGGGCGCTCAACATAGACACTGCGGATTCGACACTTATTTTCAAGTACGATATCAGTGATCATCACATTGGTTGTGCCAGGCACCAGGTAAGACTTGTTCTCGTCCGCATTATCTTCAAGGCGATCGAGTTCATCCCATAATGCCGGGTTGTTCTTGGCATCGCAAATGATGAGCACATCTGAATTATCAGGAATAGGAATCATTAGTTCAACTCCAATTTATAGACTTGTCGGAAGTCCTGCTTATCTTCAATGAACGCATCTTTGAAGAATTTCAGACCGGAATGTTCAATTGATTTGATGCTAGCCTTGTTCTCACAGTGGACATATGCCATTACTGTATCAATGCCAGATGCGATGGCGAATGCGATATGAGATTCCAATGCCTTCTTCTGGATGCCCTGACCACGATGTGATGGATGAACGACTGTGCCTGCGAACTTCCATGTGTTCCATCCTGCTTCCGCCTGGTTGCAGTCTTCTACACTGGCACGAGCAAAGATAGAGTAAGCAATGAGCGTACGCCCACTGAACACACCAACAACACGCTCGCGGTCCAAGGCTTCACGGATAGACACAATATCACGAGGGGTGAACTGGTCTGGAGTTGTGCCACGCATTTGAAGTTTCAACATCTTGACCGCATATGAACGATTCAGTGGTTTCAGTTTCATCCGATTAGTCCTCGATGAAGTATTCAGTGTCTAGGCGGTTACGAGATAAGTTCCAAGGTTGGATATCTTGTGCCATGAGATTACGAAGGATAACCAATGTATGGATCGCATCGTTAATGGATTCAACAATGATTTCGAATGGTGTAAAGCCCACAACCCAGTCAGTAGAATTTGCATCACGCTCTTGGTAATCGTCCCAATTGCGATCGCCAACCATGAACAGGTCCATTTCATTTCTTTCAATGAATTCTGCATCTTCCATAATGGTTAGGTCCAATGGGATATTGTGATCAGCAACCATGCCACGGATCATTGCAGTGCATCGATCGACAGAATGACAATTACCAGTGAAGATGTTATACTGCTCACGAGTCAGCGTGATAGGGGTGTTCTGTGCTTCTTCCGCACGGATAGCAGCTTCTTGTTCACGGCAAGCTTCAAGGCCGAATAGGTCTACATTAGACATGATGATTCTCCATGATATTTGATGTTTTGAAGTTCCCGACAATGATAAAGTGCCAGGAACTTTTGAAGTTTTTATACAGGTTCGGTAATGAACGAACTCAAGTCAGCGAAGACACGTGCGCCTGTGCCATCCAATACAACAGTGGCAGTAGGATATTGGCCATCAGTACACACATGGTCCACATAACCCGTCTGGTCTTGGTATTTGCCGGAAGTGAATAGGATACGCTTACGCTTGGTGATATCCCATAGGTTCGCCAAGTGGAATGGAGTCACTGTTAAACGCCACTCGCCTGGATCCTCAAACTCAATATCAAAGTCGGGTAAGTCCAGAGTCCAATAGTTCTCTGGTGATTGCCAAAAGTTCCCATCAACCTTAGGGTTTTCTTCAAAAGCGATGATGCCACCACGAGAACCAATCGCAAAGTAGATGGTGTCATTCTTGATATTGCGGCAGCTATCCAAGAACTTTTGAAGTTTTGGAATTGAGATCATGAACGGAATGCCGTAAATCTTGACCTCAATCATTGGGTGTTTATGTACTAGCATTGCTTGTTCTCCTTCTAGTGAACGCCATCCATTTGATACGAATTTTGTGTAATAGGATATTGAGACACTTCTCTAATGGATAGTAGTCTCGGTTGATTTCTACGAGATTGCCAAGGTACTTTCTTGGGATATAACGCGGATAGGCTTCAACAAAACCTTTGAAGGTCAAATCCACTTCGCCATCCTGGGTATTGTTGGCACAATCATATTTGATATTAAACCCGCAAGTCTTATCCGCATATAACATGTTCACATCCCTACGTTAAAAGGTTCAGCACAGTCATCCAAAGCCAATGCAATATCGCCAAGGAATGGTAATGCTTCAGATTGTTTGCAACGCATAATCCAATCAAGGTTGTTGGCACTCACCCATACAATGAGTGGATCCACACTATCTTGGAGGTGACCACAATGGTTCTCAAAGAGTTCTTCCATAAGGCCAGCTTCATTACTGACATCATGACCTTTGAGGGTTAAGCTGCGAAGAATCGCAGCAATTTGAAGATTGGTAACAAAGTATTCCATTTAGATCACCGATAGGTCGCGAAGTTGTTTATCCACACCACCAATGAACAATTCAGCATCGTCGTCAGCAACCATGTTGTATTTGGCATAATCCCAAGATTTCCAATTATCAGGAATGTAGTAGATGTTAACCCATTCACCAAAGATACGTTGCTGACCTGAGTAGTTTAGGAAGATTAACGCATTGCCATCGACATGGAGATTACGGAAAACCACCAAGCCATTGCCACGGTACATTAGCTTACCAGTCTCTTTGTCAAGAGCAGAAACAAAAGTAAGTGAAGAAGTGATATCGACAACAGTATTGCCAATGTTCAAAAGAGATTTAACCATGGTCTTAACCCCACTTTTCATCAAGGTTGAACACGTGACCAATAATCGCAGCCACAGGGAAGAAGCCAATGAAGAAGGCTAGGGTAAGAAGTTGCCAATGCATTTCCATAATGTACTCCAAAGAGTTGTTTAAGTTGATGAGGTAATAGTGCCAGGTTCTATGAACAAATAACGTGATCTAGATCGCGCTTTTATAAGAAGTCCTATATGTTTTTCTAAATGTCGTAAAACCCGGAGGTAGTCGGACAATCGCAGGACTGAATGTACTATCGCGATGGAAGTAGGGGAGAACGATTTCGATAATGCCGTTAGCACTATCAATAGAAAGGGTATAGTCACGCATGTAGTGCGGACGGATTTCCAAAGCCGAACGGATGCGGTTATGGATTTCTTTGAGCGTTTCCTGGGATAGAGTAAAGCCAGGCATTGTCTCATGACGGATAACTGTTTGGAACATGATGATTCTCCATGATATTAAAAAGCCCAGGAACTTATACAAGCGCCTGGGTGGTATTTTATCAAACATGAACTTTTGAAGTTTTGGTATAAACACCATATTGGATTAGGATATTGAATACCGCATCTCGCTGGTGAGTGAACGTCTGGCCATCGTATTCATAGCCAATCACCACACGACCTGATTTGTTCAAGTGTCGGATGATATCATGATCGCCTTGTTCCAGGTGCACAGTGACCTTATCTGGGCCATGACGGGTGATGTAATACTTGACCACTTCATAGTTCAAAGGATCCGCCAGGAGCTTATCAACAATCCTGGACACGTTCATACGACATGCCCAAGTGCTGATGAACTCTGCCCCGTCCTTGGTGACTCTGATGAACGGATTACGATGCTTGAGTGTCGCATAGACCCTGGCACGAACCTTTTGTTTCATCGTTTGGCGGCCCATTTACAACTTCTCCAACTTTTGAAGTTTTTCATTGATTCGGGTAATCTGCGGATATACCTTCTTGCCAATGATGACACTCACGACGTATAGCAATACAAGGAACAGGATTTGCTCACTGCCAGGCAATGATAATGTCGCTTTCGTGAACAAGACACTTGGCCAGTAGAATGGTTCATCTGTCATGCCCGACCAGAAACACGTATTCAGGATAATTACACACACGCCCGCAATATAGGTTAAGAACGACACAAAGCTTTCGCCATCAGAATTGCGACCGCCAAGTTGATTGATAACGATATCATTGAACTTGCGAGCGTGTTTCTTGGCAATATGGTCTTTCATGCCAATCTGTACCATCCAGATTTTTGAGAGCATGCCAATGTTCAGGTGGATTACGACGTAAACCGGTGTCCAGATGATGACCATCATCATGATGAATGCTGCTGTTGATAACATTTGAAGTTCTCCTTATCGCTTCTTGTTAACTGGAACACAAGTGCCACGGATTGTGATCTTACCTTGTTTGTTGTCGTTGGCACTTTCCAACGCTTGTTCACATTGGCTCAGACTATCGTAATAACCTGGCACTTGGACGGTATCTGCTTCACCGCCAGCAGTGATGAACACTAGGTATAGGATGAACGCTTTCATGACATTAGCCCCTGTTCCAAGAATGGGGCTTTCTCAAGCTTGGCTAGGCTGTTCTCCCAACCAGTGGAATCCTGGACAACGCCAAGCGGGCACGAATCACTATTGATTGTGTCCCAATGGTCGTTGCCATAAATCTGAGGCTTCTCATCAAACGCCCAGACTTCGCCGTTCTTATCTACGGCAAACCACCAGTCCTTGTCTTCATCGAAGTAACATTTGACTTCATCGACACCAAACGTGCTGACTTTGACTTCTTGGTTTAACACTAAAAGTTTCAAACTCATGCTTTATCCTTAAGGACCATGCGATCCATATGCGGGTTGGTTAATAAACGGGTTGCGGGAATGCCACATGTTTTGGCAACGTCCATTAATACAGATGTTCTTTCCGACAACGGTAATACTGCTTGGTAATGGCCTGGACTTGGACTCAGCATAAAGTCACAGTGTAGCCAATAGTTGGACATCCAATCTTCAGACCAGGAATGGCCATGATCATCCTTAACAGTGACTGTGCTCTTGTGTGAGTCATAGGTCACAACAGTAATCCATTCTTCTTCCACATAATCCCATAGACGGAAGTTATATGGACGAAGGCCATTAGGTAGCGATTGGAGAACATCCAGGAACGAACGCTCTGTATCCCAATCAATATCTTCATCATTGTGTGCGTATTTGGCACACACTTTGATCTTGCTAGCCATTATCAGCTCCTATAAACTTTTGAAGTTCCATTGGTTGGCAACGAACTTCTTCAAACATGAAATGGGTTGGCCTTCAACCATGATAGTGTACACACATGATTTGGCAATCCAGGTTGGACCAATGACGGGCAAATCTAGTCGCCATGCTTTGTCAGACTCATCCAGGAGCATCCCTTTTGGTGGAGTAGTGCCATCATATAACTTCAGGTAATCACGACCTCTGACGCCCGCTGAGAAGTACGTATGGAGATACTTCTTGCTTTCAGTTACGAAGGCATTCTTGAACAGGTCGCAATGCTGGTTATAGTGACGGATACACTGGTCCCATTTCTTCAAAAGTTCAGCTTCATCAATCTCACACTTGGCATGCTTTGCGAAGTTACGAACCTTATGGCCAAGAGAACAGATAGGCAATGACTTCAGCATATCATCATGGATCACACGCCAATCGCCAAAGCAATCTTGTTCTTCAATGGTCACTTCCATGCGGTAATTACCCGTTGGGGTGTCGGCATCCCAATATGCAGGCGAGAACGAATAAGACATTCTTCTTTTCATGATACCACCTCAACATGATGTTTTGGCATCATTCGCCAGCCATCCACAACCACATGTTGGTCTTTGATATCGGTGATCATACCGCGTTGGAAATTGCCATCAGGTGTAGTGAAAGTGACAATCTTATTGACCATAAGTTCTGGGCGAATATAATCTTGGGGTTCCAAGTGAAGGCCATTGCTTGTTGGAGAATTCGCCCAACCTTGTGCCATGCGCTCTTTCTGTTGAGGTTTATCACCATTGGCGATCGCTACTGCACGGCCATAGTAGAAGTCAAACGAATAACACTTGTCATGTAATAGACAATCTTCATTTGGACACCAAACGTTATTGGAGAAGTCTGAATTCATTTGAGTATCGCAACATTCACAATTTAACTTAGACATAACCTAATCCCACTGAGTATAGATTTTAAGTGTGCCAACACGTTGATTGTAAAGCAAGGTAATGTACATGCCACCATCAAGTTCCCATTCGATTTCCATCAGTGTTTCAGTGAAATCAATGTGCTTGGCATTGCCATATAGAGCCTTGTACTTCTCCACCAGGTATTGGAATTGGAAGTCATTACAATGCATGATCTTAACCACACGGAAGCGGTTAGCAGTTGCACGATAGCGGCACGGGTTGATACCTTTAACTAACATAACTGTGGACATGATTATTCCCTACCCTTCTGATAAGTGTACTTGACCAAATCCATATCCTTCATATTGCCATGGAGGAAGTTACGGAGATCAACAGTTGATGCAAACGCCCAAACATTTTGGACTTGGTCAAAGACCCCATAGTTGTCAAACAATCTGACTTCCTTCTTGGCATGGAAATAACAAATGCTATACTTGCGGAAGTAGATCACGCCATTGATTTCTGTTGGGATTTCAACGACTGTATGAGGAACACGACCATTCGTCATGTTCTTGTGGTAGCAGTAATATCCAAGTGCACGGATATGAGCCAGGATTTCATTGTACTGCTCTGCAATCGCATGATTGACACGATTACGGTTATGGCTAAGGGTTTTCATTACAATGCCTCCATGAACATTTCAAGGGTTGGCAAGTGTGGGAATTCCAATTTCTGAATACATCTTCTCCAATCTAAGGCTTCAGGTTTTGGCATATCCACATTGCAAAGCAGTCGGTTGTTCATAGTGCCATATGAAGTGACCAACATCCAACCAATAGCACCTGGAATTGGTTCGCTATTCCAAACGAAGACATCACCATTCTGATCAACTGTCAACCAGAATGCAATCTTGCCACCAGAACGCGCTAGGTTGCGCTGTACCCACAATTCATTGTGAGCATTATAGAAGTTCCACTCAATGAAGTTCGTGAAGCCACGGGACAACACAGGGATTTCTACGCCATTAATAGATGCATTGAATGACTTAGGTTTCAGTTTGACTTCTGAAAAGGCTTTTTCCAAAGCCTTTGCAAATTGAATGATAGCTTGTTTGCTGTACATCTCAGCCCAAGTTTCGGCATAATCAGTCATCGCATAGATGTAAGAAGTACGCTCTTGAATGGTGAAGTCATTGGTTGCCAAATCCGCAGCAATCTTAACAGCTGTAGCAGAGCCATTTTCGACAATATGTGTCAGGATTGCTTCTTCTTTGTATTTGAAGTTCTCAACACCAGTTAGTTTGCGGATGGTCTCAATAGCAGTTTGGAAGTTCATAACATTTTCCTTAGTGGATGTTGTTTGTTTCGATGGGATAATGATATCAAATGACCTGAACCAATAATGTGATCCAGGTCACAGTTTGGATTACTTAAGCAACATAACTTCTGCCATTTCTTTCCAATCTGTCATTTTTGCATAATCCGCAAGTTTCAAAAGTGTACGGATAGACACTTCACGAAGTTCTTGGACATTTTCCCACATCCAATCAATCATTTCTTTAGTTGCTTTATCATCAACACCACGTGAAGCAAGCAGTGGAGTCTCTTGAGCCACTTGTTGGATACGCACCATGATTTCAGTTGGAGTGTATACGCCAAGTGATAGGTAGTGTGAACGAGATAGCAGTGCACTGAAGTGTGGAGACAAACGAGTGCCACGCTCAACCATGCCTTGGAAATCAAGGTTAGTGATGAAGACAACAGTACCTTGGAAATCAAATACAGGTGGAATGTCATTTTCTTCAAGATACTTACAAGTAGAACCGTAAGAAACCTTGCGAACGTCGCCAGAATCCAAAGCAGCTTTCATAATGTTCAATGAAACTTCATCTTGGAAGATGTTGTCAGAGTCATCAAGAAGAACGATATCATCTTTTGAACTATTTTTGTACAGTGTTTCATACAAGAATAGTGGAGTTACTTTACCTTTGATATGTTCAAAGTTACGGATACGACCTTCTTCATGGGCTTTGGTCAATTCTTTTTCAAATTTGTAAGTTTTGCCCACACCTGGCGCGCCCGAAACGATAAGAGCATACAAAGAATGGTCGATAACACCGTCAGCAAGCATGTCAAGAACATTGAAACGTTTGCGGATGAACAAATCAAGTTCTTCAAGGTCAACTTCTTTTGTTTCTGGCGTTGGGTTAACAACTGCGATAGCACCAGATTCAATCAATTCAATGTTTGATTCTTTAACGTGCATGTAGAAAGGCTTGCCAGTGTCGCCATCGATAACACGCATAGAACCGTCAAGACCGTCTTTTGCGAAACCATTTTTGAACTCACTTGGAGAGTAACGACGGAAGTTTTGGAAAACTTCAAAAGTACCTGAAAGTTCTTGACCGCGGTAAAGACCGTTTGTGATTTTGACTAGTGCCATGGTGTTATCCTCATGATGTTTGGGTGTTTCGTTTTGATGGGATAATAATAAAGAATCCCGACCACAAATAATGTGATCGGGATCGCGTTTTAAGACAAAGCACCAGGAAAAGTTTTTCCAACAGTATAGAAGGCGTTCCCCTCTCCATAATGCTTCTCTAGATCCTGGACTCTCTGTTTGGCACGACCAGGTCCAAGTCCAGTTCGGGAGACAGAACGGTCATAGATGTACTGGCCTCCCACAATATAATAGATGTAGATGTAATTTGTCACAGCTTCTCCAGGTTTTCCAAAATCTGATTGATCTTGTGTTTCGCCGTATGGTTGCTGCCACCGCCAATACATTCTAATGAACGTTGGATTGACTGCACCTGGCGCAAGCTGATTCGCATATGGGTATTTGCGGCTTTAACATCAGACAACAACTGCATCATGAAGCAATTATCCATGAAACCATCTTGAACATTATCGCGTACCGCAATATTCCCAACGTCAGTGGTCACGCCATTATCAGAACTTGTCATGACAGCATGGAGATGGCCATTAAAGATGAACATGCCCTGGACATCATCAAAGAATTCCATATCCAAACCTGTATCAATACACTCGCGGATCGCAGCAATATGATGTGGTGGAGTAGTGTTTCCAGTATAAACCTTTTTCATGATATCACCTATTCAAAGATAATGTGGTTTAGTGTCAGGAACGCACCCAGGCGTGCATGGAGATTGTCAAACTCTGGAGTCGCAACTTCATAGTCATCCGCACTCACTGCCATGAAGTAATAGTCAAACTCAGCATCATATGCATACAGGACTTTTTCGCCATTGGCTTCGTTGAATTCTGTGATCGCATTTTCAACAGCGTCGTTTGGTTCATCAATATCAAAGTATTGACCACTGATTCGCAGGCTTGTGCCATCCATTAAGATGAGGTGTTTACCATCTTCAAAATTAGTTGCCGCCATAATTATCTTCCCAAGAGTTGTTCATGAATTCCAAAGCTTTCGCTTTCCATTTTTCACAGATAAATCCATTGCCATTTGGACGACCTGAATATACCAGCCAGGACCAACCTTCACCACGGTCTTTATCGTAGATGTCCAACCATTCACCTTCTTTTGAAAGTTTGATTTTGGAATGGACATTCTCGCGCAGGCGTTCGCCCGCTTTTTCAACGTGTTTGCACAGTAGGATCATGCCACGCTTGACGCCAAGCTTTTGCAACTGTTCGTCGGTGCTGTGAACTTCCGCAAAGAATGTTTGACCGATTTGGATGTGACCTGCATTTGCATCAAACATGATTAGTACCCCGATGTTTCTATCATGCGACGAACAGCATGCTTCAGGTGTTCTTCAATACGAAAAGCCGTATTCGCACACTCTGGTTCGCCCTTGTATTGGTCCAGGATCTTATCAAAGATGTTGGTACCCAGGAAGTTGCGAGCATGGATATACACATCCATAATCGGATCCATAAAAGCAGGAACTTCGACTTTATGGAGTTTCTGTTTGTCTCTGTTATGCAGTGCACCAAGGTCTTCTTCTTTGACATACATTGCAGTGTTTGGAATTTGGTAAACAATCATGCTTCCACCTTCTCTTGCTTAATTTTGGTGATATCCCATTCAGCATCCCATTCACCCGTCATGCTATCATAGAAGAAGTGCACAACAAGGTGGAAATTGATGTTAATGATATCACCATCTTTCAATCCATCCCATTGGATGGCATCGTCCAGGTAAGTAGTGTTCAGATTGGTAAAGTCATCTGTACAACTCTCATGGTTGGCATTAGAGACTTCATCTTCCAGGATTTCCATCTTGGAATATGGGTTAGTCTCCGTTACATCCAGGATATGGACTTTGGCTGCAACGTCATAAACTAACATTACATTTCACCAAATGCACGGACGGAAACTTCATATTTCTCAGCTTCATCCGACAGGTTATTGAGATGACGGATCGCCCATTGCTTGTAACAGTGGATGATTTTCTTCAAAACACTGTGTGGACCATCAACGCTTTGGTAAGGAAGAACAATTTTCTCCATACGCATGGAGTTGCCACCAAGGTGAAGGTCAAAGACAACACCATCTTCTTGGGCGTCAACGTTGTCAAGGTAAACTGAGTTGACATCAGTTTCAGTGAAGTCAAACATGCCCACAGCAACTTGGTTGATTTCAAGGGCGTTATTGATGATGCAAGACCAAGTCGCATTTTGTTGAAGTTGTAATTTGTTCATGATGTTGGTTCCTCAATCAGGAAGTGTAATGGTGTTTGTTCAATGCCATTATGTTCTTCAACAAACTTTTGAAGTTTGGAATATGAAGTCTCATTGGCTTCAGTATAGAAGACACACTCACCTTGTTCATTGATCAGGTTATGTGTGCCATTCACACGGTCATAGGTTGCCCACAGACCTATTTGGTTCGCGTTTGGCATGGAATATCCAGGGAATATGATGCTTCAAACATATCGATGCAAACGTCTTCGTGTACCAATGCACCATTTTTATCAATGGTGAAGATTCGGGTATATCCCATTTGGTCAACAAATCCATCATTGAGACAATGCATATTGTCTGGACCTTGATACAAGGCCATATCCGTTCTTGCAAACTGTAATAGATGATCACGATCCCATGGGTTGAGCACACCATTCACATAACGACGGAACAATCGCAGGATGGAACTGAAAACATCAACAACATTAACGCCATCAGTGACGTAAATGCGGAAAGAATATGAATGCATCTTACGATGGGCCAAAGTGAAGTCGACATAATCATCATCGATTTCAATGATGTTTTCAACGGTCACATGACGATAGAACGTACTGATTGTATCCAAGTAAGAATCCTTTGGATCAAAGCGATGCATATGGCTGGCAATCGCGCCAGTTAGCAGAAAACTCCATTGAGCTTTCTGAAAATTTTCAGACAACATAAGTAAGGTACCCCTTAGATAGTTTGGATAAGTTTAAGTGCGATTTCTTCGTTAGACATTTGAAGTTCTTCGGAAGTCAACTCATGGTTTAGGAACTGTTTAAAGTTCAAAGTACGACCATCACCACGACAGATATTTACATCAGAAAGCTCAGTACTGCGACGGATAACACAACGAGTAGTTGTGCCAACAAAAGTGAAGGTTTGAGTTTCAAATGGTTTACCCAAGTATGAAACCGTTTTAACTTTTGAAGCTTTCTTAATTTGCATGACATATCCCTTAGTGGATGTTGTTGTGTCGATGGGGTAATGATATCAGGTTGGCACTACCAATAACGTGATCCAGGTCACGTTTTCAAACAACAGGTAATAAAAAGCCCCAGGAAATTCCCAGGGCTTTGGTCTTAAAAGTAAATCCAGATCAGGTTCTTCTGATGATGGGTCCAAAAGTCTGCATCGTCATAATCGGAAAGCTTATTGAACTTGGCCAACTGGTTGCGGAACTGTTGGCGGCGACGGCGATTGGATTCATCTTTCAATGATTGATTGCAAGAGTTGTTCCAACCGGTATCACGCGACAGTGTTCCCTTCCAGTCTTTATGGTGTTTCAATTCTTCGTCATATGCTTCTTGAATACTCATCACATGTTTCAACCCAGATGCGATTGCGAATCCAGGATTGAACTTTGGTTGGTTGCCTTTGGTACGACGGATTGTTTTTGACATTTTCTTTTCCTCTAACAGTTAAGTTAGTGGAAAAGCATCTTCCTGTGAATTTTCTTCATAATCTTATCCTAATTGCGATAGCGCTTCATTGCGCTCCTGTGGTGTTTTAAAGCGTTCTTTAATTACCCAGGACATTTTACCTACAAAGAGCATTGTACTCTCCAGGATTTGATACGGGAGACCGTCGGGGTCTTTTGGGTCGTATCGCTTCTTGTATTTCTTTTCCATGGCTTAATCATCCAGCCAACGAACAAATGATGTAGCTTGTTCGGTGTAAACTTTCAAAAGTTTTGGAACTTCGACGATACGCATCTCAATGACAATGCCTGGCTCCTGGTCTTCAAAACGTTTCGCTGGATCCGCCATGAATAAACCACGTCGTGTATCAGTTACCACGTTTTTCCCTGGGGTTAAGACTTCAAGTACAGGCGTTTGATCCGCAGCGCCTTTCGGTAGTTGGTAGATACCAGTGATGGAACCTGTTGGTCCAACCCAAACGCGGTATATATAACCATCTTTTTTGATGTATGCAATGTAGTCGGTATCTTCATCCACAAGTCCAGGTGCGATCCCATAACCCATAGAACGAAGGGTATTGATCAATGCAATTGGTACGTTGAAATAACCATTATCGATACATTCAAGCTGGTCTCCGAACTTTACGGTGTTAACTACTGATGCACGATGAACCGATGACATATTCTCACTGTCAATTTTGTAGACAAGTGTTGAATCCTTGTATTTCAACGGAACCTTACGATAATGACTCATGTCATTGTTATCCAGCTGAGCTGGTGGCAGGTATTCTTCAGAAGATACCGCAAAGAGGTTCAATGATTTTAGAATGTCACGCATGATGTTTGTCTCCTAAGCCCGGAATATCCATGGCTTCTATTTGGGTTTTGAAGTTTTCAATAGCTTTCTCTGCAGCTTGGAAAAACGTTAGTTGTCTACTCTTGGACATTAACTTTTGAAGTTCTTGCCGTTGGGTGTCGTCCAAGACGATATTCCAAATGATTGTTGCAATACCATGTGGTGTCATATCACCTTGGTATTCTCTCATTACTTTTTCAACAGTCGCTTTATCAAGCTGCATAAGAATCCTTAATTTTTGGGTTTGTTCCAAGGGTTACGGGACTTAGGCTTCGGATCTTTGTTCTTGATCTTATCGGCCATATTCTTCAAATCTTTATCGATAGATTCGAGTGTGTCTTTACCCTCAACGAAGTCGATAATGTAACACAAGATGATGGCCATGAAAATAACCAGGACAAAAATAACCCATAACGGTGTGGCCAAGAAACTGCGGATATTCATAATGACTACTCCAAGTCTTTGAAATTACTATATAAATCCGCAACTTTTAGACGTCGTGGATGTTTTGGTTTATCAAAAAGTTCGAACACTTTGAACGGACCTTTGTCTGCCAGGACAGAGTATGCATAATCATAGACGGTCTGGAGTGCAGTCATGCCACATTCGGTACGAGCTTCCATCTCAACTGTTTCTTCTTCACCGTCCTTATTGGTATACTCAATCTCAAACTTGCGAACAGGTCCATAAGGGTGTTTGGCACTTTCAATACGGGTTCTAAGCGATTTCATTGATCTGTACCTCAATACTGTTAAGAATTAGGATACGACGGTCTAGCGTGCGACCACGACGATTTTTACCCCAACGTTGGTAGACTGAATATGGACCTTGGATTAGGTGACGTTGAACACCTGATATACCTTTACACTCACCTAATGGCATGAAGTTATCAAGTTCTTCATACATGAGTGGTGTGGACGATGCCATGGTATTACCGATATCGATAATTTCACGACCGGTCTCCGCAAGTATCAGCTGATCCGTGTTCAACATGATTGGAGTGTAGCCGTATCGGATGTAACGCTGTGCCAATAACTTGATCAGCTTACGGCCAATGGTTGGCACGTGTCGATCGGCATTCTCAGTGCCTGGAATATCTAACGAACAGATGACACTGAACAGCATACAGTTGAAATATTTGGCCTTTAGAGCGCATTCATCAAGCTTAAGTCTTTCCGACTCACTGGTGGCTTCACGGGAGCCCGATTTGTATTCACGACGCAGTTCAATCAGTGCCCGAACGACATTACCTAACGTATGGCCGTTTTTGCAGACAACATTGCCATATTCTTGTTTGATGATATGCGGATAGAACATGCGGAACTGGACGACGGTTACTTTTTCAAATAACATCTTCTCAGCGTAGATAGAGTTGGCCCGAGCACCAAAACGGGTTTTATCCATGAACGCCTTTTCGGGATTTTTAATTGGGCGAATCGGACCACCTAGGAAACGACGCAGGGTTTTAATACCGACAGAATCCTTTAGGAAATTACTACCGATAAAATTTTCAGGAGAGTTAGAATCAAAATAGATGACTTTGGCAAGAGCCTTTTTGGTTTCTTCAAAAGTTTTCATAATATATCCCTTTCGGTTTACTTCACTCGACACCCGATATGAAGTTATTTTAGAACAGGGATATTATTGCTTGATAAAAACTTTTGAAGAAAAACCCCGACACCGAAATGTCAGGGGATTTGTTTATATTAATTTGACTGCAGCAATACCAGTCAAACCTTCAGTACCAGAGTAGATATCAATCACTTCGGCGTTATTCACGCCTTTTAGTTTAACCTTGTCATTAGCTGCCACTGTGATCATTGATGTCAGGCTAACAGTATTAACGTAACTATTACCAGCGCCAACCGTAACTTGCCGACACCGCTTCCTGTACCTGTACTCATGTTCTACCACTTATAAACTGATATGCATTGGGTTTAGCCAAACTTCATATTTGCTGTCAAGGTTCTTAACAGTGTAACGGAATACTCCGCCTTCAATATAGGTATTAGCTACACCTTTGGTTTGTTTGAGATCAATAGGGTTGATGTCAAATGGTTCCCAGAAGTTATTATTGTCTGGGATAAATTGCCGTTCAATATCAAGTGTAGGACTACCAGTCAGAGTTGAGCGATCGACCTGCACAGGAGCATTTGGATTGGTTACATCTACGATTATCCATCGCATCTGGAAGTAATTAGTGTGTGCACTACTCTTGTGAGTTTTAACCGCACTTGCAGTACCACGACCACGAATTTTTAACATAATTGTGACTCCGTTAATTTGGACACCACAATTATTTAAGAGGATTGCAGAGTGATTGTTCAGATTTAATCGTCAGGAATATAAATAAAGGCCACACAGATTGTATGGCCTTTGGGATTATTCAACGTCGAGGGTTTTCAGTAGTTCGATCGTGTTATCAAGGTTTTTAATCATTTTCTCATTCATGTCTTGCATGAACGCAAAGTGACTTTCTTCTTGATTGACCAAGAAATTACGATGTTCTTGACATAATTGCATTAAATCGTCTTTCTTAATCGTACTATCGCCATGAGAAGCCGCTTTATATCGCGTCAGGAGACCCACATTGAACAAACCGTGATTGTTGATGGAATTACATAGGTTTGCTGTAACTTCTCCACGACGGTCTTCTGGGATGTTTCCGGCACACCACACATTATTGGACAACAGTAGTTTGCCTTCCCATGGAATGATGTGGACACTGCCACCCATGCCCAAGTATTTCTCAACTAGGTTCAATGGGTTGATCGACATCACCATGTAATCACTTTCGCGACACAACAGGACACCATCGTTCACCTTCTGGATTTTCTCATCCCAGAATTTCTTACTATCAAAAAAGCTACTTGTTGGCATTGTCTCGCTCCTGGTTAATATAACCTAGCCAAGCACTCAGGCGACTCTGAGCACGTTCCATAATCTTGTCGCGTTCACTAAGGATCACAGTATTTTGTTTGAACCCTGGTAGGCGACAACGATATTCCCATTTCCCATTGAAGTTGTATTGAACACTCGCGATACACAGTTTACCCGCAAATACCTTATACATCTCGGGACCACGGATCGCATCAATTCGAACAACTTCAATGGTTGAAATGACACTAGCTTCTACTTTCATTTTATGCATGCTCCTGACGTGCAATGTTCTCCAAGTGTGTGTCAAGAACTTTGCGATTAGTATTCAGTTTCTTTAACATGCGGGCTTTCTTTGCAAGCTTGAAACGGTCTTCAATCAGGTCATACATGACATCTTGTGCAGCAAACGATAAGATGTTCATTGCTTTGCCATTAATGTCTATGAACTTTTCATCAATAACACCATTTTTATCAACATGACATGCCTTGACCATGGCAACACGCTTCAAACGATTAACACGGAACGTCACCAACCAAAACTCATTATTGATAAGTGCTGCATTATGTTTGGAGCAAGCCTGACCTTCGATAACCACACCATTTTTCCAGGCTTGAAGTTCAAGATGGGAAATGGTGCAAGTCTTATTACGATACAGGTCGAACAATGCACGCTCAGAATTGTTCAGGCGGTGTTGTTCACCAAAGAAGTTGAGGTTTGCGATAAAACACTTTAATTTAAATTTGAAATCTTTCATGATGTTTGTTCCATTTTCTTTTTGAATTCTTTGAATTCTTTGCGCTTGTTGAGATGTGTTACCTGGAAAACGGCATCTCGTGGATCCATACCTTCCAGGTCGACACTGTGCAACATTAAATATCCACAGGTGCCATCGCAAGTGTTCAGCCATGATGAATCTTGTTCATGATATTCTGGCAGTTGAACATATGCCCACATTTGGGGTTCAGGTGAGATAATGCTTGAACCGTCAACTGCAAACCACATTGAATCAGGATATCCAAATTGCATCCAGGCATTTAACAATGCGTCGGCCGGTAATGGGATGTTATCAAGTCCCATGGTTAGGACAATTGATACTGAATTTACTGGTTTCATAAATAACCTTCTTTGGCTTGTTCTTCCAATATTTCTTGGTTAACTTTTGAAGATATTTTGCCACGTGAACGACCTTTTGAAGATTTCACAATGACAACCCTTGTACTTATGTGCGGGACGTTAAATTGTTCACGGTCACCATTCACATAATCCTTGACATTCTGCCTAACTTCTTCCAAAGAAGCTCCAGACAGCTTGTATGAGCTCATATGACTTGCTCCAGGACCATAGCAGATCCATCATAGTAGATATCAATGCCTGGAGTCTCGCACATCTTCTTTGGCGAAGAAGCAAATACCTTATACAATACTGGTTCACCACCAACACGAGAACATGCTCTCCTGGCATACGTCAGTGCATAATCCGGAAGTGTCGTGAAGAACACTTTATCCAGATTCTTGGTACGACCTGGTTCATTAATCCCAAACCCATGGGATTCCGGAGGGAGAATAACATCTCCAATCTCCGCATTTGAACTTGTACCATGGTAAAAAATATGACTCATTTCTTTCCTTTTGTTTTCACAAAGTTAGAATCCGCAGGATGTTCACTACTTCCAACCATTTGGAACTGTGGCAACCACAATCGGTAAACGCCTGTAATCTTATGGCGGACATAATGAAGTCCAGTTTTAGGATTACGGTATACGCACTGTTCATAGTACGACGGGATAGACATTTACTTCTCCAAGGTTTGGACTGAACGACGACGCTGCTTTACTACACGATTCGCACGGACCTTACTTAAACGACGGTTGCGGCATTTCATTTCTTCACCTCATACATCTTATGCGGGCGATAAAGTTCAACATTTGTTAAACCATTGCATACAAAGTTGATACCATTTCCAAAGTTACGGAATTCCCAAACCTGACCTTTTTCAGATTTGATTCGCATAACAGTCACATCACGCAAATCGACAGTGATATTACAATTGCCATGGTAACGACTTTGGAAGTTGATGACACCCCATTTTGGGCTATCCATTAGGTTGTTGATCACATGTTCAAAACCACGACGCGCTAACAAACGACCAATGCGGAAGATAGGACGCTTACTTTTGATCAGATTTTTCTGATTCATGCCTTCATAAAAGGCAAGTAACAATGCAATATTTTTCATGATTATTCACCCAACTTACTGTTAGCATATTTGACAAACCCTTTCTGACGAGCTTGCAAGGACTTCAGATAACGATTGTTTTCCAAAGCTTTTGTGCGAACTTCTTCCCACATCAGTTTAGTTGCAGTCTTGATGTTGTCATCTTGTTTGACAACTTTGACATGGATTTCAGTCACCAAACCATTCTTTAAACAATGGTTGAATTGGTTAGGAACCGCGAAATTAGTGTAACAATCAAATTGTTTAATTGTTACATAGTTGCTGCCCATATCTGCAACAAGTACAACAAACTCTGCATTTGGGCAATGAGTTATCAATTCATTCATAGGATGTTCCTTATGGATGTTCAAGAAAGAGCCCAATTAAGGGCTCATGATGGATTATAGAGATGCAACAACTTTGTTAAGAGTTTCAAGGTCAACACGTTGGATAGTAGTGTACTTAGCACCTTCTTTGAACTCAAGACCTAGTTCGTTAAGAACGTCAGTTGCTGATTTACCTTTTGAAGGGTAGAATAGTAGTCCAAATGTACCATTTTTGATTGGAGTGATTTGAAGACGACCATTGTTAACAACAAGTGAGCCATATGTTTGACGTACTGCAGGTACTTTAACAACCATGTCAGAGATGTTAAGAGCTTCAAGAGCTTCTACAGAATTGAAACCAGAGATTGCTTTAGGCTTTTTGATTTCAATTGTTTTAGGCTTTTTGATTTCGATAACTTCAAGTTTGAAACCTTTAACCATTGCTTTCTTGCCGTTAAGAAGACGGTTAAAACCAGTAGAGTCGCCAGTGTAACCTTGCTCAACTGCTTTGCGGTAGTTAGCCGCTTTAGTTGCTGCAGTGTCGATTGCGATAGTGATTTGGCCGTTTGTGATAACTGTTTTAGTGTTCATAATCAATGTTCCTTATGGATGTTTGTTTGTGTTGTTTGTTTCGATGAGGTTATAGTACCCAATTACGAGAATCAAAAACGTGACGGAGATCACGTTTTATAAAAGAAAGGGAAATCTTTTTAGATTTCCCATATAAGTTATTGATTTGCAAGGCGTAACCAATCACCAAATTCTTTCAAAGTCAACGGTCTGTGGAACGTGACATAAGTTTTGGTAATTTTCAGCTTGGTATCTATCTTATTGCAGTAAGCACCCTGGTTGTATGTGATATCTATATTTGGGATACCACCCTTGATCTTACGCATCTGAACATTGACGGTCATATCCGCACGTATGTTGACTTCATACTTAATGTTCTGATATCGGAAACGAATGCCTGTATGCGATCGGTTACTGAAGTAATAACATTGTGTCACGTTATGGACACGGTTAATGACGTTGTGTAACTCCTTGGCCAGAAGCTTACGGGGACCATGACCGTCCGTGGCGTCAAAGAAGTTCTTGACCTGATGTGTAACAGCCATTTCCAAATCAAACACACCTGGACGCAACGGTGTTGTGCGACGCTTGGTCATAGACTTCTTCTGGGGTTCAGGTTTAGAACCAAATAATCCAAAGAACCAATTAATCATTCTTTTCATGATAATTACCTTTAATGTCTTGGATGACTTCATTTAAAATAGCCAATCCAACACAGTCATCTTTATATTGGATCGCTTTGTTAGAACCCCGGCACACGTAGTAATGTACGATCGGCAACGGGTTATTCTTCAAAAATTGTAAGTGGTATGGATGACCAGCAATCTTACGCTTCATTGCAGTGAAGATAATGTCATGGAACTGTTCATGATCCACTTTACGGTTGACTGGAGGAAGTACCTTCATTTTCTTCGCGGCGTTCTTGGCTTCACGACCTTCCATGAATAGAAGGTCAATGTTACCTGTCTTAAGATACTGCCACAAGCCCTCAATCGTGTTGTAATGCACCTCATGGCCATTGACTACAGCAACACCTTCGTATCGATAGAAGTTCGACAGGATGCGTCCCACCTCCAATTTGGATTCCGAATACATGTTGATATGACTGATGCCTTCATACTGTGGTGTATGCGGAAGCAATGATGGTTCCCAACCGATACACTCACAGATGCCATCTTTAATTTGGTGCATCATATGTTCAATGCCATCAGGCTCAGGTCCTGTAGTAATCACATCGCCATCCTGGACCTGGTCTTTTAACGGTTTGATGCGAGTGTCAATCATTGGGAAGATTGACTGTCGAGTAATCTTGTAGTAAAGCATGACCTATACCTTATCAATATCTGAACTGAAATATGCCAACGAATTCTCTGGACCATGTTTGGACAACACCACAAGGATTCGTTCGCTTGGTGTCATGTAATCCCAAATCTTTGAATCCAGGTTGATTTCGTTTTTCTGTGCTTGGGTTAACTGCTCCCAGGTCTTCTCAACGATACCGTGAGCCCATGTACCCTTTGGATAGGTTTGTTCATACAGCTTAACAATATGAACGTACCAGCCCATGGTTTTACGCTTTGAACTTACAGTGTCAGCCATTTCAACATCTCCATTGAATGACGTTCAAGGTTTGATTGCATGCCAACCATTGTTTGAGGGGTAATATGAATAATCCATCGACCATTCTCTTTTGCTGGACAACAATGCCAGTTAGATGTATGGACTTGCAAAGTGTTGTTCAGACGCTTGGCAAAAACTTTCGCATGCATTTCATCTTCAGCTGTAATCGACACCGCAAATGTTTGCAGACTTTTAGTATCGTTCCAGTATACAAAACCGTGTGTACGGCCAACAAAATTGGCAATTGACTGGGATAATTGGACTGCGACTTCACCAGCTAATTGACGACCTTTGTCTTCGTGGACAAAAGCCACTATGCTACTCTGACCGTATTGATCCAACATTTTCAAAGTTAGGCATTGTTCAGGTGAAGGTAGTGCTCTTGCAAATGATACTTGAATCATGATGTTTCTCCAATAAAATAAAAGGACCAGGTAATAATACCTGATCCCAAACTTTTGAAGTTTTAAAATCCACGTTGGACTTTATGCATGCAACACTTCTTAAACTTCAGACCGCTTCCACATGCACATTTGTGGTTACGTTCCTGGTTCTTAACACGACGTGCAGGAATTCTTCTTTCTGGTACGCGAAGCATACGACCTAGTGGTTTCATATCCATCTTTATTCTCCTAAATTTTTCGCCATTTAGCAAATTCAAATTCGGCTTTCAAACCCTGGAAGGTATTGTTGGCAATGTGTCGCAACAATTCCGGAGTTGATACACCATTCATAATATATTCGTTGATATCTTTACCGTATTGTTCCAGTGAGTGTGGTAACAAGCATACCTTAACACCGGCTTTGATCATTTTCTCAATACGGTTAACGATTTCTCGGTTGCGTGGTTGATTATCTGGAATATAGATATCACCCTTCACTTTCAACAAATCCGCATCTGCTGATGCCATACAGTTCGGCAAGAACAGGCTATCAATCGGACCTTCAACGACCAGTTTGGTACGGTCAAAGTCGATACGTTCCAGACCATAACATTTGGTGGTCTTTTCTTCTTTCTTAATCGAGATATATCGCAGGTCACACTTAGGATCGAATGAACGACCTTGTGCCATTATCATCTCGCCTCGAGCATTGAAGAATGGTATCACCAAACGCGGATCCTTTGGACACTTCTCAGCAGACAACATATTCTCAGGGTTCATACCGATAGCAAAACGCTGATAGTTGTTGGTAAAGAATAATATGTCAAAGAAACGTTTTGGAACCTGGCGATTTACCAGGTAGTCGTAACACATATGGCCAGGGCCAAGCTCCGAAACTGGAATACAATAAGTGTCCAAGGCGTAATCACTTTGAACTTCCTGTTTTTTCTTGACCAATGAACGGGTACGCCGAGTATCTTTGTTTGCGGCTTTCTTTGGTTCTTCTTTTTTCTTGAGTGCCATGTAAGAACCAGAATTGCGTTTGGTTTCCTGGAAGCTATCAACAACATATGACTGGTACAAGGTAGGCTCATAAGTTTTAAGCCATAACCCTAAATCCCACCCTGATGCTTCACCGCAGTTATGACATTTGAACCGCATCCGATCAATATCATGATCAGCATAAAAGTGGCCACGACGTTTATTAGCTTTCTTTTTACTGTCCAGACATATCGGACAACGAAAACGGCAAATATTGTCTTGTTCCCATGTAAATTTGTCTAACATACCCGACAACATGTTTATGTAAGACTTATCAAGTTCTATGCTCATAATAAAAAGCCCTTAGAATAATCTAAGGGCAATTTTAACTTTATTCAAACATTTGAGGTTTTACAACGTTACGTCCAACTTCACCATAATCCTTATGGACAATGATTGCTGTCAGCGTGCGGTTTGAACGATAACCCGCGTTATTATGCCATGCATCGCGACCAGCCAACGTATTAAACACTTCGACAGTACATCCACGGTATTCCTGGATTTGTTTATGGTGTAAGTGTCCTGTATACCATGAACGATGTTCTGTTTGACCCCAATCGCTTGGACAGTCATGTGCCATGATGGACTCAAGCTCAGTGCCTTTAACAGTATGCGTATGAGTCACACCGATCAGGTTTTTACCGAAACGGTGGTATGTAAATACTGAAGGGTTTACTACGATTTCAACACGAGGTTCGTTTTCATATAGACATTCTAATGCCACTGCCAGCCATTGACTACTATGTTCATCATGGTTACCGATTGCATTGATGACTTTAACTTTTTCGTGTTTCTCTAGTGCTAGATCGATACATTGACGCATCAGGTTAACACCAATACGGATAATCTTTGCCCAACGCGAATCAACATCAAGGGCATTACCCGAATGTGCTGTACGGTTTTGAACATTGTCAGAATGGAAGAAATCACCCAGGTTGACAATAAGAGCAGTTTTGGTTGCGGGTGTTGATTGGACCAGGGATTCCATGGCAGCAGGCAATAACTGTTCTGCGACCTTCAAGTCATAATCCATACCAGTTTCTTCGCCCCATGCCATCATGCCCAGGTGGTAATCACCAATCGGATAATGGACTTCCCAATCTGTTGTTTCGACCAGAGGTGCAGGTGTTGGCATAACTCGTGGAACATCTTCACACATCGCTTGAACAACTTCTTGCAGGATCTCGAATTGTTCTTCAGCATCGCGTTGAGTCTTCACCCATTGGAGTTTCAGTTCACCGTCTTTACCGTAAAGCGTTGACGTACCCTTGACACCGAAGCCTTCAGGAACTTTCTTACGCATATCGTGGTCCGGACTCCAACCTTTGGATGCTGCCACGGCTTTCAGTCGTTTAATCGTTTTGGATACTGTTTGGTGACTGATTCCAAGAGCACGTGCGGCTTTAGTTTGGTTGCCATCAGCTTTGATAACAGCTTCAAGTTGTTCAGCCTGGCGTGTAGTAGTACAATACTCTGTTAGACCAGACAAAGCCTCTTGGACAGGTGTGTATTTCTTATTCTTAGACATCTAAGATTTCCTCTTTACATTAAGAACCTCACAATATTATCTTTATTTACGGATATGAAAAAGCCTATCATTTAAGATAGGCTTGTAATTGTATTAAAGTTTGACTGCAATCTCTTGGTCCATGATGTAACTGGCATCCAGGTCCATATTGCCATAAACTGGAATCTCATCATCAGGTTTATCATACAGACGACAACGGATGGTGCCAGTATTAAGGTTGAGCACAAGAATCTCAGCTGTCCACTTTCGCGCGCGTTCCGCATAAAAGTCACATGTCGAGTACATTGGATGTTCACTGAGATCAACCGTTACGCGAGGTAACGGCAATACTCCAGGTTTTGGTTTCTTAGCCATTTAGTTAGTTCCTACTTTTGGGAATAGATTCATCAAATCTTTCATTGAAACATTTGATACGTTGATGTAATGGTGTTTAGTGTTATGCTTAACATCATCCATATTGCGCCCCAGGAGTGCACACACAGGTTCAGCTGTCATATCCTTTGACATATACACCAGAACAGAGAAAAGTTCGCTACGGCTGTTATATGAGACCTGAACACGTCCAACATTAGCCTTACAAGTTACATAAGGTTTCTTCTTCGCAGGTACTTTTAATTCAGCACCATGGATTTCCAAATATTCCACAAGACCATTCAGTGCAGGCATCTCACCTTTAACAATTGATGGCATTGTCACCTTAATTTTGGTTGGTTGTGGTTCAACAACTTCAATAGGTTTTGGATTAGTGATTTCCTCAACTTCAATAACTTTAGGAGTTGGTTTAGGTGTGACTGTTGGTTTGCTATTAAGAGCATTGTGAGAGAATTTCAAAGCTTTCTCTTTGATGAAACCTTTTGAAGAACACTTACACCAACGTAAAGAACCCAAACGGATTTTCTTATGCATTTGTGGTGTCATGTTATACTCTTTGTCACATGTTGGACAAATGTAAACAAAAGGTCTTGTTTGTGCACGAGTCTTTTGACCATTCATTAACAAAGCTTTATCAACATCCATATTGTGATATGTCTTAGGTTCGCAACCAAAGTGACGCATCACATTCTTCCATTCTTTTCCATGGGGTTTTGCTCTGCGACCGTAAACCTTATGAACAACAATATGAGCAAATTCATGAGGAATGGTATCTTTGATGAATTCTTCTTCATTATCTGCAAGAAGGGTTCTGCAAAGGTTGATGATGCCGTTTTCGGTAGTAAAGCCGTTAGCGTTACCAGCAACTTTACCCATTTCTTTGATATTGATTTCCGGCATACCAAAAGTTTTTGAAGGTACGATGCGGTTTGCAATATCAATGTACTTTTGAAGAACATCTTGGACTTGATTAACAGTAAGCATGACATATTCCTTAATGGATGTTGTTTGTTTCGATGGGGTAATAATAAAGAATCCCGACCACAAATAATGTGATCGGGATCGCGTTTTTGGTTATTGGATTATTCTTCTTCGTAGTCGGAACAATAATCCCAGGTGATGCTTGGGTTGATATGGTCCAGGATTATTTTTCTTGCGTTAACTTCCAGTTTTGGACATACCCCAATTGACTCACCGTTGAAGAAGACTTCATATTGTACACCAATATCTTTAACCACATATTCAGTGTCGTTATGAATATTGATGGCAACCCGTACATAGTGTGTTCCAATACGGTCTGGTGAATATCCGATCGCACATAGCCAGTTAACAATTGATGCTGCGAAAATCGGGTCTTTTACACGATGTTCAGGAATGATAAATTGAATATCTTTGGTAGATTCCAAAATATCTTGCACTTCTTGCGGCATCTTTCTGAATTCACTTTCCGAACATTCCACAAATAAAGTATTTCCGAATATATGCATTTTCTTAGCCATGAGAAACCCCCAAACTAAACATCAAGAACATAACAACAAAGATGAAGAACTTATACATGATGATATTGGCGCCACTTGCCCGGTCAATCTTCAAATCAAACATGAGCATTGCAAGTAACAATAAACTGAAGTCAATCGGTAATCCATCCGGGAAACTTGCGATATCTACTATATCCAACGATGCCAAAACACCTATTGTTGAATAGAAACCCATACAGGTGATCGTAAACAATGTAATCAGTCCGATGATATTTGTCACACGACCTGCGGCAAAGTAAATCGTACACATTGCAAGGATCAACACATGTGCGATTGTTAAGTGGTTTTCAATGATGAAGTTAAACATTACGGATCTCCTTTTGGATTTCATCGGCAAATTTTTGGATATCTGGCCAGGTCGGTTCAACATCACCCCAATGCTTGGTACGGGTTGCTTTGATATCCAAAGATGGAATGTTCACCTGGACGCGTGTAGTCCAACAGCATTCTTCATTGCAAGGGTATGTTGAAACCTTGAAGCTTGGTTCAAATCCAAGAACCCAATTCATGAATTCTTCAAAGCCATTTTCAACTTCAAATTCTTTGGAGATTAGACCAAACTTTTCGATACCTTCTTTGCTAGGAAGGAACTTGCGGACATAATCATCACCTGTTTCAGACAATGAACCGATGTAAATACAGCTGGTATCCGTTGATACAGTCACTAGACCTACTAAATTAATCTTAATTTTCATCTTTGCCACCCTTAATTACTGTTGGTTTCCATGCTTGGCGTTTAGGTTGTTTGGTTTCTTCTTGAACGGCGTCAAAAAGGATTGCTTGGAGCATTTCATTAACACCCGTTGAGATGTCAAAATGTACCCAATCTTTTTGGTCATGACTTCCTGAAATAGACATAATGCCACCATTGGTAATATTGCCAGGGAAGCGCTGTCCATTGAATACGCAAGAGTATAGGATATCACCGGTTGCAGCATCAATTGGACCATACGTGCAGTCAATAGTACCAAAGTTCAAAGTGATTGCCTGAAGCGAATGTCCCGAGTTGAGATCCTGAGAGTAGATACCTTTAGGTGGTTGTGCCACATTTTTGAAAGGTATGTGATTGAAGCCTGTTGCAAAGGTCACATAAACGTATTTGTAATTCTTGGCAACTTCTTCAATAAGTGCAAGATGTTGCACTGAGTAGATATTATTCATGATATTTTTCCTTATAGTTAGAGATTTGGCGTTCAATCCAATCTTCATTGAGTACATTACGCACCAAAGATTCTTGGGCTAATACATCACATTCCAACCAGGTTACTAATACAGCTTCTTCTTTATCGAAAATGCATTGTTTTTCGCCAATGTCATAATATTCAGAAACATAAACAGCAATAGCATAGTCTTGAATACCACATTGGAAGTCATCAACCCTTTTCAAATCTTCATGGGAGAACCATGCATAAATCTGATCAAGACTATTGAATCCGAAATACATGATGTCATAGTCACAATTTTTGAAGTTTTCTTCATCGGGGTTCGGATGGCGTTCATTGTAACGCATATCTCCCCATAGATAGGTCGCAAGCGTACTTGAAGACACAATCTCTTTTGGGTTGTTATTGGCATCGCGACCAATGACTTTAACTTTTTGGTGTTGATATGGACCAAGGCCATTGAGCCTGGATTCAACACGAAAAATAACTTTGGGTTCCATAACATATTCCTATCGGATGTTGTTTCGTTAGGGACATAATAAAAAATCCCGACCACAAATAATGTGATCGGGATCGCGTTTTTGGATTTAGACTTCGTGAGTACCTTCAACACCACGTTCTTTGCGTTCCGCAGTACGCATTTCAAGTTCTTTCAAACCAATGCGAAGATGATGGATAGCTTTAGCGTTCGCAGCACAGTTGAACTTTGAAGCCTGGTAGAACTCAAGACGTTCAATTGCCGCAATCAGCAAGTCTTCAACAAAACAACCATTGTGACCGTTTTCACCAAGTGGACCTTTCTGGAAATCCACATGCAAACCGATTGCTGATGCTGAACCACCAAACGGTAGGCCATCTTCATTCAGATTGTTCGTGATATGCATTTGTTGGTTTGCCAGGTTAGCTGTGATATCACCGTAAGGTGTGAGATCAACAATCTGGAAGTCTTTTTGTGCGTTGGTAGTCATAGTTTACCGAGCTCCAAGTTTTAGGTTTTAGGAATTTGGCATAACGGATAGGTTTAGGTTTCACCTGAACATCGTATCCTTGCCATTGGAATACCAAGTCTTCAAAAGCAAATGGATCGTAATTGCCAGCCACATAGTGTCGTACAAAATCCATTAAGACTTTTTCTTGACTCTCTGTTAAATGTCCTGGAAGCTGGAAGCAAACATATCTCTTGTCGCTCTTGTGTGCTCCTGTATCGCGTTCTAATCGAGCAATAGCGTTATCTGCTTGCTCTTTCAGTAGAAGCTTATACGCGCTCATACGCGCAACTTCAGGACTTTGACGGTTATGGACAGCAATGTCCACAACCACGTCAATCATTTTACCAAACAAAAGGAATATGATCTTTTCAATCATCTGTACCACCATATAAGGTTACGTCTTCAAAAAATTCCTTACGTACATCAGCCATATCCTTATCGAATGCGATCTTCAGGTAATGGTCTGCCGCTTCATCCATTGAAATGGTTACAGTGTATTTATCGGGATCCAACATCATGCGACGGATATCGGCTGTACTGTTACCACCAAGACCTTTCAGATACTTCTTCTTGTGGTTTGGATTCTCTTTGGCCCAGGCTTTGTATTCTTCAACAGAGAAGAACTCAAACATCTGTTTACCTTTCCATACACGATAGATAGGAGTATTGAATGACTTCAGACGACCTTGTTTGATGTACTCAGGCCAACAGGTATAGAACAAAGAAATAATCAAACCGCGGATATGTGAGCCATCATAGTCAGCATCCGTTGCCATCCAGGTCTCAGCATATCGAAGCTTCTCCATATCCATAGGCTTACCAATTTTGAATCCACCCAAGATTGCCTGGATTGCCTGGAACTCTGTATTCGATGTCAGTTTCTGACGTGATACGCGCATCGCATTCGGGAACTTACCACGCATCGGCATTAGACCATGGATTGCACCGATGCGGGCGTTCTTGATTGGCTTAGCTGCTGAATCACCTTCCGCCAGGAACAAAATACACTTACTGCGGTCACGCCCGGTCGCATTAACGTACTTTTCAATCTTGCGCGGATCCATCTTACTGGCTTCGTTCTGGTTAGCATCGATTTCTGCCGCTTCTTCTTCAGCTTTCTTCTTGGCAATCTCGGCGTCCAGAACTTCTAGGGTTAGTTGGTATGCTTTCTTAATGAATGCATCGTCCAACTCATCCATCTTGGTCCCAAAGTCTTTGACCTGTGTGGTCATCGTTTCTTTGGTCTGAGAGTTGAATCGTGGATTATCAATTGTTGCATTAACAAACAGGTGCATCGCGTTCTTGATTGTTGCTGGTGCCAGGTTTTTAACCTTCAGAGCTTTCTGAAGTTTTGGACGAATTTTGGCAACGATCTTATCCGCAACATAATCCAGGTGTGGACCACCAGAATGTGTACAGATACTGTTGACATAACTTTCATGCTGAAAACCATTTTTGCTTGCCAACAAACCAATCTGCCAATCTTTACCCTGACTGAATGCTGGAACTACAGTATCAAACTTACGTACGAAGTCACGGAAGCTATTGATTTGGATCTCAACACTGTTCAGTTTGACAGTTAAGTGAGGGTTACACGCTGCGATTTCAAACGTGCGACGGACAAACATCAGGTAGTTATCAATGTCTAACTTTTTCAGGCCCAAACGTTGATAATCTGGCACCCATTGAACACATGTGAATCCGCGTTTATTGGTAGTGTTGCGAATGTTTGGTTCTTTGTGTTCAGACATGTTGTTTTTCCAAACACCCGTATATGCCTTTTTACCATCAGACGTCTTGACAGTGAACGACTTACTGAACAGGTTTACCAGGGATGCACCTTCACCGTTTTGACCAGCAGAATACTTATTATCATATTCGTCATCCCCGTCGTTAAAGTTGGAGCCAGCAAATAATGAACCAAATAACATATCCGGAACCCATTTACCAGATTCGTGCATCGCAACTGGAATACCACCGTTATCGGTAATACTAATTGAACCGTTCATGCGATTTAACGTGACCTCGATTGTATCCAGGTGTGAGCCTTCCGGAGTCTTGGAGAAGTCCACACTGTTTGTGATAATTTCATCAAACATTTTCGCCAACGCTGGACACCAGGACAACTTATCTTCAGCAACAGTGTTATTCTTTGCGTCATAGATCCAGGTATTTTTTGTCACAGTTTTAGTACTGCCGACATGACGGTCCGGGCGAAGTAGAATGTGTTCATGGTGTGACAGCTCTTTGTATAAAGAATTGATATCACGACCTGCAGATGTTTTACTCATTTTGTTTTCCTTGAAACTAAAAAGGCTGAGTACATTATACTCAGCCTGGAAACTTTTGAAGTTTTACTGGAAGACGATAATACCTTTCAGATTTGGGAAGTTACCATATAAATGGTCTGGATTAATTCTGGCAAATGTTCGCACCGGCGAATTGCGATCCGCTGTATTGCGCATTGATGTCTGCATATCATCGATGAGGATGAATTCAATTGCACCTGTATCAATTTTCATTGGCATACGACAGATATCACGTTCCAACTCGCTGGCTGTCAATACACGACTATTGTGTTCGTCTTTGCGGTTGATCTGACATTCACGAATAAAGTTCTTACGGTGTGCCAGGGTGGATAACACTGACAAGCAGTTATTCCATTGGCCATTCGTAATCTGTTCATTATCCATTTGGACCTGGAGTCCATTCAAGAAGAACTTACGCATGAGTGCGCTGTGTCCGATTGCACGTCCTAAACAGAAACGCATCAGATGCATATCATACATAAACATTGGTTCTTGACGGGAAAGGTTTTGTATCTTGGTTGTGTAGTGGTTACGGATAACCACATTGTCGATGAGCTGTTTGATTGGTATTTCGTTGTCTACTTTAACAGTAGTAGTGATTATTGGTTTGGACATGATATGTCCTCCTATTCTGTTATGGTTGATTTAATGTTGGCTCTTTATTCTATACTTATTGGCCAACACCATTATCAACCAGAATCCAGATTTGAGAATCACTTTGGAGATGTTCCACCCTGGCCACCATCGTGGCTTGGAACTTTCTTTTTCTTCTTAGCGACAGGGGTAGTCGCAACCGCCGGAGTTTGGACACCTGGTGCACCAGATTCTTCTTTGAGTAGGTCTTTGAAGTTAGCTAATTTATGCATGAGGATTACTCCCGTAAATGTAGATGGTTTGAGTTAAGTCCCGGAAAGCAATCTCCATTTTATCCAGGACGATAGGCCATACCAGGTTACCGCAACCACAACCCAGGGGTGGGATCGCAATATGACGAATATCGTTTATTGACAGGTACACACGGATACGATTGATAACTGAATCAATCCATTTATATTCCGAATCATAATGCCATTGGTCCTTGGTCGCAGCATTTAGAATCACTTTGGAACGGATGCCTTTCTTGGCGCGGAATTGTTTGACATCACCAGGTTTAATTAAATCTTTGCTGCACAATTCCTGGTAATACTTGTAATTGTCTGGAAAGTATTTCTTGAATTCGAGTGCAACACCCTTGCCTGATACGCCAGAACAATTGACAGTATTCACGATCGCATCACAGGTGCTATGCACAATATTTTTGTTCGGTACAAATATCAATTTGGCCATGGGTTCCTCTCAGTTCCACATATACCATACCTGCGATACGAGAATCAATAGGGCTCTTACAAAGCTCTTTGGCGAAGTTGATAGGAATATAATCCATCAATGCCAATACGGTAATCAATGCAGGCTTATTGTCCTCATCGATCTTGGAAATAAGTAAACGGATCGCAGCTTCTCTTTCAAACAGATTAAACCAGGTAATGACCTGGTTCATGAGTAGTCGCACTCCGCTGTGTCCAGCTTTGATTCTTTTCAAACTCGTGTTAATCCGGGACATGATTTGCAGGTCGGTTTCAAATGATTTATCAGTTGTCTTGTCTATCAGATAAAACTGTTTGGCATACTCACGGTAATCTTCTATAACATACATAAAAAATAAGCCTGTAATTATTCGGTTACAGACTTATTTAATTGCGTTTATGACGTTATGGATTACTTACGCATACCTTCGGTTTTTTCCATAATACGTTTTGCGATAACAGGCTTGGTTGAACCTTTAACTCCAATTGATTCTCCCAACTTTTTAAGGTCTGCAATTGGTAGTTGTTCAAGTTCGGCCTGTGTGTATGTCTTAGGATCGGTGACATCAAAGCCTGTTGGCTTCTGTTGTTCATCTGTTCCACCAGATTCAGGACCAAGTTTGTCGGTTTCTTCAGTGCCTGCTTTATCTGGTTCATCAACATGATCTGTTTCACCGGTTTCAGACGTGGTATCAGAATCGGTTGCCACGAGATCTGATTTTCCATCTTCGTCAGGAACATGAACGGGTCCATCATTTTCTGGCTTGGTGTCGATATCAGAACCGTCTTTGGAATCGTCGCCATCGGTGTTGCCCGTAGGCTTGCTTTCGTTAAGTGGTTTTCCATACTTGTCATAGCCATGAGTCTCCAGTAGTTCCAGCAAACGGTAAGCTTCATAAACACATTCTGGTTCTTTGTCACCGTCACATGCTTCTGTACACCAACCTTTGTTGGTCGCAAATACTACTTTGTCATGTTCTTCGATCGAAGGTTTTTCAGCTAGCAGATGTTCTAGCAGTTCTTTACACATATCCATTCTGGGGTTAACCTCAATTTAATTCAGATATTAAAAAAGCCTAGTAATAATACTAGGCTTTTGACTTATGAAAGTTTGATATTCAAATTATTTGATTTGATCAACCTTTGAAGATGTTGAAGTGGATTATCAACTCTTTGTAATTGTTCTCGAAAACTATGTTTCAAATTCTTTGGAACTTGACTCAAAATTTCATTGATTACTGTTTCAACAACAGGATTATTGTTGATAGGTTTAGGTTTATCAACAATTTCAGTTGCATCCAAACCTGCACGAATCCTTTTCCACATTGCATATGACTCTGAACGGAGTTCTAAGAACGTTTCAAACAAATTCAGTAGGTCAGTATCATAAAAGTTTTTATGTGCTATCACAACAGTCTGTGTGAGCAATTCTGTAGATGATTTACCTTGATTTCTATTAATACATCTTTTCATTTTCATGAAATCATAGGCAGATTGTGAACCATTCTGTGATAGTTCACGATAACAACTAATGATTGAATTGTCAAGATTTTGAACAACCCAATTTGTGATCTTGATATTTGCGTAATGAAATTTAGGTTCTTCTTGTTTTAAACCTTCTTTCATTACACTGTTCAACTCATTCAGGATGATTTTCAAACGGCGGTTGTAAGAACTGATAGTTGCATTTGTACTGCTCATAATAAAATGTCTCCACTTAGAAAGTAGAGACATCATATCAGTTAATCAGATTTTAAAACGTGATCCAGATCACATTATGCAGGTTCTGAGAAAATACCTTCCATATCAACATTGATACGGCCTGCACGGTAATCTTTAGTCACGTCTTCCACAACAACGTACTTACAGCAACGGATTTTCGCATCTTTGTAGTCAGTTGGAACAGACACGATATCACGTGGGTTCAGTTTACATTTCATGATACGGTTGCCAGCGCCATTTGTACCCGCGTATGAAGGTAAGTAGGACAATGCACAAACGTGGAGACCATAACTACAGGTGTCGTTTTGGTTCTCGTTAACGCGGTTACGACGCATTTTAACCACAGCACCAACAGAGTTGTCAATGCTACCACTATGGCAGTCTTTGTAGTTTGAACGAACTGCTTTGAACACAAAGATATCGCCGTCTTCAGCAATTTCAATATCGTTGAACTTCATGAAGTCATAGATACGCTTAACGATGCTGTTACTTGGGTTGTCCATGGTTTTATCCAGGAACTTAACCAAACGGTGTAAGTTTTCAGTTTCACCGTTCTTCATCATGCTGACGATACGCTTTGTGAAGCCCTGGTGTTCAATAGGCTCGCCGTCAAATTCAATACGACCACGGACAATCGTTACACGGCCCAGAGTAAGTTCACTGATTTCTTCAGGCAAGCTCATCATCTTGATGGCATCATCCCAACGACGCTCTTTGATTGCCAGGCAGGTCTTTTCAAAGTTTGGATGTGTTGCCGGAATCTGATGGTTTTTACCGTCTTTAACGATAAGAGCCATTGTTGAGTTCACAATGGTAGGCAGATCAGTGACTTCACCAAGGTTAGTGTCTTTAACCACTTGTGCTTTACTTGCCTTGCTTTCTTCAAGCTCGCGTTCAACAGGTTTGTCTTCATTGGACTCGCCGGCAAGTTCGACCATCAGTTCACGTACTTTGTTCGCAAAACCATCTTCGATTAACTGCTCATAAGTTGAATCTTTGCCGTCAGTTGTCTCAAGTAAACCCATCAACGTAAATGTTTGCAATGTATCTTCGTCGAATGTGTATTTCTTGCCACCAATTTCAAAAGTTTTGTTCGGGTACTTGGTACACATTTGTTCAACAGCTGCAGCGATACCTGAAAGTGTATTGTCTTCACCGATGAGTTTGATACATGGACCGTCACCGACTTCCACACAAGTTTCTTTGACATCGTTGATCATGACCACGCCACCGTCAACATCCAGGCCATACACTTTATGGATGGTGTCAGGGTCATCAGGGAAAACGAAGGTTGTACCAATCAACAGCTGCTTGATGCCAACCAGGTCATCACCTTGGATCGCGGTCACTTCATTTTCATGTTCAACTTCTTTAGCATCTGGGCGTTCGCCGCTTTCGTATAACTTCTTACCGCGTTTGTAACCAGATTCAGCAACACCTGGCTTTACGTTGTACTTACGGGCCATAGCTGCACGGGTAGCTTTTTCACGACCGAGCAAACCTTCAACAGCAAGGTAGATCTCAAGGTCTTGTGCATTTGATAACAGTTTTTGTCCAATTTTCTTGGCCATGGTATTTCTCCATTATGATTCAATTTGGGACGATTGATTTCAACCGTCCCTGTAATTATTACTCAGTATCTTCTTTTGAAGTTTCTTCTTCAACAACCGCATAGATTGGATTGTGTTTACCAATCAATTTGTTAAGATCTGAATGGTAGAATGTTTCAATCAGATTGTTTTCAGGACCTTTGTCCATGGTCTTGTAGATGTCACCAGGTTTGTATGACAATCCACGAGCAAACAACTCAATTTCCAACATGTAAAGGATACGTTCATTTGCATGGGTATCTTCACGTACCATTTCCCAGGTCATAGGGAATACTTCACTGATCTGTTTTAACTTAGAGCGTGCGAAACGTACCTTGGCATCAATCCATTTCATAGTTTGACGAGCAGTGTTCTTGTTTGAAGAAACAAAGTCTTCCAATTGTTCTAGGTTGATACCATGCTTTTCAAACTTAGACTTGATCTCATTGTATCGTTTTTCCCAATACTTCTGTTCACGGTTTTTGCCACCGTTACTGCGGGCATTGATACTGATAGCACCGTTTATTTCACGTGCGCTCCAACCCCAACCCTTTTCTATACGTTCCAGACGTTCAATCCATTTGGTGTCAACATCTGCAAATTTACCAATGCGGTATAGCCAGCCAACCTCTGTTGTAAAGTGGAAGTTATTTTGGAAGTAAATGTGCTTCAAGTAACTGCGACACTCATTGTCGAGTTTGTTGACACGCTCAGTGAATTCTTCCATGGCTTCCTTAAAGGTTACCAACAGATGACGGTTCTCAACGCGAATCTTCTCGGCACTTGCACGAATACCCAAGACACCTTGATAATGGGCATCCGAACCACGACACAACATGTACCATAAATGTTCAACAGCTGATGCAGACACACCTTCGTTTTGGATTTCAAAACGTGCCATATCAACGTAGATCCATGGACGTTCGTCATCGTCATTGAATATTTCGTCACGCAGAACAACAGGCGTCAGTTTCTTCCAGGAGTCTGGTGACGGTGACTGACCGCCTGTGTACTTACTAATGCCTGATGATGCGGATGCAGAGAACGTCACTTTCGGCATCTTCAAATCACCAGTATACAAAGTAATCGGAATATCAACACCTTCAAACCAATCATTAACGTGTTTGCGGAAGTCCGTGTCTTCATGCTTGGCAAACCATGGTGTCGGGTAAACCACTAATACTGGGGTATTATACGCAAATTGATCTGTATCTTCAAGCCAGTTCAATAAACGGGTCATTGCTTTAACTGGTTTATCAACAACCAACACCTGGAAATTACCACTTTGGACACGTTTCAGGCTCAAACCGATTTGGTTCGTACGCTTAACACCGCCATTGGACTTAAATTCATAGAATCCAGTCGCAACGGTATTCTCGGTGTAAACCTTCTCTTGTTGGATAAATGAGCCGTCAGGTTGCACCACGTCAATCATCTTGGTGTATTTCACCTTCGGGCGTGGGAACACACTATCACCGTCGGTTTCACCAAAGCGTTTATAACGTTTGTCCTGGATTTGTTCCATAGCTGATTCAAACAACGTAGTACCCCAACGCTCGCGTAGTTCTTTAACCGCGGTATAACGGTGAAGTGACCATGCTGGTGAACCGTCAACAGATTCAAACTTTTTGTAAGTATCCATGATGTCTTTGATCACGCGGTCTTTGAAAGAGTCCAGTGAATGACGGTAATGTTGGTTCAGGTTGTCAACAGTCCACTTCACATAGTCAAGCTGTTCACGTGACGGTGGAACGTTCAGCAGGCCGATCGGGAATTCAGTATATGTATCAGCACCCATACTGTTCAGAATCATGCGGATATCTTTATCCAGGTATTGAGTGTTGACAGGATATGCTACGGAACCCTGAACTGCATAGTGAGTTTTCACTCCATTTTCTTCAACTTCAGGTTGCACGAACATGTTACCGATACGCGATGTGCGATCGTACATTTCAACATTGATTGGTTGCCCAAACAATTCTGGTTGCCATTCTGGTTCAAATGAACGCAGTACACGTTCACAACCAGCAATCACACGTTGGATATCATGTTCCTGGATAACCATGCTCACGGTTAGTCCGTTGTACTCATCAGTGGAGATAGGTGCAGGTTCACCAGTTTCAGGACATTTTGTAATCCAGTCTACCATTGGTTGGCGGTCTTCAGTCATGTACATAATGTACATGTGTTTTTCACCGTTAAAACGTGACTCAACAGTGAACGTATCACACAATGCGTATGGACTCTTAGAACCAAGACCATATGCACCAGTCGTCAGGTTAGAGTTTTCTTTGGTAGATTTGAAGATTGTTTTGTACAAACCACCTCGACGAACAGGATGGCCTTTCTCATCACGTAGGATGATCGGCTTGTTGGTTTCGTTATCAAAAGTAGTTTGAACAGGTCCCATGATTTGGTCAACAGACAAACCGATACCAAAGTCTTTGAATACCATTGTTGGATCCAAAACACTTGGAACTTGGAGTTCATACATCTTGTCTTTAGGGGCATACCACTTAAGTTGCTCTTTATGTTGCTCCAGGAACTCCATACGGGCTTTTGCTGCGTAGACTGATGTAACAGGCGCGATAAGTGTTCCTGCTTGATACAGCTCGTTACGCTCGATATGTGCATCCTTCATGTTACACAGCATTTCACGTGGAACAGCAACCTGTTTGTCTGTGTAAAGACTAGCCGTCAGCGTTGCGAATAATTTGGCATCAGCCTCGACTTCAAAAGCGGAACCGCCAACTGCAGCAGATGATGACATTGCGTAACTATTTTTGTGTTGAATAGCCATGATTTTTCCTTCATGATGTTTGGTTGATGAGGTAATTATAAAGTTGAAGAAACTTTTGAAGTTTTTCTTTGAAGAAATAAAAAGCCCCAGGAAATTCCCAGGGCTTGTGGTTTATTGGAATGTTTGCTCGATGCATTCAAGTTCGAATGATTGACCACCTTCCATATCCAGGTTGGTAGACTTGGTGAAACGCCAGATTTCGACGACATTACCATAATCCGCACCTTCAAACAGTTTTGGAATGTAACGTTCAACCTTATAGAAAAACGTCTCGGTCATTGTATCGACTTCAATGTCCGCAAGTTCCAGTTTTAAGTCCGACATTCGCAGGGCGTCATCAGTGATCGCCGAGCGCAAATGTTGCATGAACTGGACTGCTTCTTGTGTTGTAATAACTGGTTTCATTATTCACCCGTTTCTTGTTCTTCAGCGTCAAGCTGGCGGTCTTCTTGTTCCTGGCGAGCAAGTTCTTCACGGATAGAATCCGCATCACGGTGAGTACCGGTTTCAGACTCGTTCATACCGTATGTTTCGTTATACAGTTCTTCAAGCATTTCTGATTCTTGAGTCTGCTTATTGAACGTTGCTGAAACTTTGCCGCCAACCACTTTACGGATGTATTTAGGTGGGATGCCGAATTCTTTCTTGATTTCGGCCAAGGCTTCTTTTAGGTATTCCTGGTTACATTTGATCTGGAGCATGGTGCTCTCAATGGTTTCAATGCGTTCGTCGTATTCTTTACGGCGTGGAGTACCTTGTTTTGGAAGTTCAAATTGTAGTGCTTGTTCAATAGCCATAATGTTTTCCTTTAGTTTGTTTCGACACTATTCTAAAGCGTCATGATAATTCGAAAATGATGGGACGTTGGTCCCACCTAAAATTCCCAATCCGCAACATTTTCACCTGTTGAAGTTGGTCCGTTGCCAATACGTACAGATTTCGCGTATTCGATTTCTTGCTCTGTCATGGTACCAGCTTGTGATTCCCAATCCAGGTCAAAATATACCTGACGGTCATTGTCCAAGCCAATCATGAAATACTTGAGCTTCGCCTTGTTACCGTAACGGTTTTTTAGAACTGCTCCACGTGCCTGCATCATCTTAGCCAATTCATCAGGAGCGGAGAACGATACCATAAAGTCGGCAATTTTTGGGATACTGATCGCATCCGCAACGTCTTGCATATCACCGTCAGATTCATTCTGCTTACTACGACTGAACTGGACTGCAGACCACATCGCAATATCAAATTCAAATGCAAAGGCACGTAACTCACGAGCAATTGAACCATAGTAGATGTTGGTTGAAGACATCAAGTGTGCTGGCAGACGAGAGCTTGCCATTTCACCGATATAGTCACAACAAACTACTTTGATATTGTCACGTCCTAAACGTTGAACGGTTTCGCGATAGTGTTGTCGCATGTGACCAGTGTGTGCACCACCCGCTGGATATTCTTTGATGATGAGTTGACCCATCGTCTTTTTGCGTTCCTTAAGCTTGTCAAGTCTTGCCAAATATTCAGCTTTGGTCATACGTTCAAGAGCATCAAAGGTGATACCCATCAAACGACAGTCGACACGGTGACGGATAACAGATTCGGCAACCTCAAACGAGTAATAGATACAATCTTCACCACGTTCAATCGCTTCTGCTGCACGGTCAATCAGAAAGGTTGTTTTACCAGCGTTGATCGAAGCCAAAACAATATTCAATGTTTTGGTTTGAACACCACCACGGGTAATACGGTTCATCAAGTCGATACCAAATGGGATCTTACTTTCTTCCTGGTTATGGAAAGCATCATAGTGCTCGCCAGCCATATCCCAATAGATGTGACCAATCTCATGGTCAAAACGAATTGATAATGCGTCTTCAAACAACTCAGGAAGGTTCTCAGGAGTTAACTTGTCATCAGTTCCCTGATAAACATCGACACTCTTACTGATCGCATTGCTGAGTGCTTGTGCACGACACCACTTCTCACTTTCCTTAACCAACCAATCGAGTTGTTCAAGACCAGGTTCAATACCTTCCAGGACCCCGATACAACTTTTCATTGCATACTCGTTGAGCTTCATATTTTCCAAAGAAACTACAAGAGCATCAACAGTTGGTCTTTCTTCATACTCAGAAACAAAGTTATCAATCAAACCGAAAACGATTTTTTCACCTTCTTCCTGGAAAAATTCCGCACGTAGAAACGGTTGAACCTTACGCATGTAATCGCCGTTATGAATAAGATTATTAATAATCATTTGGGACATAGCACTAGCCATGAAGTTTACCCCTTATAATACAACCAATTCTTACAATCAGCAGCCTCTTGCTGCATGAACCCAGATAATATATCACCAGAAACTTTTGTGAAGTTTGGATCATTGTTTAAATCCAAATTTCTTGGGTTTTCTAGGATCTGGGTACGGAAAGATAGTCTTACACCTTCACCGTCTTCTACGAAGCCTACATTACCAACCAGGTAAACAACATCTTTATACTTACCTTTGGTTATTTTAAATGCAGACAGTTCTTCGATACCACGATCGACTATTTCGTAAGGTGGGATTTTACTCCCACCAAACAAGTAAAGGTATAGGCGTTTAAACCAACCCATTAATCGTCAGCCTGCATGTTAGTTAGGCGTTCAACGTCTTCGGTTGTCATAATGACACGATTCTTGTTATGGAGTTCAAAGCGCGCATTGACCGCATCAATGAAGTCAGGATTTTCCAGGAGTGGCATCCAGAAATCCGCATCCATATCAGCTTTGCGATGTTTCTTGACGTCTGTACCAAAGCCGGCCTTTTCAGTGTAAGCATACCAGCCAGAAGAAGGCATATCCACGAAACCAAGCAGACGGGCAATTTCCAACAGACCTGACCACTTCGCAATACCACCATCATAGAAGATTTCAACAGGTAGTTTGACCTTTTCAACACAGTGACGAGATTTGTAAATGCCGATATTGAACGACCAACCAACAAGCTCTTTACCATCTTTGATCTGTGAACGAGAAATGTTCCAGATAACGTCCGCAGATAGTTTAGTGTTTTTACCACCACCGATGATCAGTTCCGCGTACTGGTTGGCCATGTCATCGTAACCACGGTTGATGTAGGATACCGGCATACGCAGGTGGTTGACATAACCAAGTGTGATGCGCCAGAATGAGTTGATAGCTTTCGCACGAGTGAAGTCGGCTTTAGATTCACCGGCAAGCGCGTCGTTTTTCTCTTTGTTTGAAGCCAGAAGACCTAGAGAGTCGATAACCAACATTACTTTTTGACCAGGTTCAAACATGTCCAGTAGTTGGGTAACCTTTTGAATCATGTCTTCAACAGTGTAAACCGGTGTGTAAAGTACGCGATCCATATCGGCACCATACTGTTCCCAAAGTGGTTTGCTTGCACCTTTCTCGCTATCCGCAAAGATTACGATTGCTTCAGGATCATGTTTAAGGAACGCAACTGCATCCATAACCAGGAAACCAGATTTGTAACAGCGTGAATCACCAACAATCATTTTGATACCTTCGACAAGACCACCATCAATACGACCTGAGTTAGCGATGTTGAGTAATGGAACTTCCATCGGACACAGGATGTTTTTCTCGCCGATGCCTTCATCTGAAAGTTGACCCATTGCATCATCCATTTTTGCAGCCTGTTTAAGCAACTTGGCCATCATAGGAGTTTTTGCCATAATATGTTTCCTTAGTGTTTTCTACGATTTAATTCTTTGGATACACTGCCCTCAAATAGTGCAGTACCACCCAGGGATTCAAGCTGTTGCGATATGTCATCCAAAAGATTTGGAAGATTACCCATACCTAACAGCTCCTCAAAATAACTATGAAGCCCCATTATAGACTCATCTTGTCTTTTGACAATCTGCTCGAGCATATTAATACGCTCTTGTTGTCGGATCGCAAGACAAGTCATCACGCTCGCACGCTCATGAGCATATTCAACAGAATCTCGTTCACCATCAGTATAGTAACGGATTTCGCTGCCTGGAACAAGCTTGTGGATATGTGAGAATTCACCCATGTAACGACCGAGAATGAATAAATGGTCCAATGCCAACATGAGATCAATATGTCGGTTATCAGGATATGAGATTTTCATGCGCCAGGTATTATTACGAGTTCTTTGCATGCCATTTATTGTTGTGGGGATCATGTTTGGGGATGTATTTAGATATGTCCACAAAAAGCGTGAGAACAGCCTGGAGTGTTCTTCCTCATGTGACACAAATTGGACATTCATTGTCTTATTCATATGTTTGTACCAATACTTGATAAAAGAAGACCAGAACACCATACAGGAGCCCTGGTCACATGTTTGACAAGATGCTTAAATCTTTTCAGCTTGTTTTAGTTCTTCAATCCAAGCGATAACAGATTCTTTGATACCTAGTTCAGTTTCAGAAACATTTTGGATTTTCAGACGTTCACCTGATGAACGACCTTCCAAGTACAATGTGAAGTTATAACCCTTCTTGGTCGGAGAAACAAACAGATTAGGGTTTTTACGAGAGTTTGCTTTGTCTTCGGTATTGACATCATTAATGTTAAACTCTAGCCACCGGATGGCACCTTCTTTGTTGGTTGCCACGAAGTTGAGATAAGTACCTGCATCTTCAACATCTTTGATCAGGTCTTTATGTTCACTACTACGGGCATCAATAACAGCTTGTTCTTTCTTGGTGTAAACACGTTTCTTTTCATTCACTGTGTCATCACCCAACTTACCCAAACCACCTTGGATAGATACACCAAGCACATTTTTAAGTGCTTTTTCACCTTCAGTGAGCTCTTTTACTTCTTCAACGTTAACGACAACTTTGCCTGTTTCACCAGGTTCATCGTTATTTGAAGTTTCAAGAGTTGAAGTATCGACAGTAACACCTTTTAACTCATCAATCTTAATATCTTCTAGGATTTCGGCTGCACCTTCTTCACCGAGTTCTTCGATGAGTACATCATCAGCTTTTGGTTTATCCGAACCGTTGAGAATACCAGAATCAGCTAGTTCTTCTGAATCCATGATTGTAAAGCCAGCAACTTCTTCAACGTTGCCTTGCAAAAGTGCATTAAGAGTGAAGTTACCAACCTGGACGTTGTTATCTGCAAGCAACTGTTTAACTGCCTGAACGTTTGATTCGTTGCCAGTAATGTCGATAACGGTTTTGGTGTTTTCATTTACAAGATAGTTCATAATATTTTCTCATGTCAGTAGTTTGTGTTGATGGGTGTATTAAAACAAGTTTACCAAAAGAAAAACGTGATCTACATCACGTTTTTGTACAAAGTCATTAATTTAATTCCATGCGGGTCAGCAGACATCATGTAGTTCCAGAAACCACCATATTCAGTCACCGGTGCGATTACCTGGCCATGACTAGGACGATTTAAACCAACTTCCGGACATACTGCAATCTTAGTACCATTATCCAAACAGTTAAGGCAATGGGTGCCCTTGTCATCGAAAATGATATCCAATCCGCAAAGGTGTTTATCACCGGTGGAAATAAAACCATCAAAGATATTCGGGAAGTAATGCTCGATGAACAAACGCTTACTAGATTCGTGTGTCGGAGAACAGGTAGTGACTACAACAAGCTTAATGTTATGCCCTTCAGCGTTCATCTTATCCACTTGGCTACGGAAATTTTTCATCCATTTTACTGCATTGGTAAATGGTTCTACACGATCATATAGATCAGATAGGTGCCAGAATTCCCACGGGTTGCTGATGCCCAAGTGCGTTTGCATAATGCTACCGTGGACGCCCCAGTCAAAATCGTTCCCTGCTTTGAGAATATCAGGAATACATAAAGGTTCTACTAGACGGTTCTCACTGACTTGTGCATTACCCCAAGTCAGCCAAGTCCAAAGAGAGTCAGCAAGAGTTGAATCCACATCGAATCCAATAATTGTCGGTTTGTTTGTTAATTTAGCCATCGGTTTATCCAAAAATAAAAAGTTCAAAGGCAATATTAATCACCTTTGAACTTTTGAAGTTTACTTTTTACCAAATCGTTTGCGTAAGTTGGTTCGTTTCTTCCATTCCATACCTGTCGGTTTCAAGAATGTTTCCAGCGGATCCAGGAATTTCTTCTGGAACGTCGTCTTGTAGTCAACATACTTATCCATATTCAAGGATGGTGGTAAGTAATCTGGGAATGCCATGTAGTTGTACCCTGTTGGGTTTGGCACTGTCAGGTTGACTAGTTTGACTTTATCACCAGATTGGATTCGTGTTTCGTTAACATCAAGTTTGTCACACAGTTGGTTGTACAATAGACCTGCTTTCGCAGCGTAGTGTGCACCAGGTTTAATCTTGGTACTTGTTGGACTGACCAAATATTTTTCCATATCTGAGATTGAAGATGCTGCTGCAATATCATCCACAGGAAGTGCCATATACTCCTCGCGGAATTTCTTAACCTTATTCTTCAATTCAACTTCAGTGCCAAGCAATACTTCTTTGTAACACTCGGTTAGACGTTTACGACACCATTCAGGGTAGTTGGATTTCTTAGCGGCAAGACCCATTACCTTGACTTTAGGTTTTGCGTAAGCTGTACCTTCCGAGTTGTTTACCGCCATAGCGTACATCTTAGGTGCTACCCAAACCGCAGACTGAGCAATTACTTCACGTTCCCAGAACATACGTTGTTCGTAACCATTAACAAGGTCACACTTCGCTTGTGCAAAGTCTTTGATTGGTTGATCCATATGTTCTTTATGGAACTCATCCAACAAGTGAACGATTTCATCAACAGTTTTCGTTTCGTCCCAACCTCTCTGCTTAACTAGATTGTCAAGTGTGATGTAGTTAGAGTCCGTATCACCATAGAAAGCATAGTCGAAGTTATTAGTTCCGAGTAGCTTGTTCAGGTGTTCGTTGATGTAACGGATATTCCAACGGTTGATCAGTTGACCACCAAATGTGATAGCTTCCGCAACACGCAAGTCAAAGTAAGAGCTGAAGTATACCGAACCGATTGCACCATAACCAGAGTTCATCAGGATCTTATAACCCATCTGGAAGACGTGTTGTGCAGCCTCGATATCACCCTGGACATGTTTTTCTTCCGCAAGCTTGATCATATCAATGCCCTTCAGGAACATATCATAATCAGGCTCGATATCACGGGCTTCAAACTCGGCACCCTCACGGATTTCCATTTCTTCCTTGATCCATTGAACTTTCTGTTCGGCAGTTAGACCAAGTTTCTTTTCAATCTTACGGGTTGCATATAACTCACGCATTACTTCAGATAGTACAGACATCTTATCACGTCGGAAGAACTGCATGTTTGGTGCCATACAAACGTTATGCCGTTTCAATGTTTCAAACTTGAAGTTGCCAAGGTTAACTAGCTCAGTAACAATATTACGAGTATCGTTTACCAATGACAGACGTAATGCAGCAAGTGCTTTAAGCTTACGCATGTTGCCTTGTTTCTTACAATCTTCAATATGTCCATCAACTTCTTCAACAAGTTCATAGATAATGTCTGAACGTTCCTGTGCGTTGGTAACCAGAGTTTCAGTACCAATGTTATACTGTTGGATCAAGTGTGGATACAGTGAGTTCAAGTCGACTGAGACAACCCAACGGTATAGGCCAGGGACAACGTTCTTAACGTAACCGCCACCAAATTCAACATCACCTTCGTATATCTTCTTGATCTCTGGTCTCATACCCTTTTCAAGCAGACGGTTGTACATCAATGCTGACCAAGGTGCCGTAGTACCAAGAGTATCTCGGTAGTTACATTTTGAGATGTATGCCAGGGTGAACGCAAGACGCATCAGGTTAAGTTTGTTTTCCAAACGACTAACAAGCTTGATATCCTTGATACCATATCGCACATACTTGATGTAATCATCGAAGTATAGAGTATGCAGGGATTTAGCTTCTGAGTAGTCCATTTTCTTCTCGTCCAGCTCGTAATAAGCAATGGTATCGAGTTTCATGTTCTCACGAGTAACGTATGTGAAACAATCATACAACTGTTGGTAGTCCAACATTTCCGTGCCGACGAAATCATAAGTCGTATTTTTACCTTTCTTGGACTTAACCGTACGGGGTTTGACATGACCCCAGACACTGAACATCTTGACCCATTCTTCGCCAAGAATTTTTCGGACACGTTCTACAAGGTACGGAGCATCAAAGCCCTCGATGTTCCAACCTGTCCATGCATCATATTCCATTTGACGCCAGAACTGGAGGTAGTCCGCCAACATTTCTTGTTCGGTTTGGAATTCTTTGTAAACAACATCCAGGCCACCGATTTCTTCATCGTTCTCGTCGTAACGGAATTTACCACGCATCTTCTGCTCTGGTAATGCCCAACAATACATCACACCAGTATTCATATCTTCATGCTGGATCAAAGATATTGGATACGCTGCGTTGTAATCAATGAAATTTGGTACACGCGATTCAGGGAATTCTTTCTGGAACCAACGATAAAAGTTGGATACATTGCTTTGGTAGCGTTCAGAAAGTAACTTTGTTTTGAAAGTGTGTTCTTCGATAACTGGGTGCGGGAACATACCAGAGTCGATAACATTACCATTTTCATCACGATAGGCTGTGATGACCTCAATATCCACGTTGCTTCGACGAATTAACTTATCGTCAGGTTTCAAGCGTTCGCGGAATTTGTGGGCAATGAATTGGAATTCATAACGGTTGATACCAAACATTCGGTATCCATACACATCTTTGTTTTCATCAAGCCACTGGTTCGCGTCCCAAATGCTATCAAAGCTAACAGCTTTTAAACGCTCACCACCAAGACCCATTGCATGTGGTTTCTTGGCAGATGGATCAGGAATATAGAACTCGGGTTTGAAGTGATGTTCGATGTGTCGTCGTTGTCCTTTTTCGTCGCAAATACGTGCAAGGATCTTATTACCCTTGCGTGCAACGTTTGTATAAAAAACTGATGATGTAGACATGACTACTCCTAAGGTCGATCGGTCTAAATATAGTAACATGAACAAACTTTTGAGGTTATTATGGGATTCTTCAAAACTATACAGGCAATCTTCTCGGATACCGGGTTGGTTAGCACTGTTGGGAAGGGGATCGATAAAGCTATTTTCACAGACGAAGAAAAGTCAGATGCGTGGATGCTATTAATCCAGGCTTATCACCCGTTTAAACTTGCCCAGCGTTACATCGCACTGGGTTTACTATTCTTGATGGGTATTGGGTTTATTGCATCGGCTGTCGTGCGTATTGTTGGTTCAGCTTTGTGTGATCCTGTCATGATGCAGGGAGCTAATGATACCATTATCTACTACAAATGGTGGATCGAGGATTCAGCTTGGTTGGCAACAACTACGATAGCAATGTTTGGTGAACCGTTCTTGTATGCTGTCGCGTTCTTCTTTGCCGGTGGTACCATGAATGGGGTTGTAGAGCTCATGGCCAAACGACGTAACCGTTTGATGGGTATCAAGCAGGATAAATAAGAAAAAGCCCCAGGAGCGATTCTGGGGCTTTTCATTACATGCCTAGTTTTTCAACTAATGACTTGCCGTCCGAGACAAAGTCAATTCGATAATTATCCAGGAAATACTTCATAGATTGTACACGGTCTTTTTGAACATTATCGGGGTCTTGGCAGACAAAATGTGTTCCGACGCCAATCTCAAAGTTAATCCAACGTTCATAACCAACAGCCTGGTCAATTTTTTCAATCAATTTCTTTTCTGACTTCAGGACTTGTGACTCAACGATCAATGCGATTGGTTGGCCACTACCACGCTTTGGAGTAATAACCAGGACAGGATTCTCAATATTCATTTTAGTTACTCTTGATTAATAAAAGATTTGTAATCGGTTCTTACTTTATTTAGCAACTCGACCAATTCCGTTAAACCAGCTTCTTCAAGACGTTTCATGCTTGTCTCAACAGAACGACGAATACCTTCAGTTGTCATGCGTTTCTTAGCAGTACTACTACGTTGCAGGATAAGCATACTAGTCTGATGCAATGTACACAGACCTTTTTCTGTATCCAAACCTAAAACATAAACCAGGATATTAATTGCTTTATCCTTGAGAACGTCCTTTGCTTCGGTACGTAATCGGGTATGTAGGCGTTCCAGTGCATTGTTTACCTTGGTCGGTTTTGGTTGTGCTTGAGTTTGTTTTTGTAAAGCTTTTAGTTCCAGACCACCATCAAGGTGAGCTTTCAATTTGCGGACAGCCTCAGACTGGATTTGACGCACTCGTTCGCGGGTTATGGCTTTACCAAACTCTTTCCCCATATCTGCACCCGTTTCTTCCAGGGTACGGTCGCCGATATTAGGATCCAATCCATAACGACGTACAAGAACAAACATTTCCTTTTCTGTCAATAAGTCATTATCAAAGGTTTCAAGCACCTTAATGACCTCTTGTTTTTCCAGGTAGTCGACATCATCCGCGGTGAAATCATAAAGTGATTCGGCTTCACCGTCTTCGTTGTAACGCATATCGGTACCAACACTGATAAATCCGCTAAGCGCGTTGTCAAATGTCTTACGACTAAATTTGAATTCTCTCGGAATGGCTTCCTTGGTTGCGGCAAATAATGCATCATCGTCCATGAACTCACCATACTTATCGACGTATTGAGCTTGCAAACGATTCATAGTATTCATCAGTTTTTGCAAGTGAATAGGCAAACGGATAATGGAATTCGTATTCATAACTTCACGACGGATACATTGCAAAATCCACTGTACTGCATAAGTTGAAAAACGGTAATGTTTGCCATTGGCTTCGTTGATCTTGAATGGGTCGTACTTATCAGCGGCAGTGAGTAGGCCAAGATTACCCATTTGGATGACGTCCAGAAGTGGCATCTTGTAATACAAAGCCCAGGATCTTGCATACTTGACAACTAAACGCAGGTTATGGTTAATCAATTTAGCGCGGGCAGCTTCAGCTTCTGGACCCTTGCCTTTGGTAGCAACAGCAATTTCATATTCCTGTTCAGCCGTTAAAAGTGGGTATCGGTCCAGTTCACGCATGTAAAGAGTGATTGCTGTGATTTCTTGGTTTTTACTCATAATATTTGTGCTCCTAATAAGTCTAGGACCATTATGAGTGGTATGGAAGATTTGAAGATATGAAAAAGCCCCAGGAAAAATCCCAGGGCTTGGAGAATTGGCGCTTCCTACTGGACTTGAACCAGTGACAAACGGATTAACAGTCCGTCATTCTACCAACTGAATTAAGGAAGCATATTTACATATTAGTTCATGCTGTGGTAAAAGTAAAGGAAATCACTAATATGCATGTGTTTAGATGAATCTTGCATGCCCATCATGCACGCGTAAAGACCTTGATTATCTTTCTCGAGCTTTTCGACAAGTTCCAAACCATATTCACTGTCCAGGATGGTAATATCCAGGATGAGTTTGGTTTCATCCGGTGCGTCATTACTAAAAGAAAAGTCTTTAACCATTGCGGCGATTTGGTTGATATCCCCTTTACCTTGTTGAAATTTGGTATAAACAGGAAGACCAAAATGGCTATCAATGGCCGCACGCAAACGTGACAGGTAATTATCCTTTTCGATTATGACGCCATTGATATTAGGCTCATCTGGTTTAAAATTTGGTACTCGTACACTCAAGATAGTCATTGCTTTACTCCTAATGTGCTCCCAGGTCTTCCAAGGAGCACCAGATTTAATTGTTACATCATTGGCGAGTATTGCATCACATCATCATCTTCGTTCGATTCTGGAGCAATGGCAGCGCCCGTTGTGAGGATTGCACCCGCGATTGAATTGGCAAATTGGACTGCATTACGCGTTACTTTTGCCGGGTCAACAATACCTGCTTCAATCATATCAACGATTTCACCCGTTGCTGCGTTGATACCAGTACAGAAAACATTTGTGTTATCCGACTCGGTGATATCACGCCAGGCTAGTTCAGCGTTGATACCTGCATTTGATAAGATTGTTTCATATGGCGATTGTAACGCAGTAAACATGATTTGAACTCCAATGCCACGGTCTGTATGGTATTGGGAAGCAGCTTCAGTAACACGAGAAACAAACTCTTTATCTTTTGCGAATTTGAGTAACGCTGTACCACCGCCAGGAAGAATACCTTCTTCAACAGCCGCGCGGGTTGCACACAATGCATCGTCAACTCGGTCTTTTTTCTCACGCATTTCAACTTCAGTGGCTGCACCGATATGGAGAATTGCTACACCACCAACTAGTCGCGAGATACGTTTACGCATAAAGTCAATATCGCCGATATCTTCAAGTTGTTCCAGGCGTGAACGCAAAGTGTCAACGTGAGCTTCAAGTCCAGTATCTTCGCCTTCACCATCAATGATTGTGGTTTTGTTTGGTGTAACACGCACAACAGATGCACGACCAACATAACCATCAAGTTTATTAAGGTTTGAGTGGTGTGTTTGGTTTTCTGCATCATCCAGGACCTTGCTACCTGTCATGACAGCGATATCTTTTAGGTACTCTGAACGTTGATCGCCAACGCCAGGAGTTTTAACCAACACCGCTTGGAACGCTTTGTTCATCATATTCGCAACAACCGTATTAACGAAGTCCGCACTGAAATCTTCAGCCATGATGAAAAGTGGTTTACCAATACGTTCTTTGTCACTGATCGCAATTTTTACAACGTTCTGGATTTCACGCATTGTGTTGATTTTACCGTTAAACAACAGGAATTGAACATCACGAAGTTCACAGATGCCTGATGCTTTATCGGTTGCAAAGTATGGGCTTTCGTAACCACGGTAGAATTCCATACCTTCTGTGATGGTCATCTCATCTTTCAGACCACCTTCTTCAACGGTGATAATGCCGTCTGGACCAACTGCTTCCATAGCCATCGCAATCATTTGACCGATTGTTTCATCACCGTTTGCTGAGATAGTACCAACAGAGCGAATAGATTCCAGGTCGTCACATTGCTTCGCATTTTCTTGGATCGCTGTGACAATCGAATGAGCTGCGAAATCCATACCACGTTTAATTTCAATAGGACTTGCACCAGCAACAACTGAAGCATAACCCGCATTAACCAATGCTTGGGTCAATACTGTAGTAGTGGTAGTACCGTCGCCCGCATGATCGCCTGATTGTTTGCTTGCTTCTTTGATCATGTTTGCGCCCATATTTTTGTATGGGTCAGAGAATGAAATTTCTTTGGCAACAGATACGCCGTCTTTAGTAACAACAGGTACTTGACTATGTTGCTGAACGAAAACAACATTGCGACCACGCGGACCAAGAGTCACTTTAACAGTGTCTGCAAGGTCGTTAACACCTTCAAGGAGTTTCTTTTGTGCGTTATCGCCAAATAAGATGGTTTTTGCTAGTTCTTTCATTTTGAATACTCGAATTAGTGGAAGATGAAATGGGCCACATATAGCGGCCCATTAAGATTGTTCGAAATGATTACAGGTTGTACATTTCACACAGACGGAATAACGGTTGTGGTGCACTAGGATCGCCTGCAACAACACGGCCTTTAGTACCGCGAGAAAGGAAGTTTAGAATTTTCTGAGCGCCAGCCCAACGGACAGCCATACGATTTTCGTTAACAAAGCGCTTTTTATTTGTGTGTTTACCTTTAGCCATGATATGTCTCCTAAATGACATTAATTGAATGATAAAATTGTTCAGAGGTTTTATTATGTATCAGTTACATATTTTGAAGTTTTAGTTCTACAGCTTTACGTGGTGATACGAAGAATTCATCAACAGCTTCTACATAGTGTGTTGGCACACTCTTATTTGAACTGATCGATTCTTTGAGACCAACCTTGTCAGCCCAGTTGTTTAATGATGAACCGTATATCGCAAAGGCCGCAAAAATATTACCCTTGTGATCAATATAAACATGGTACGTTGGAATGTTACTCCATTCATCAATAACGATTGACGGTGCACTTAACAATGCATGGTGCCCACCATTTTCATACAAACGAGGATTGTAGAAACGACGGAATGATTCACGCGTTACACTATTTTCTAATAGTTGCTTCTTGGCATTGCCTGTTGGGATAATGTTTAGATCAAGAGAACGACGTGAGCCCATCTCAAATTCAACCCAGTTTTTAATCCACTTTTTAACAGCTTCTTCACGAGGTTCGTAAATCACAACCTGACGTTTAGTGCCGTGAACATCTCGCAATAAAGTATTCGTGATCGCTTCAATGGTAGGAATGTCATTAACTAACTCTTTACGGTCTAACAATGTTTGAATTGTAGGAATGACTGTGTTCATTAGTTGTTTCTTTAATTTAGATGTACTCATGATAATGATTCTCATTATTAATTAATATTATTGATCTATTTGATCATACAATGTAAATAACATTTGAATAAATGGTGTCCCGCATGGGACACATGGCCGAAGGCCATCATTTTATATAAATAAATGATTAATAATTAATTTATATTTATTAGGTTTCCTGTGAAACATTATAAACACAATCAATAAATATGAACTTTTAATCTAAATAGTATTAGATAACTATATTTGGAATGATGATTATGAGTAATAAACAGAATATTACTAGTCGTGATTATGATGGATTCTTGCACGATCTAGCATTAGCAGCTAAAACTGATCCTACATTTAAAGACTACAACTTTGATGGTTCAGGTCTACGCAGTCTAATGCGAATCCTGGCATTAGCAGGGAACCAACAAGCATTTTCTGACAATATGCTTTTCAACGAACTTAGTATTAAACATGCTGAGATGAGAGAGAACGTTGGGGCATTGGCGGCATTTTTGTCATATACTCCAATGTCATCCAAGGGTGCAACAATGAACGTAGACATTACTGTACGCGTTCCACCAGGCACTATTAGCCCGCCTTCGAGCTTGACATTAGAACCTGACCACACTTTTGTCGGTTCAAAGGATGGCATTAGCTACCAGTTTTCACCAACACAATCGAAGACTGTGAACCTGGCCAATAATGCCTATACATTTACCAATGTCACATTGACGCAAGGTCGTTGGGTTTATAACTCATTCGAAACTAGTGCGGCCGGAGAAAACACCGTTGAAACCCATATCCTACCAAACAAGGATATTGACATTACTACACTAAGTGTCCAGGTTCAAGCGTCTAATACCTCGACGGCTTTTGAAGAATACACTCGTTATACTTCTGCTTACCAATTAGGTCCGACTGCTAAGGTTTACTTCCTGGAGTTAAACAAAGATGGTCACTATACAATTGAATTTGGTGATAACAAAGTAGCTAAACAAGTTGTGTCTCCGCAAGTTATTTTGACTCGAGCTATGGTGACGCGTGGTGCAAGCGGTAATGAAATTGGTTCTATTCTACCGACATCATCGATAGGTCAGTTCTCTACCATCGAAATCAAAGTTAATTCCCGTTCAGCCAACGGCGCAGATCCGGAGAGTGTACGTTCAATTAGCCGCAATGCACCAATCGCTTTTGGTACCGATGGTGTGGCAGTGACAGCTAATGATTACCCTACGGTTTTACGTGGATTATTCCCAACAGCTAAGATTGCTTCATGGGGTGGAGAGGAGAACGTTCCTGTAATGCAAGGGTACACAGTACTAGCTGTCAAACCCCAAGGTAAGGCCACTTTAACAGCGGCAGAAAAACTTCAGGGTGAGAATTATCTGAATGCTCGAAATGTTGGTTCCATCTTTGCCAAGATTGTTGATGCTGATATCTACTATATTAACGTTGAATCAAAAGTCTATTGGTATCCAACTAAAACCACATTGGATAGTGACGGTGTGAAATCCCTGGTACAGAAAGCGATCATGGAATATAGCACTGAGTCTTTGGAGAATTTTAAGGTTGAGTTCGACCCTAAATTTTTGAGTGACAAGATCCGCAAGCATGTAATGGTTAAGCGCGATATCACAAGCGTATCGTACGAGAAACATCATACAGTACCGGCCAGCACGGTTTTCACTGGTGATATTGACTTCCATAAGAAGATTGCCAAGGGCTCGGTACTTATCGATGGTTTCAAGTATAACCAGTTTGATGGACGCATTAAGGATGTTGACGGTGTACTTAAGCTTTCAACCTTCAACTTGCGCGAAGAAAACTTCATTGCTGATGTCGGTTCTGTTGACTATACAACAGGTTTGATTTCATTGCGTAAACTAGACCTTAAAATGACAGATGAACAAACGTTAAAAGCCAAGGTTACGCCAGATGACCTAGACGTTTCTGTTGCTAGTAAACGAGACGAGTTCATCCAAATAAAAGATGTATTGATTACCCCTGAGGTGGCAGTATGAATTTAGACGGTGCACCAGTTGTCCAGGATATCGTTCCTGGACACTACCTGGCCGAGTATCCAAAGTTTGTTACATTTATGGAAATCTATTTCCGTTATATGTATGGGAAAATGACGCCAGCCGAACTTGAACATCGATTGACTGATGCTACATGGTGGAAAGGGACTAAAACACCTCCTACGGAGGGCACAGACGAGTATTACCAGTTTATCCTTGCGTTGACTAACCTTAAGGAACAAAAGCGTCCTGGCGAAGCTGCACGGCGATTACAGAAGGATTTATTGTTAGTCCGAGAGAAAGAAGAAGCACGTGACGGCAATAATGCTCAATTGGTTGACAAAGATGGTCGACCGATTATGTTATTTGCAAGTCAATCAAAAGAAACTGATGTTTGGGTCGGCAACATGGGTCTGGAATACAATACCTATGACAACGGTCAGATTGGTTTTGGTCAGGCTGATACTAGACGTGTGATCAAACTGATGCGTCACTTCCACAGATTACGTGGTTCTAACCATCTGATGCGTTTGTTCTTTGGTATTTTCTTCGGGATGGAAAATGTCACTGTTGACTATCCACGTAGTCGTATATCAACACTGGATAATAACTTTGTACCTGACGGTAATAACAACCTGCGTGATGACCGTAAATATAGTGAGTTTAGTTATGTTATCAAGGTTAAGCGTACGGCAGCCAATAAGGTAACTGAACAAGAAAAAGATACTGTGGCATGGCTTTACAAGAAATTGTTCCACCCGGCAGGTTTCGAGGCATTTTTTGAGATTACAACATAGGAATAAAACATGAGTACACAAGTTAAAAACGTTGAAATGCCCTATGGGTTGACCATGACTGGTGAACAGGTATTTGAAGGCCGTGTCGTTGCCAAGGGTGGTATTAAACTCGAAGGTACGTTAGAGTTTGAAGCCAATACAACATTAGGTACTGCTAACAACCGATTAACCGGTATATGGACTGGTTACATCAATGCTGCTTCAGGTTTCCGACTTAAGGGTGGGTTTGTTTTCGATGAAGACGGTACAACTAGTATCGGCACATCGTCAGTTCGAGCGAATATGATTTTTGCCAAAGGTGTCGACCTTGAAGATGGTCTCATCATGAAAGGTGGTATTGCTTTCACTGATGATAATAACAGCAATTTTGGTAGTACAACAAAACGTGCCAAGACTATCTTTACTAATGCGATTGATATCGCCAACGGTATCCTTCTTAAAGGTGGATTGTCTTTGGCTGATGGCAATACAAATATTGGTAGTACGACCACTAAGGTTAATAAAATATTTGTACAGGATGCACAAGCTGATAAAGTATCCGTCGGAAGCGAGGGCGTCGTTGGTACAACTAGTCTAAAGTTTACAACTAATACTGGGGTTAAGCTTCAACATGTGATCGGTGCTAACACATATGATATCTATACAACTGGTAACAAACCAAGTTGGTCAGATGTAGGCGGAACCGATTATATGTCAAAATCTGGTAATGTGTTAACATTGGCAGAATTAAATGAAATCATCCCGAAGACCGATAAAGCCGTGAAACTTGGTCGCACAGGATTGCGATTAAGTGAAGTGTGGTCAGAAATCTATCGCGGTAAAGATGTAGACATCGAAGGTGACTATAAAGTTGCTGGTGTGCGTCAACCTGTATGGCGAAGTGGTACTGCTGCACCGGTCGATTCTGTTGGCAAGGATGGTGATTTTTACGTTAAACGGAGCGCATAATGACTTTACATGTAAGAGCGGAAGGTGCTTATAAAGACGGTGAAGAACTTTATCAAAGGGTAAATGGTGTATATGTCAAGGTTGAAAGCTTACATGAACGTGTGAATGGTGCTTATATTAATGTCTTTTCACATAGTGCTGGTGATTTCCCTGCACCCGGCCCTAACCAAATTGAATTTGGTTATAGACCGTTAAATGTAAAACCAATTACCGGTGGATGGTATGGTGGTAATATACTCTGGTGGATGAATGCTGGTTCTGGATTCACCCCTGATGACCATGAAAATGTGGTTGCACAAATTCAGTATACTGTTCCAGTAGGTAAAAAACTAAAATTGGAAAGATTTCGTTTTGCTACCAATGAACAAAACGAACTTGTAAAAATGGCTGTTTACGAAGTTACCGATTTGACAGCTAGAACACCAACAACATTAATACATACTGTTGATATCAATATTGGTGATGTACCAACCGAACAAAGACCAAAATTTATTGAAGTTGACACAAGCTTACAAGCATTATATTTGGAAGCTGGTAAAACTTATGGTCTCGGTATAATTGGCGATGGTTTATCATTGCCAGAGCAGAGTACTTCTTCTGGCGCAGGATTGTTAAAGTACACCAGCCCGGATGTTAACCCTCCTGCAGATTTAAGTGCAGCAACAGCTGATACATCATGGTATATACTTCCATTTTCCGTTCTTGGTACACTCGAAGATGTGTAAATTCCAAAGGGTTCTTCAAAAGAACCCTTTCTTATACAATGATTCCGGCTAAATACCATAAGATTATTGTAATGGGAATCATACACAATGCAAAAGACAGATTTAAACGTCAGCCCATACTTCGATGATTATTCGAAGGAAAAGGGCTTTCACCGTATCCTGTTCCAACCTCGAACAGTGCAAACGCGTGAATTAAACCAAATGCAGGCGATTCTGCAGAACCAAATTGAATCCCTGTCAGGTCACATCTTCAAAGAAGGTGGTAACGTTATTGGTGGCGAGATTGGTATTACCCAAATGGAAAACTCCTTGGGTATGACACTGCTAACGGGTACACTTTCTCAAATCAAAACAACTTTCGCAAATAAAGAACTATACGTTCAACATCAGACAAGTGGTGCGCAAGTGCATGTGGCACAAATGGCCGATGCCGAAGGTGATCTACCATTGACCATGGTCGGCAACACTGTTGATGGTACTAACTCCGGTGATAATATCACTTTTAGCTCTGGTGATAACGTCAACCTGCTTCGTATTGATGAAAACGGTACTGCGGTACGTATGGGTACAGCTGCAATTAACCGTATTGGTACTGCGACTATTGCCAACTGTGAGAAAGGTATCTTTTTCATTCGTGGTTTCATGGTTGAGTCACTTGAACAAACTGCATTTGTGGATCGCTTTAATGCGAACGTGTCCGCACGTGTGGGTATGACTGTAACTGAGTCAATAGTTACAAGTGCACAAGATTCAACGTTACTTTCAAATGCGACAGGACAACCTAACCACCGCGCTCCAGGTGCTGACCGTTTGAAGATTGAGCTTAAGCTTGATAGTAAACCACTCGAAGGTTCATTCGATGATTTCTTTGAGAGCAAGCGTATCGAACTCGGTCGTCTAATTAACCCTAAAGACAATACCACCGAGTACAACGAGCTGGGTCATCTTTTGGCTAAACGTCAATTTGAAACAAATGGTAACTACACAGTCCAGGCGCACTCAATGGATTTGCGTGAGCATTTGTTAGATGCGAATAATGGTGGTGTTTACTTACCGACTGACGGTGGTGACGAATCTAAATTTGTTTCGGTGATTCAACCTGGTATTTCTTATGTTAGCGGCTACCGTGTTGAAAACGAAGAACCTGTACTGTTGACCATTAATAAAGCCCGAGATACTGCGACATTGAACAACGTTGTTGGCGGTGTTCAATGGGATGGTTATTTCCAAATCAAAGCGAGTAAGACGGCTGGACAGTCCACCTTTAAAGGTTCACCCGTGGTTAACACTGGTGAAGCTTATTCGCTTTACGCGGGTAATACACAAATTGGTAGCGCAGTGGCGTCGGCAGCTATTTGGGAAAATAATATCCTTAAACTGTACATGCACCGTATCGTCATGAACTCTGGCCGCAAAACTTCACAAGTGACCAAGATTCGCCTTGTTTCTGGTGGGACAACCAAGTTTGAAGGTGATATCGCTAAACAAGGTTATACAACAGCAAACGGTCTAACTCTGATGTTCCCTCTACCTGTACAAGGGGTAAAGGCGATCACGGATGCGTCATACACAATGATTAAGTCATACGAGTTTACCGCTAATGCTTCAGGGGTTGGTTCTGTTAACGCGGGTTCAGGGTTACAATTTAGTCCAGAAACAAGCCGATACATCGTTGGATATGGTCGAACTTCATCAGGCGGATTAATTAACAATGCAACGCTTACTTTAGGTGGTGGTGTTACGGGTACTACATTGACAGTTAATGCAGGTAGTAACGCCGCAAATGAAGTTATCCGTGTGGTTGCTTTAGTTATTAACAATAACCCTCGTGTGCGAACCAAAACATTGATGACACGCACAGATACAATGACTTTCTCGAACCAGAGTATTCGCAACCTTATGAAATACGATATGGTTGAGCTTGTATCTGTTAAAAACGGTAGCAATCGTGATGTGACGTCTCAATTTGGATGGCGTACCGGTCAGCGCACCACACACTATTTGAGCAGCCAGATTCATACAAAAAACTGGAAGCGTATTAACGGTACATTTCGTATTACATATCGTTACTTGTCTCATAGTGCAGAGGGTGATTACTTTGCGCCCGAGTCGTATAACAACATTCCAAGTCGTTATATCAAGCCATACCGTGATGACTCTGGTGCTGTATTTGACCCAATGCAATGTATTGACTTCCGTCGAGAATACAACTTGTGGACGTCTCCAAATACTTTAGTGATGCCGAACTCGAGTTTCCGTTCGGATATAGAATATTATCTTGGTCGTGTGGATACCATCTACCTGTCAAAAGACGGCGAGTTTGGTGTCAAGAATGGTGTTCCTGGCATGAACCCAGTTCAACCAGAAGTTCCAGATAATGCGATGCCATTATTCGATTTGATTATTCCACCGTTTACTAATGATATTGATAGCATCCAAATCAATACTCATACGTATAAGCGTTACCGCATGGAAGATATCCAGAAATTGGAAGATCGTATCGAGAACGTTGAATACTATACGACGATGAGTCAACTAGAAGCGAGTGCCGAGAATACTCAAGTTATTGATGCGACAACAGGTTTGAACCGATTCAAGAACGGCATTTTTGCTGACCCGTTCACAGATTTCCGACTGTTAGATCCAGAAGACCAAGAATATAGTGGTTCAATAGATCTGAGTGGTGAGCAAGACACTGGTGCATTCCGACCAGAGACCATCCAGAATGGTGTCGATATGGTATGGGACGGTCAAACGTCAAACGTTGAAAACCGTGATGATATGATTGGTCCTCGTGCAGTACGTACGGAGAATTCAACCCGTCAACCATATGCAACAGATTGGATCAACGTCAACCCATATGAAGCATTCTCATGGGCTGGTAACTTGAAATTGAACCCAAGTCGTGACTTCTGGTGGGATACTAAGTGGTTGAAACCACGTGTTGTTAACAAGACTGTTGACCAACGTGGTGGTTTGCGTGCAGGTGTTTACTATGGTTCATGGCAACGTATGCATACAGGTTTCTGGGGCTGGCGTCGTCGTTGGAACGAGCGTATTGGTTGGTGGCAGAACAGTCGTTGGTGGCATGGTCGTACTGAAGAAAAACGTACTGTTACAACCGTGACTGAGACTTCAAGCACAAGCAAATCGTCTTCGACTAAGACTTTGGGTACACAGGTTATCCCATATATGCGTAAGATTCGTATTCGATTCTCGGTTTCTGGCATGCGTCCGAATACATATGTATGGCCATACTTCTCTAACCGTATGATCCAAGCATATTGTCAACAAGACGGTCGTAACCGTGGTGCGACATTGCGTACAGATGGAAATGGTGCATTGGCTGGTTATTTCTATGTGCCTAATGACAACACTATGCGTTTTAACACTGGTAAAGCGACGTTTGTTTTAGTGGATAACAAGACAAACCCGAATGACCCTAAGAAACGTACGACGTTCGCCAGCGCAAATTTCGAGTCAGGCGGTACTTTGGTAACCAAACAGACAACACACACGTATACGCGCTATCTGGGAGCTTCTAAGCGTACTTCTATTGAATATCGCCGTGTTGACCCTGTTGCACAGTCGTTTGTTGTGTCGAAACCTGGCGGTGAGATGATTGATGGCGTTGAAATCTTCTTCCGTACAAAATCACGCAATATTCCAGTAACATTAGAAATTCGTGGTATGGAAAATGGTTTACCGACCCATGAAGTTTTAGAGCGTAAAATGCTAAACCCTGGTAGTGTTAAAACTAGCAGCAACGGTTTAACGCCTACCTACTTCAAATTTGACAAGCCTTTATACTTGGAGTCAGAAAAAGAGTATGCAATAGTAATTATTGCAAACACTGTTGATTACCATGTGTACTATGCACAACTTGGTCGTAAGGTAATCCATACAGGTTATGCATTAGCTAAACAACCTAACACTGGTGTCATGTTTACTTCTGCGAACGGCTCAACGTGGACGGCCCACCAAAACCGTGACTTGAAGTTTACAATTAAGCGCAACGTTTATACGACCGGTACATACAACGTTATTTTCAAAGCGGCTGAACAACCACCAACGATTCCGTTGGATGACAACTGTTTTGAATCTGTGGCTGGTCAATCGTCAGTGCGTATCCATATCCCTGGTCATGCATTACGAACAGGTGATACGATCATAGTTGCTGGAGCTGTCGGTGATAATAATATTGCAACAAACTCGTTGAACAAAACACACACGATTACAAGTGTCAATGACCGTTATGTTGTTGTTTCTACGGGTCAAACTGCTAATGCGAGTGGACACTTCGGCGGAGATCAAATTACTGGTAAGTACCGTTATGGTATTAGTCAACTATTCGTCAACGTTGAATCGGTTGCGCGACCTGGTACAACTATTAACTGGAAATACCGAGTGTTGAATCATACGTCTCGAACCAAGTCTTCTTGGCAAAGATTTACACCTAAGTCAAACGTAGCATTACAGGCTCTGGGGTCTTTCTATAATACTTCAGATTTTGAAATTGCTGCGGAGTGTAAGACATCTCGTTCGAACTTGATTCCACAAATTGACTTGCATGGATTTACTGCACTACATAACTCGTTCGTTATCTCGAAAACCGAACAGATAAACAATGCAGTAACTCAGGACATATTCTTTACGAACCCGAGTACGTCATTGAAGTTGTTTATTGGTAGTACTTTGCCAACAGGTTCAAATATGCGTGTGTATGTCAAGTTGCTGGGTGGTGAATCTGGTGGTGAATCTGGTACCGAGCCAGAATGGCAAGAACTGCAACCAACCGCGCCGATTATTAACTCGACGATCCCGGTTGAACAGAAGTATGACTTGTCAGTCGACCAGGATAACGCATTTAGTGGCATCAAAGTGAAAATTGCTTTGACCGGTGACCGTGTGAACCCACCAATGATCAATGATATGCGTGGTATTGCATTAGCTTAATATGTGTTCAATGTTCCCTAAATACTTAAAAATATTTGGGGAACATTATGAACCATAAAGCTTTAGTCGAGGGACACCCGGATCTAAAAAGACCAATTAGAACATCGGGTGTTATTGTCAACGAAAACACTGAAGGCTACGAGGAGTTTATTCGTGTGCGAAATAAGCAACAAGAGCGCGACGATAAAACTAATAAACTTGAGGCACAAGTAGAACAATTGCTTCGGTTACTCGCAGCTAAGGATGGATAATATGTCAGGCGAAATCAGACATAAAGAAATCAACCCATGGATCCCAGCATTGATTGGTCCATTTGTTACTGTCATGCTTGCTGCTGTTGGGCTTGTATTTTATCTGGGCCAACGTGATCAAACTGGTCAAATGGTGATACAAAAAATTGACCGAATTGAGCAAACCGTATTACCACAAATAGACAGTATTAATACACAGCTAGGTACTTTAGATTTGAAGTATACCACTTTGAATAATGATATAGGTGAACTAAAACGTAATTATGGTACCATGGCTAATGATGTCTCACAAGTTAAACTAAAAATTACAGCAATGACCGGTGACGCACAATGGCAAAAATAGACTCCAAAGACAAAATGATTGAGTATGCTAAGCGCAAGCTCGGTGAACCAGTCATACAGGTCAACCTAGACAAAACCCAAATGGAAGACGCAGTTGATGATGCCATACAACAGTTTTGTGAATGGCACCGAGACGGTTCAGAATCCATTTATTTTGTACACAAAGTGACAGCCGAAGATGCAGCTAACGGATATGTTAATTTGCCAACGGACCGGCAAATTGATGATGTTGTTGAGTTGTTGCCAGGCGATCAAAGTCTTATGACTTCCTGGACCACTCCAACAGGCCAAAGTCTATTACAGATGTTCAGCGTTAACAACACTTCATCTTGTATGTTATCAGCATCAAGTTTTGTCATGATGAAACAACGCATGACGACACTTGATAAAGCTATCGGTGCGCGTTATCCATTCCGATTCATGAAGTACCGACGTCGTATCTACTGTGACTTCAAACTCAAAGCTGATCAGTTCTTAGTGTTCTCTTGTTTCGAGAACATTGATCCACGTATCGATGCTAACAAAGAAGCATGGGAAGACCAATGGCTTAAGCGTTACTGTACGGCATTAATCAAAGAACGTTGGGGTAACGTACTGATCATTGCCAACGGTATTAAGTTGCCAGGTGGAATCGAATTGGATGGCAACAAGATCCTAGATGATGCCAAAGCAGAAATCGCAGAACTTGAGACGGAACTCAAAGACGAACATCAAGAACCGGCTATGTTTTTTGTTGGTTAAATAAAGCCCTGGACACTTGTCTGGGGCTTTTTCAATTCTTTTGCCTAAATACCTAGAGATAAAATTTTTAGGTATCAATCATGGCAGTCAGTAAATACTTCAATCATATCAGTCATCCGGGCCAACAAAAGTTGGTAACAGACCTGATCACTCAAGCTATTCAACACCGAGGCATTGATATCGTTTATGTGCCGGAAGAAGTCGTTGAAAGTAATGAACTTTTTAACGATACAAAGAAAACAAAATTCGTTAACGATAAAACTGTTGAGGTTTATGTCGAAAGTGTGACAAACTTCAACGGTATGGGTGATGTGTGGGCTCAGTTCAGTGGAATGGATATGAGCGACCGAGCAACGTTCATGGTTGTCCAGAAACGTTTTAAAGATGTTTTTGGTGCTAACGCTTACCCTAAAGAAGGCGACTTAATTTATATCCCATATATCGACACCATCTTCGAAGTTAGTAAGAAACTTGAAGATGAGGATTTCCATCAATGGGGTAAGAACTACGTATTCCGCATGGTATGTTCTAAATTCGAATACGGTCATGAAGATATCAATACAGGTGTTGCTAATCTTGATGATATTGTTTCCGGTTCTTATGACAAGGTGCCAACGCCTGGACAAGGTGAGCAAATCTTCGAAACTAAGGATCCGGTTGACAACGTTAAACAAGCTACAACTAAAACAGGCGCACCAAATCCATTTATTGGTTCTGATCCGTTTGGAGATAACTCATGAGTTTGTTTAAGAAATATTACTATCATGGCAGTGTTGAGCTTTATACCTATGTAATGGCTTGTTTGTTTAAAGACATCAAGCTTTTTACAGAGGGTAAGCTAGTGACATTACCTATCAGTTACTTTGGTGGTCGACACAATACTGTTGAGGATCCTTCTAAGGGCAGGGTCTTGCCGAGAGGTACATTAAAATTTGACCGAATTAGTCCTAATGACGCAGGTCAATTACAGAAACATGGACTTCGTATGTCATCGACTATCAGTCGTAATGCGGCAGTCCCAAGAGTAAATTGTAACTTTGATTTTACTCTGTCTTTTCAATGTAAGCATGCAATAGATGCATATCAATTGGTCGAGCAGGTCGTACCAGCGTTTTCTCCTACGCTTGATTTTGAAATTAGGGAGACTGATGCTTACAGGATTCAGCAAAACATAAAAGTGAAGCTGGAAGAATACGATATCGATGAGGTATACGAAGGCGACGGCGATGAATTATCTCGGACAAACGTAATGTTCCGTTTTTCTTTAGCTGGACACCTGTATCGTCGACCAGAGAGCATGGGTATCATTAAAACTATACATATTCACCTTACCCTTGAGGATAATGGTCAGGTCGTTACGGATTGGCTAAAGGTGAATCAGGATGGGAGTGTAACACATGGCTGATACATTATCAAATAGTCTACTCAAGACATTAAACGCTGCTCGTGCACAAGATGAAGCATCAAAGGAACTAACACAAGAAGGTGCAGGTCTGGAATATCACGAAGACGAAGAAGAATTTTTGCCCTCGTTGAATGTTGTATCCAAGAAATCAAAGCTTGTAGATACCCAGAATTCCGATGATACCATTGATGACTTCCAACATGCTCGTAATGTGACGTATGCGTGCCAAGATATGATGGTTGGCCTTATTGAGAATGCTGCCAAACTTGCAATCACTACCGAGAACCCGCGTGCTTTTGATAACGTCAACAACCTTGTTGGTACTTTGCGTGGTCTCAATAAAGACCTAATCGAGTTCAACAAAATGACATTAGAATCCAAGAGTCGTAATACACCGCCGGCCGAAGGTGAGACAAAGGTCAATGTCAATGAAGATGGGACCGTACAAGTCCATCAAGGGCGTCGTACGTCCACACGCGATCTACTAGCAAAAATTGAGGAAGCTCGTCGTAATGGTACAAATCTTGAAGAATTAGATAACCAGGCAGTTATCGATAGCGTAGCCGAGGAAGTAGAAGATGGCGAGAGCTCAAAAGAAAGTTGATATGGCCCCGTTGAAGTCGGGGTTTAAAGTACCGGATATTCAACTGCGGATGGATCAGACCTACAACCGTAAACCTATGATCAAAGGCGAAGGTGTTGAGTTTGACCTGACAGAAGAACAAGAACTGGAGTACATCAAGTGTGCTGCAAGCTGTACGTATTTCCTAAAGAACTACTACAAAATCACATCACTTGATGAAGGCTTCATCTTATTCCGACCATACCTTTACCAAGAGGAACTGATTGAGGCTTTCCAGAATCACCGATTCAATATATCGTTGCAGTCACGCCAGTCTGGTAAGTGTGTTGACCATGATACCATGATCAATATTCGACACAAGGTTACCGGTGAGATTAAAAATATCTCCATAGGGGACTTCCACCACATGAAAGAGGAAAGGGAACCGATTTACTATGGTAACCAATCCGGAATCAATCTGGTGCAACTGGAGCAACGTGAGAGCTATTCCGATGGATTGGCCTCGACGGTTAACAGGAAATTCGTCCGTTCTTATAAAGTAACTGACTGGGATGTCTTGTCAGATACTGGTTATGTTCCTATTAAGTCAACACATATCACAACCAAGTACGATATGTGGTACATGAAGACTGCCAACGGGAAGGAACTCATTTGTGCCGACGATCACATAGTCTTTAAGGCCGGTAATGATATCCAGAAGTTTGTGAAGAACTTGAAGCCTGGTATGAGTGTGATGACTGATGATGGTGTTTCTGAAGTTATCCAAGTTACAAATCTCGGCAATCAGAAACACATGTATGACCTACAGGTTGATAGTGAGAACCATCGCTACTTTACTGATGGTATCCTCAGTCATAACACTACGGTTGTAGCTGCGTTCATTCTCTGGTTTGTAACCTTCCATGCATCGAAAGAAGTGGTTGTGGTTGCCAACAAAGAGAAACAAGCAAAAGAAATCCTGGCTCGTATCTCTGCAGCATACCAGGATATGCCTGCGTTTATGCAAGCTGGCGCTGTTAAGTATGGTAGTACAGAGATTGAGTTTGATAACAAGTCTAAGATTTCAGCATACGCAACATCACCCGATGCGGCTCGTGGTAAGTCACTTTCATTGCTTTACGTCGATGAGGCTGCCTTCGTTGATTGTGATTATGACTTCTGGGACTCTGTATCGCCTACTGTTGCACAATCTAAGAAGTCTAAGATCATTATGACCTCAACGCCTAACGGCCAACGTGGTCTATTCTATGACCTCTGGAAAGGTGCTGAACCGGATGAAAATGGCGTTACTAACGGCTTTAACTTGACAAAAGTGACCTGGCGTTCGGTTCCGTTATATGCAGAAACAGAAGGTTGGGAAGCAGAGAAACGTCGCCAGCTTGGTGATGCCAAGTTCGACCAGGAATATGATTGCAGTTTCCTTGGCTCAGTTGGTACACTTATTCCATCTAAGCTATTACGGGCAATGCATAGTAAGGCACCAGTTGATGAGCCGAACGATTATACCAAGATTTTCTATGAGTATGATCCTAAGCATCGATATATTGGCGTTGCTGACGTTGGGGGCGGTTTGAGTCAGGACTACTCAGTATTAACTATCTTTGATGTTACCGAGTATCCTTACAAGATAGCAGCTAAATATCGTAATAACGAGATATCCCCATTGTTGTTCCCATTCACGATTGTGGATATGTGTCAGGCCTATGGCACTTGTCCGGTCCTGGTGGAAACCAATAACGATGTCGGTGGTCAGTGTATTACGGTTCTCTGGTATGACTTAGAGTATGAAGAAACACTGCTAACCAGTAACCATAAGCAACGTGGATTACGGATCGGTGGTTCGGAAGCTGTACCTGGCATTAAAACTACTTCACGCCCTCGTAATATGGGTTGTGCTAACTTAAAGAGTTTGATTGAAACTGGTAAGCTGGTCATCGAAGATTTAGATACCATGACTGAGTTAGGTACGTTCATCTTGAAGAATGATAAGTACCAGGCTGATGATGGATGTCATGATGACTGTGTTATGCCGTTAGTGTTGTTCAGTTGGCTGATCAAGACCGAATGGTTTATGGATGAGTACGAACGCAACGTGTCTAGTGACATGATGAAATCTGCTAGTCAAGCGGCCATCGAAGATATGTGTCCGTTTGGTGGTCTTGTTGGTATTCCACAAGAAACCGAAACTCATGTTGAATCAACCTATGGTGGTTACAGAGTCATTGAAGGTACGTCTTCTGGAATGATGGACTGGATGAATCACTAAATACCTTTAGGTCTAAATATATTAAATCGCAACTAATGAGGAATTAACTATGGCCGTTTTTTCAGTAGCTCCGTCAGTAAAATGGAGTGAACGTGACGCCACCTTATTCACCAAAGCGACAATCGATATTGCGGCTGGCCAGGCAGGATTTGCTGTCTGGGGTCCAGCAGAAAAAGTTGTCAGCTTGACATTAGGTGAAGAAGAAAAGGTGTCTATCTTTGGTAAACCCGACGACCAGACTTACCTGGACCATTTTGTTATGGCCGACTACATGCAATACGCAAAAGCGTACCACTTTTACCGTGTGGTTGGTACTAATGCGCGTAACGCAGTACCAACTGGTCAAACTGCTGTCAAGGTTAGCAACAAAAACGTATTCGATGGCTTTACATTTTCTCCGAGTGTTCATGCTATTGCACGTTACCCAGGTTCTTTGGGTAACTCACTCAAATTGATGGTTGCGGATAACGCTTCTTACGACTCGTTTGAGTACAAAGATTTGTTTGAATATAAACCTAAAGCCAACGAGCGTTGTGCATGTGTAGTTGACACGACTGGTGCGATCACCGGTCTTGCTGGTGCGATCAATCAGGTCGAAGGTTTCACGGTAACTGGTAAAGCAACTGCTGCGGGTACTCTGGAAATCGCAGGTGTTTCAATTTCAATTGCTAAAGACGCTACGGCAGCAACAGTAGCATCAAACATCAAAGATGGTTTTTCTTCGAATACCACTTATGATGTGACAAATACTGGCGCTAACGTACGCTTTACACATAAGACCAAAGGCCTGAAAGCTGTAATTCCTGCCATCACAGGTGGCCCAGCAGGTATTTCTATTGCCAACCAGAGTGTTACTACCTATGGTTCTTCTGGCCAGGTAATCCCGGGTGAGAAATGGGAACTGTTACAACTGACAGCTGGTGCTAAGCGTACAGATGGTTCGGCAGCATATTTCTATGACGTAATCAACAACGGCTCGAAATATGTTTATGTGACTAGCCGTACAACACTTAATGCTGGTGAAACCGAGTTCCAAGGTGGTGTTGATGACTATGATACTACTCGTATTGCTGGTTACCAAGAGTTATCGAACGGTGAAGCATATGACCTTGACTCTATCATTGGTGTTGGTAGCGTAGCCGAACAACAAGCCGCTATTGATGCTGCCGTAACCCGCCGTGATGCTGTAGCCTTCGTATCGCCAACAATGGAAGCAGTGGTCAACAATGCTGGTAACGAAATTGCAAGCATTACCACTTGGGTTACACAACTAGGTCGTGACAACTCTTACATGTTCATGGATGACAACTGGGCACTTGTTTGGGACAAATACACAGAAAATGTACGTTGGATCCCAACTTGTGGCGGTACTGCTGGCCTTTATGCTCGTACGAAAGGTTTGATTGGACCGTGGAAATCTCCGGCGTTCCATAACCGCGGCAAGTACAAAGGTTATCGTCGTCTGGCATGGTCTGCTAAGGATACACAACGTACTCCGTTGTACAAACTTGCAGTTAACAGTATTGTTACTTTCCCTAAAGAAGGTCCAATCCTGTACGGTGACAAGACCGGTCTATCTCGCCCGTCAGCATTTAGCCGTATTAACGTCCGTGGTACCTTCATCATGATGGAGAAGAATATCGCAACGACTGCTAAATACTTCCTGGGTGAGAACAACGATGAGTTTACCCGTGCACTGTTTAGCAACACAGTACGACCATACATCCGTGACCTAGAAGATCAGGGTGCAATCATCAAGGGTAAGGTGAAATGTGACGGTGACAACAACACTGGTCAAGTTATCGCCAATAACCAATTTGTTGCAGGTATCTTTGTTAAGCCACAGTCATCTATCAACTGGATTCTACTTGACTTCGCTGCCGTTCGTGCGGATATGTCTTTTGATGAAGTTGAAGGTGCTTCAGGTCTTGTAACGGCAGACTAAGGGGAATAAAATGCCTACAGTAAACCAATTTCGCGCCGCGGTTCAACGCCGTGGCGGCGTACAACGTCAATATCGTTGGCGTGTAATTGTCAACTTTCCTGCATTTGCGGCAGATAATGAGTTGGCCCGTGACGCAAGTTTGACAGCTATCACTACTCAAACCCCGCCAAGTACTCTTGGCGAGATTCTAATCCCATGGGGTGGTCGTGAGTTACCATATCCAGGTGACCGTAAGTTTGAGTCATTACCTATCACCTTTATTGGTGTTGCTGATGACTCAGTTCACTCGGCATGGGAAAAATGGTCTGAAGGTATCAATGGTTCAAGCAGCAACCAAGCCGGTTATGAGCCATCTGAATACATGCGTGATGTCCAGATCCAATTGCTTGACGATCGTGATAACGTTAAGAAAACTTACACACTTGAAGCTGCATGGCCTCAAAACGTTGGTGAGTTGGAACTGGATCAGACTGCCCAAGACTCGTATGCACAGTTTACTGCGACATTACGTTTCTTGCAGGCAACCAACGACAACAGTCTTTAATAAAACAAGCCCAAGGTTATCCTTGGGCTTTTTCTTTGCTTGAATAAATCAGGTTACCACAACCGTAAACCTTATGCCATCCATTTTTAACCATGTTATCCCTTTCTGATAGCTTGGGATCATACTTATCTCCCAATAACTCAGGTAATCTATGTTTCATAGCTTGATAACGACTCACTACTTCTGTGGAATCTGATCTTATATATTGGTATCCAGGCTTGCTTGTACCGATGAGGTTCATGCCTAATGCTTCGTAAACTCCACCATGAGACCTTTCTAATGAAGCATATGATATCACCGAATCACTCACACTATTGATAAAATGCCTGTACATTTTACTTGCACCGCCGACAACTGTATGGCCTATACGATTACAAAATCTGATTAGTTCGTACTGATGTTGCTTATCAAAACGTGGTACAGCAAATGTCATCAGAGACACAAGTTGTTCCTGGTAATACAATCCAATATTATGGCTTGCAACACATTTGCCCTGCATATGATTTTCTTCCAGGAACTGTTGAGCTTCATTAAAATCGACGGGCTTCAAATCACAAGCTCTGGCATATATCCTTTCTGATAAATCAAGTTTGTGCTCTATGATAGACTTGACGATATCAAACTTGTAATTCAACTGGTGATCGGTAAAATGTAACAAAGTAACACCATTTTTTCTACATGTATCCGTTTTATCTTTGTGATATGTTGGTGATTTATACTTGTCACTATGCCAATAACAACCGTTGATTTCAATAGCTAGTTTCGTATTAGGGATATAGAAGTCCAATTCTTGTCCGTTTAGCCAGCCTGGTCGTAGATTCCGTTCATATTGTAATCCCATGTCATCCAACAGTGTATTGATCATTGTCTCGTGTGAAGAACCTGTATTGTTTTTCTCAATGTCATGTTTGTCAAGCCAGTATAATACTGTTCCGTAACTGACACCAAGTTCCTGACCAACTTTATGGGATGTCATACCAGGTTGACAGTACATATTGCGAAGGGCTTCCGGATTTTCTAATATTGAAACAGCTTCATCTTGACGATGGTTTCGAATAGGTATTTGATGTTTAGTTAGCCAGTATAGAACATTGGTTGAACCTGTAATTTCTTCAATTTCTCGTACCGATTTGTTCTGCACCACATACAATTCATTCATCAATTGCTTGTCGCGCACCTTGGTATTATCGTAACCATTTTTATCCAGACCATATTCATTAAACCATCGGTGTAATGTAGACACAGGTATTGTCATGGCCTTACTAATAGCCGTTAATGACCCATGTTCTGACAAGTAACCCGATAGTGTTTCCATTGTTGGTTTAGTGTGTTTCTGGACCGTCTTTTTGTTTAAGCCATGCTTCGATATTAGGCGCTTCACCGTCGACACGCTACATCCCATAAGGTTTGCAATATCGTCTCTTGTTAATTTTTCTGTTAAATATAATTTTGTAAGTTCTTCCTTTGTCATGACTCACTCCAGAGTTGTGTGACGAGTAACCTAAATAAATATATTGAAATTATAAAACTAGGAACAAATATGAAAAGCTTGTTTGAAAACTTTACATCGTTTGGTGCCTTGTTTAGTCCTGCTCAAGAACATATCAATAAGGCTCAGGAAAAGGAAGACGAAAACCTTTATAAAAATTCTGACGTTATTGCATATGAAGAAAATGGCGCTGATACAGCTGTCATTGCTGGCGGTGTACACAACAAGAATCCTAATGGTGGTCCGGCTGCGCAAACAAACCTGACCTATCAACGAGACAAGATCAACCGTTATCGCTCCATGCTTAATCACCCAGAGGTTGAAGAAGCTGTCGATCATATCGTTAATGATGTTGTGACGTGTGATGAGGATGAAGATCCGATAGCCATTAACCTGGAAGACGTCGAAATTTCAGAGTCTGTAAAAAATAAAGTCTACGATGCATTTAACAAAATCCTTGGCCTTATGGACTTCCAGAACAATGGTTATGAACGTATTCTTTCCTTCTATGTGGATGGACGACAAAGCTACCACAAAATCGTTGACGAGAAGAAAAAACGTGAAGGTATTAAGCGCCTTGTCATGTTGGATCCGCGTGCTATCAAAAAGGTGCGCGAAATTGTCAAGGAAAAGGATAGTGATGGCATCGAGAAAGTTAAGAGCGATGAGACATTCTTCGTATATGACCCAAATGTCGTCCGTAAGACTACTGGTCAGCAATTAGGAACTTATCAGTCTCATTCTCAACGCCTGAAGCTTTCGGAGGGTATGGTCGCATACGTGGACTCTGGACTACCTATTGATGAGATGGGTTTCGTACCTGGTTTCCTAGAGAAAGCTTCATGTGTTCTCAATAAGCTTCGTACAATGGAAGATGCGATGGTAATTTATGCCATCACACGTGCACCAGAAAAGCGTGCTTTCTACCTTGATACAGGTTCCTTACCTAAGAAGTCATCTGAAGAATATGTCAAGATGATGATGGGTAAGTTTAACACGTCAGTATCATACAACCGTGAGACCGGTGAGATCAGTTCAGCATCAAAGTTGATGGGTATTGTCGAAGACTACTGGATGCCACGTAAAGAGGGTAAGACTGCAACACAAATCGAGACATTACAAGGTGGTCAACAGCTTGGCGAAACGAGTCATATCCTGTACTTCCTAGAACGTCTATACAAAGCATTGAAAGTGCCTAAGTCTCGTATTGATTCAGGTGACTCTGGCGGTGGCTTAGTAAACATTGGTGGTTCAGACCTTGCTCAGACAACTCGTGCTGAATACAACTTCTCAAAGTTTATCAACCGGATTCGTCGTCGTTATGCTACTGAGCTTTTCAATGATCTGTTACGCACTGAACTAATCCTAACTAATGTGACATCGGAAGCCGAATGGGACAAACTGTTTAAAGACAATATCAAGTATGATTGGAACGGTGACAGCTACATTAAAGAGCAACAGGATAACGAGATCCTAGCCCAACGCATTCAAAACATGCAACAGGTAGAACCATACATTGGTACATTATGGTCAATTGATTCTGTTCGCAAAGATATCCTCAAGATGACTGATGAAGATATCAAGCGTGAACAAAAACAAATTAAGAAAGAAGAAAATGAAGGTATGTATGGCGAAATCGGCAAAGGTGACAATGGCGAGATTGAACCACCTCGCAACCCATTGAAGCGTTTTGAATAATACCTAAATATAGAAAAGTAACTTGTGAGGAATAAACAATGATCGATATTTTACATCTAGTAAAAGCCGGTAAACTTGTTGAAGCCGAAGCTAAGGTCGTTGAAGCTCTTAATGAACAACGCGATCAATTGCTGGAAGCTGGTCGACAAAACCTTGCCGATTCAATCCTACCATCTGGAGAGTAATCATGGAACACGAATTAGCTAACTTCGCTGATTTGTTGACCGAGGCATACCGAATTAAGGTTGATGCGAGCGGCAAGAAAACACGCCGCCGCAAAGCTCAAAAAGGTTTTAAAATTGTTAATGGCAAGCAGGTCAAGTTATCCTCTTTGGAAAAACTTGCACGTAGCAAAGGTGCACGTCGTGGTGCATTAAAGCGTAAGAACAAACGCCAAGCCATTAAGCGCAAAACTGCCAAGGCAATGAATAAACGCGACCAAATGGGACTTTTAAATAAATGAAACTGATTGTTGAAAACTTACATGGTCAGTCTCATCTTGAGGTCCTGACTGAAAACTCCAAGCATGGCCGTCAACTGTTCTTGGAAGGTCCTATGGTTCAATGTAATGCGGTAAACCGTAACGGTCGCAATTATGATTTCGAATCTGTAGGTAAACCCGCTGTTGACCGATACATTAAGGAATACATTGAGGATCGCCGAGCAATCGGTGAAGTCGAGCATCCGGAATACCCTTTCCCTAAATTGTCAAAGGCTGCACTTAAAGTCGAGTCTATGGCATGGGACGGTTTCAATGCTATCGGTAAAGCACGAGTCCTTAATAACCCTAACGGTCAAATCATTGCTTCTCTTGCTGAAGCAGATTTTAACTTGGCAACAAGTACCCGTGGTCTAGGTGATGTATCAGACAACTACGGTATTGACGAAGTACAACCTGGCTTTATGCTTACGGCTGTTGATGTGGTAGATCGCCCTAGTGGTCAGGTCTGTTATATGAAAGCGTTGCGAGAGTCTGTTGATTGGGTTCAGAATGACCAGGGAGTATGGGTGGCAAAAGACATTAATGAAAATGTTGACAATGTTATCCAGACAAATTCATTGTTGGAATCTGATTTCCTACAACGTTTTGAGAAAGCTCTAAATAAATTGAGCTAAATACTATTAATCAATAAGTTTATAAGGGTACTACCATGTCAGATCCTATGAAGACTTTATTCGAAGGTGTTGACGGTCTAAGTCCAGAATTCATGGATAAGGCTAAGAACCTCGTTGAAGCACAAGCTAAGGTGCAAGCTGCACAAGCGATCACTGAAGCAGAAAATGTTCTTCGTGAATCTCACGAGCAAGAGATGGCACAATTACGTGAATCTCATGAACAAGAGCTAGCAAACGTTGAAAGTAACCTGATGGAAAACTTTGCACCAGTTCTTAATACATTCCTTGAGAATGCTGTTATGAAATGGGCCGAAGACAACGCAGTTGCGATCGACTCTAAGCTTAAAGTTGAGTGTGCAACTCAATTCCTAACAGGTCTTGGTGGTCTGTTCACTGAAGCAAACGTTGAAGTGCCAGAAGCAACATCTATTGTTGAAGGTCTTGAAGCAAAAGTTGAGCAGTTAACTGAAGAACTGAATCAAAAAACTCAAGCACTTCTTGAGTCAGAAAATAAACACAAACTTGATGAGCGTAATAAGCTTGTTGAAAATGCTGTTAAAGATCTGACTGATACACAAGCCGATCGTGTACGTAGCCTAACAGAAGGCGACGACTACTCTAACCTTGAATCATTCGGTGCACGTGTAAGCGCTTACTGCCAACTTGTCGAAGCACAAGACAAAGGCGGTGACGACAACACAGATGGTGATGAACCTGAAGATGACAACAAGGATAAAAAGCCTGTAACTGAAGGCGATGATCCTGAAGGTCAACAAGGTCAAATCACTGAAGGTGTTGATCCAATTGTCGCAGCTACTCTAGCAGCGCTGTAAGTTGTTTGCGGGTTCGTCCCGCAAACGCTAAATTAAATTGCGTCTAAATATTTGTATATTGTTAAAGACGTAAATCAAATCCGATTACAACCCATATAGGAATAAAGTTATGGCTGCGAACCAAAAACTAGTAACCGAAGAAATGCGCAAGCGTTGGAAACCGGTTCTTGAAAAAGAAGCATCAGAAGTTAAAGGTCTTTCTAACGGCGACATCCGCGTACGTCTACTAGAAAGCCAAGACGAATGGAACGTTAAAAACCTTGGTGGTCGTTTAGACGAATCAACAATGCCAGGTTCTCTTGAAGGTCACGTTGGTAAGTTCCAACCAGTTCTTATCTCAATGGCTAAGCGTCTAGGTCCAAACAACATCGGTATGGAATTCTTCGGTGTTCAGCCTCTTGCAGGTCCAGATGGTCAAATCTTTGCGATGCGTGCACGTAAAGGTGATGGTACTGGTTCTGGTAACATCCAAGACCGTCCAGAACTATTCATGGGCGAAGCTGATTCAGGCTACTCTGGCACTGGTACAGCACAAGCTGGTGACCCATCAGGTTTCACTCTTAACGAAGTGAACGGTACTGGTGACAATACAGCATCAACTGCTGGCAAAGGCATGAGTACCCAAGACGCTGAAAAACTTGGTGCGACAGGTGGTAAAGCTTGGAACCGTGTTGGTGTGACAATCCAAAAAGCGACCGTGACTGCTAAGTCTCGTGGTCTATTCGCGGACTACTCACATGAGCTACGCCAAGATATGATGAACGTACACGGTGAAGACGTTGACTCAATTCTGTCTGACATCCTTGTTACTGAAATTAACGCTGAACAGACTCGTGAATTCATCCGTACGATGAACATCACTGCTAAGAAAGCGACTGAGCATGGCACTAACGGTATCGTGAACATGCAAAGCGACGTTTCTGGTCGTTGGGCTGTTGAGAAGTGGAAATACCTACTGTTTGTTCTTGACGTTGAAGCAAACAAGATCAGCATCGAAACTCGTCGTGGTAAAGCTAACAAAGTTCTGTGTGCTCCAAACGTTGCATCAGCACTTACAATGGCTGGTCTTCTTGACTACACTACTGCGGTATCAAGCCAAGCAAACATGAAAGTTGACCCAACTGGTAATGTTTACGCTGGTCGCCTAGCGAACGGTATGGATTGTTACGTGGACCCATATGCGGACACTATCAACTACATCACCCTAGCTTACAAAGGTGCTAACCAATTGGATGCTGGTGTATTCTTTGCACCATACACTCCACTTGAAATGTACCGTGCTAACGGCGAAGATACTTTCGCACCACGTATGGCGTTTAAGACTCGTTACGGTCTTGTGGCTAACCCATTCGTACAGATTGCTGAGAACCAAGATCCTAACGTTTACGTGACGGCTGACGGTCTTGCTGCTAACTCTAACCCTTACTTCCGTAAGATGGCAATCAAGAACCTTTACTAATCGTTCAGGTTACCCAAAATATAAAAAGGTCCCAAATCGGGACCTTTTTTATTTCTCTTTTACGCTCCAAGAAAAAACACCTTCCACGTATTCATTCTTCAGCACATCCGAGGACAAAGCACTCAACCTAAGTGCGACGGTCTGCCCTGGTTCAATCTCGACAATGACACCACCATTTCCTATTGGCATGTCATTAATCCAAACCCCCCTAAGAAACAAGTTGACATTTCGATTAGTGTTGTTGGTGAATAACACAACAACCTTAACATCAACATCACCAATATCAATCCCGTACTCGGTTTTGATTGTCTCTAGGAAACGTGGGTGAATAAATAATAATACCGACCTGTTTTTAGTGTTGATCAAAGCAAAATCAACTTTGTCCAAATCAGTTAGATTATCCAAAACGGGTACGGAAATCTTTGCGACCTCGACCCGATTACACTTTAAACCATTGCATTCCTCTTTAAATATAGTTGTGTTGGTATGTTCATTATTGTTAACTTGGGCTAAATCAGAAGTTGAAACACGCATCTCAACCAATGAACGGCAGCCTGGCAACATCAAGATCATAACAATCAAAGCCAACTTCCGTATGTATTTCAATTTATAACTCCGGAGTGCTATTCGATGACAGCTAAATTAAACCCCAACCCAAATGATGCCTCCAGTGATAAGTGGAGACTGTTTTTTGAAGGTCTTGACCTAATTTTATTTAGTCAAAAAGTGACTGGGTTTGACATTCCTGACATCTCGTCTATGGGTATTCGTGGGCCATCTCCTGACCCTATCCTATTTGATGCCCACGGGGATCGTGTTGAGTTCAGTCCGGTCAACTTTATCTTTGTTGTTGATGAGAATTATGCCAATTATAAGAAACTTTTCGAGTGGCTTAAGACTAATGCAGGGAAAAACATCCCAGTGACAAGAAACTTTACCGTTGAACTGCTTGATAACCGTGGCAAACAACAGAATGTTACACTTGAGTTTCAACACGGCCGACCAACTGCATTAGGTTCTTTCCAGCTTGATACAACCGCAGAGACACCGACATTGCTCTGTACACTGACTATGAATTTTCAAGATATGAACTTCATTTAAAATTGAAGTTCCTATAACACTGAGATCAATACCATGACTACACAAAATGACGATTTCTTTAAAGATGCACCTGCTCATCATACTAATGAAGAACTCCAAGATATGGCTGAAGATATCCTTCGTATCAATATGAAAGACCTGGACGGCGAGTCGTTACGCCAAACTGATATCTTCTTTAAGGTCCAAGAGCTTTACCGTAAACAATCAAAGTATCTTCGTTGGCTGATGCAAACACATGCTGAGATCAAGCTTTACCGTCAGCAATACTACCTGGGACAATTACCTTCTGAAGTTTATCAGAAAGAAAAACTCAGAGTTAAGCCATTGAAGACTGAGCTTCCATTATATATGGCTGCTGACAAGATCATGCAAGAGATTGATGAGAAGCTTAAGGATGCTGAAGATGGTGTGTCTTTCCTTGAAGATACAATGAAACATGTTCGCGACCGTGGTTTCAATATCAAAACTGCCGTTGAATGGCGTCAATTCATGTCAGGTGCATAATGGTTGGTCTTAATTCATTAAAGACGCTCAAACAGGAGCGTCTAATTCGCTCCCGTACGTTCCAACATCGGCCAGTTCCTGTTATCGAGTTAAATTGTACTACTACGGACAACGGACGATGGTATGAGCTTCCAGGGAGCTCTGAGAAGCTATTCTCGATAACTACCATGCTTTCGAAGACATCTGATGATGATTGGTTATTAGAATGGCGTGAAGCACTCGGTGCCGAGAAAGCCGATGAAGAAACTGAACGGGCTTGTGTTCGGGGTGAAGCAGTACACGAAGCTTGTGAGTATTACATCAATAATGACCCCATGGAAAAGGTGTATAAACGGGCCGGTGCATATCACTATTTGTTTGACCAAATAAAGAAACATCTTGACAAACACTTAGGGTTAGTGATATGTCAAGAGATACCACTCCACTCTAAAGTAATGCGTTTGGCTGGTCGTGTCGATCTCATTGCATTCTGGAAGGGTGAACTCTATATAATCGATTTCAAAACTTCCAATAACTACAAAGACCGCGAGAAGACTGAAGACTACGGGATCCAGTTAGCAGCGTATAGCCAATGTTTCTTTGAAATGTATGGGATACGTATCAAGAAGTTTATAAACATCATTTCGTGTGAACAACGCAAAGACGCCAATCTCATTGAATACACTTGGGATGAAATGGCTCCACTCCTTGCGAAACGTGTCGCACAGTTCCACTCCCTACCGCAATCATAATTTCAAAAGTTCCCCTAAATATTCTTATCGAATAGGGGAACTTTCATGGCTTACTCATTATACCTAGAAAAATTGAATTCCAGCTATGCGCAGGTATACTCAGATGAGCCATGCGTATACGAAGACCTGTATGAATATTTCAAGGTCAAGGATCCATCATACGACAAGAACAACTGGGCTCATCGGAAGTGGGATGGGATGGCTCGTCTCGTAACTCGTGGTGGTAAGGTTCCTATCGGTCTTGTTGAGAAGGTGTGCAAGTTCGCGCGCTCTCGTCGATATGAGATTGAAGTCGATCCATTGCTTGCTAATACACGTTCTATCAGCGATAAAGAATTAGAGGAATACATCGACCATCTAAATCTCTCCCGTGATGACTCTGGTGAGACGGTTCCGTGTATACCTTGGGATTATCAGGTATTCGGCGTTAAGATGGCCCTGAGACTCCGTAGGGCTGTTCTGTTAGCAGATACGGGCGCTGGTAAGAGTCTAATGCAATACATCTTGACCCGTTACTACTTAGATGAAGCAACTGTTGACAACGAAGACGTCAAAGTTCTGATTATTGTTCCCTCTATCAACCTTGTTAGCCAAATGTATAACGACTTCCACGAATACAGCCGTCTGAACGGTTGGGAAGTAGATTTGTTCACTCATAAAGTATCGAGTGTTGACGGTGGCCAAAAGAACACACATAAGCCCGTTGTCATTACAACATGGCAGAGCATCCAGGATATGCCAAAGGATTACTTCAAGCAATTCACTAAAGTAATCACTGATGAAGTACACGGTGCTCGAGGTAACAAAATCCAGGGCATCATGAATGCATGTGTGAATGCTGACGACAGAGCAGGCTTAACCGGTACGTTATACGAAGCTCAATTGCACCAGGTTCAAGTAATCTCATTGTTTGGTCCTACTGTCCAGGTTGCTGACACTGAGATGCTTAAGAAGCTAGGTCAGGTATCCGAAACACAAATTGAGATGTTCAATCTCAACTACGAGCAAAGCGAAAAGGAATGGATGCGTAAGTTTGATTACGCCGCGGAAGTTGATGCCATCATGCATCACCCGTATCGAAATACTCTGATCACCACTTTGTGTCGTACACTACCAGGAAACACTCTTGTGATGTTTGAACGGAAAGAGCATATCAAAATCATTTATGAATTGCTCATCCAACACAAACAGAATGTGTTTATCATCAATGGTGATGTCGATAACGATGTTCGTGATCAGATTAAAGCGAAAGCTGAGAATGGTGAGAACGTAACCATCCTGGCATCGTTCGGTACAATGGCTGTCGGGGTGAGTGTTAAGAAACTGCATAACGCAATCTTCTGTCATAGTAACAAATCAATTGTTCGCACACTCCAGACGGTTGGTCGTTTACTTCGTCGTCATAAATCAAAGGATAAAGCACTTATCATCGACCTGGTGGATAACTTTAAGTTAGAAGGTGGTGAACCAAATAAGACATTGGTTCATGCGATGAAGCGCCATGGATTTTACTCTAGTAAGAAGCATCCAATTTCATTTAGAAATTATGATATGAAGGCAATGTTACCTGAGGATAAACTTGAGGAACTATTGGCTGATACGAAACGACGTGAGCGTTCTCGTAAACTGAAGGCTGAGAGAATGAAGATGATGGGGTAGCTTTCACTACCCCACTCCGTTTTCCTCGCGCACGCGATCTATATTAATTTAAATGATCTAGATCAAAGATCAAATTTTAAGATCACATATATAATAAGAAGCGCTTTGCGCTTCCAATCGCCATTCGGCGATTGCCTATTAATAATAAATAATATAAATAATAATATTATATAAATATTTAATATCATTAATAATATATAAAATAAATATAATGGTCCGAAGGACCTGGTGAGCGCAGCGAACCACATATCCCCCGCGTTAATCACGATCATATTTAGTATCTTTTTTAACTAGCCTTTTTCTGAAGTACACAGAAACTACATTAAAAGCCTAGCATAGTGCAACAACATTTCATAATAAAATCTCACTTTATAATCTCACACATTCCATGAAACAACATTGAGAGTTACACAACTACACTTTTCAAATGTTCATTCATGGCTAAGATAGACACGTCTTTTAACAACAAACAATGGAAACACATTATGTCTCAAATTACATTCAGCGAGCGCACTAAACAAATTCTGTCCAACTTCTCTAAGATCAGCCCTTCAATCTTTTTGCATGAAGGTAACATTCTACGTACACTAGATTCGACCGGTGGCGTGATGGCTAAAGCTGTTATTGAAGAAGACATTCCGGTCAATTTCCCGGTCGGTAACCTTAAGGGCCTGCTTCAAACAATCAACCTTGCTACATTCAAAAATTCTAAAATTGAAATGGATGAAGACAAGATGACACTGATCGCTGGTAACAGTACACTGGATTACTACGCTACTGACGAAGATTCAGTCGAATCGATCGAAGACGATGTTGAACCAGAATATGATATCAACTTTACGTTTGATATCGATAACGAAACATTCTGTGACTTCAAATCTGCTGCTAAAGGCATGGGCTTACCGTATGTTAAGATCGAAGGTAAAGACAAGGTTACAATGAAAGCGTTCAACCCTGACTTGCCGACATCAACAGTGTTCACAATTACGTTGGCTGATACATTCGATGGCACACCGTTTGAAGTTGAAATGAAACTGTCAAACATGCAAAGCATCATCGATGGCAACTACACTGTCAAAGTTTGCGAAGAAGATGGTTACAACATCTTCACTGCGATCGACGGCAACCTAGAGTACATTATTGGTCACGAAGAAAGCCTGTAATTACCTGGTCCAAAATCAAAGCCCATATTTATGGGCTTTGATATCATTATTCATGTCACACAAACATTATTGAAGGAAATAACATGTCTGCATTATTAACAGTTGTAGAAAACCAATTTGCTTGGGAACACAAATTCCGTCCAGGTACAGTTGAAGAAACTGTCTTACCACCACGTATCAAAAAACGTGTCATGAACTTCATCGAACAGAAGAAAATCCCGTCATTTGTCTTCTATTCACCATCGCCTGGTACAGGTAAAACAACACTGGCCTACGCAGTAGCACATGAAGTTGGCTGTAAGCGTCCATTATTCATTAATGCTTCTTTAAAAACCGATATCGGTACTATCCGTAATGAAGTTGTCCACTACGCCCAAGGTAAAGCAATCGGTGGCGGTAAAAAAGTTGTTATCCTTGATGAGGCTGAGCGTTTATCGGAAGCAGCACAAGAGTCCCTGAAAGGCGTTATGGAGGCTGTTTCTAAAACATGTACCTTCATCCTAACCACTAACTCAATCGCTCGTCTGAATGGCCCTCTGGTGTCACGTTGTCGTCGTGTTGACTTCATTTGGAACGATGAAGAAGCTGCACAACTAAAAGCACAGATGTTCAAGCGTTGTATGCAAATCCTGGACCATGAGAAAGTCAAATATGACGGTCGCGTGATTGCGAAGCTTGTTGAGCAAAAAGCACCTGACAACCGTTCACTAATGGGTTCACTTCACGATTTCGTTGTTGAACATGGTGAGATCAACGAAGGCATTCTAGCCCAAATGACTTCCGGTTCATTAAATGATCTTGTCAAGATCATGAAGTCCAAAAAGTACAACGACCTGAAGCAGTGGTGTGCGGATAACTCAACGATTGGTGTTGACTTTTATGCGAACCTAACTCGTTTGCTCATCGGTGATGCGGCAACCAACAAGAAAGCTTTGGTTGAGAACCAGTCCATTCCTGAAGTAGTTATGTTCCTTGGTCAAGAACAAAAAGATCACACTAAAGCCGATACATGGCTTCAACTTCTCCAGGTTACCACCACTCTCATGATGTCACCAGAAATTAAATTTCTGTAAGGTGAACGATTATGGATGGTGTTCAAAACTTAGAAGAAGTTAAAATTGGTATGTTCGATTGGGGAAACTCAATCAACAAAAACAAAAACAACTTGTTGAGCGGAAATCCATTCGCAATTAAACAATACGATCCTTGGTCAATCCGACGTTTAGTGGCACAGTCGCAAGACACTTTGATTGAAGCGTGTGAGATGAATAAGGTTGCACATATTGCACCTGAATTTCAGTACATGTACTTCTTGCATGCTATCCCACCAAAGGCTCGCTATTCAAAATGGCCCAAGAAACAAGTTGTTCCTGAAGAAATTGAACAGTTAGCACATTACTGGGGTGAGAACATCGAAAACACGATGAAAATCTTTAACCGTATGAATGATGCAGAGCTCGAACAAGTTCTTTCCAAAATCAATAAAGGTGGTCGCGGTAAGATCACGAAAAAGGGAAGAAAATAAGATGCAAACATCGAACCTTTTAGAAATCAAGTTGGTTGATGACACTAAGTGTGTCATCACTCCCGAATCCTCTTATGAGGCTGCCCATAACGCGTTCTGTAAGCTCAAAGAGACATTGACGCGCATTGGTACTAAAGAAGGCAATACGCTCCGCCAGGAGTGTTACGTGCTCCATCGTCGTGGCAAGTACTATCTGTGTCACTTCAACCAGTTGAAACACCTGGACGGCGAAGAAGTCAAGTATACCGTTACAGATATCGGCATCCGTAACAAGATTGCTGAAGTGTTGAGTAACTGGAACATGATCCAAACGGTTGAAGACGTGTCCAACGTCTGGCCAAAAGCGTTGATGTCTGGAATCATGGTAATTCCCTTTAAAGACGTTGACAAATACGAACTAATTTCACCATACAATATCGGAGTTAAGCGATGAAAATTATCCCATTAGGTTCATACCTTGTAATCAAACCTGTTGAAGTTGTAGACAAAGATGAGTCCGGTCTTACTCTTTCAATGACGGCTAAGCGTTCTGTTGAAGCAAATGGTACATTCAGCCATGGTGAAGTTCTAGCAATCTCTGAAAGTATCTTGTCTGAACAAATTAAAGTTGGTGATAAAGTATCGGTTATCCCTGGTAAGTCCGGCGTTGATAAGGTTGAGTATTGGGACGGCGAAAAAGTCTACATGATGCCGTTGTCATCAATCGTTGGTGTCATCACTGAGTAATACAGACCCATCTAATAAAAGCCCTGGCATTTTGCTGGGGCTTTTTCATATCTTAAATAAACATAACTACTAATTGGAGATTACAAATGTCCACACCGATTTTATTTTTTCGAGATGTGTTGACTGTCATCAACAATCTACAGGTACCGGCCGGAAACCTAGGTGTCACGCGTCGCAATATGCCACAGATTGACGAAGATATGATCGATACGTTTTTATCCGCACTAGAATCAGAGAAAATTGGCTACAAAAATGACTCTGAATATGCGAATACACTAAAATTGACTCAATCCGAAGTGAACAAGTCTAAAGTATGGCATATAATTAGAAACATGAGACGGTCGGGCCGCGGAAAAGGTCGATTCCCTAGAATCTTCGTGTCACGCGATAACTATGTTCTGGATGGCTCGCACCGTCTCGTTGCTGCCCTCAATATCAATCGCCGTATGAAGATGCAAATTGTTCGTGTCGATATGAATGCTTACGAATTGATCAACCTGCTTAAGAAAGACCCCCAAAAATTTGGTGTTCGATATCGTTCTTATACCGATAGTGAATAATTGTGCGTTTGCCGAATTCTAGGCCAGACTCCTAACGTCTTGTTTGGAGTCTTTTATTTCATAATAACATTTGATGATAAAATGTCCTTACTTATTAAACAGGACCCAATATCATGATCTTAGAACAAATAGAAAGCAAATATACACTTGAAGAAATCAAAACAGTCGCTGATCGATTGTTCCCTTTCCGTACACCTGATGGCGGTCCATCATACAACGTTGGACAAGAAGAATCTATCATTCAAACTGTCGATGCGTTCTTGAACAAAGGTCGCACACACGTAGTTCTGGAAGCACCAACAGGTATCGGTAAAACTGCGATTGCTCGCACCATCTACTACACCCTTCGTTCTTTATTGAATCAGCGTTTTCGTGCTACGATCCATACTACAACTATTGGTCTACAAGATCAATACGTTGCCGAAGATAGTAAAGTATTCAGCTTAAAGGGTAAACGCAATTACCAATGTACAGCGCCAGTTGCGTCGGCTTCCTGTACTTACGGTTCCAATGAGTGTCGTCAACTTTGTCGTGACGGTGACTGTAACCCTAAACTATCTTGTCCTTATATCCTGAACCGCGAACGTTGGACCAAAGTTGAAGACCTACGCGTAACCAACTCATCCATGATGGTTACCCTTCCACATATCTTGTGTACAGGCGAAAACGGCAGCGACTTGATGGTGCTAGACGAATGTCACAAAATGAAGAACACCTTACGCGATCACTGTACAATGCGTTTTGACTACCGTTCATCGGGTAATCACAAACGTAAAGGTGCGCCTAACTCCGAAGTTATTCACCAGACGGTGCATGAAGTGTTCCAGTACTGTTGTGACCGATACCGCAAAGGCGATATGGTTGATATTCCAAATGAACTACGTGAAATCATTCGTGAACTATCCCAACCTTTAACAGAAGCAACTAACGTGATGGCTGGTTTGATGAAAAAGGGTGTCGGAGGTAAGTATCTGATTACACTAAACGAAGCTATGGAATACTACCAAAACCTGGCGAGTTATGTTGATATTATGACATCAACTTCTGCAGACAAGTTCGTTGTAGATGATATCACGGATACAGCGATCACATTTAAACCTGTATTTGCCAAAGATGTAGCGGAGTTTTCTCTATATTCCAAAGCTGATTACTTCTTGCATATGTCTGCGACAATCTGTGGTACCAAGAAATATGTCGATGATATGGGTATTCCAAAGGACCGTGTTGAAATCCTTGAGATTGATAACCCAATTCCATTGGAAAATCGCGTCATACACTATTTGCCAGTAGGTAAAATCAATGCGAAAGCAACCCCAGAAATCTACCAAAAGCTTGTTGATGGCATAGATGAAATCATTGACAGTCATGAAGGTCAAAATGGTCTGATTCATACAGTGAGTTACAAACTAGCTGAAATGATCAAACGACAGTCTAAACATGGTAAACGTATTTGGATTGGTCGCGATCGTAAAGAGACCATGGAAGCATTACGTCGTGGTGCAGAGTCAGGTCGCGGTATCATTGTCGCAAGTCCATCAATGGAAGAAGGTTATGACTTGAAACACGACTTGGGCCGCTTCTGTATTATTGCCAAGGTTCCTTATGCGTACCTAGGTGATCCACTAATTAAATATGTATGTTCTAAGGATCCAGGAAGTTACCAACAGGAAGCAGTGTTACGTATAGTTCAAGCATGTGGGCGTTGTGTGCGTGGTGTCGATGATTTTGGTACTACTTACATCTTGGACGAAGGTTTCGGTAACCTGACTCGTTTTGGTGGTGAGTACATGCAGAATTGGTTCCTGGATGGAGTCCAAATGCACGATTAAGGGTAATTGTTATGTTGGTCAAATCATTATCACAATCTGAATTCAAAAAGCTTGAAAATCATAATGAAGTGTACCAAGAGGCATTCAGAGTATTGAATGCCCATCCCTGGTATTCTCGCAGTATTGTAGTTGTTCCGAAAGAACATACCAGTATCATCTATGAACTAGCTGGTCAAAATGGATATGTTGTCGAAAAGGATAAGCACTTTGATGTCATGCGTGTGAAGCGTGGTGGCTTCGAAGATGGTCATAAGCCAACTAGACCAGAACAAACCATCTTTGTGATGACGGAGCATACAGGAGACCTGGAACTAGAAAACTTCCTGTATGAACCATTTGAGCATGCAGTTTATGATAATAAACCCGGAGACCTGGTTATTCTGGGTATAAAAAAGGATTGTGAGAGCTGGAATCTTGCTCTAACAATCCTTGACGAGATGGGCGATAAAATCTATTTTAATAAGCTGCGATAACCTCACATCGTACGTTGATGGTACTAGCTTTTGGTGTTAAACTTAACGTCATGTTAGTACCATCATAATCAACGGTTGGTGTAAACAGCTTGCCTGAACCATAAAAGTCATTAGTACCTGTCATCCAAGCAGTATTACCACTATAATTCAAACCAACATGTAAGTCCATCATATGGATGTTAGTGTTGGTTTTTGCCATTACTTTAAATGTATAGATCGAGAACTTGGTTTTAGGTAACTTGATCAATTCCTGTTTCGACGTACCGTTAAAAGTCTTCTCAAAACTATGAGCTTTGGCCTCATCCACATCATCCCATTTCTTAGATGTACCATTCCAATATTGAACAGTTGGAACTCCAAATTCATTACTTTGAAGTAAAATGGTTTCACCACCTTGGAAAGTTGTCGTGCTGATAGCATTACGTTTGGGAATATCTGCAGGTGCACCAACAAATAAGAATCCACCACGTTCAAGCAATGTCTTGTAGTTATCAGTGAAAACGTTACAGTTTGGTGCATCTTGGATAGCTTTACGAAGGTCAACACCTGTTACAGTTTTCAATACTTCGTTGAGTGCAGCTTTAACTGTAGGTGTTGAAGGAACACTAGTACCTTCCATCGTCTTGTCAATAGCTGATTTATCCAACTTTTCAGTGATTGACTTTAACAGTTTTTCAATTTCTGTACCTGACAGACTGAATTGATATGGTGCTGTGGTCGACATAATTATTTTCCTCAAATTGATATAAGAGTATTTAGAATGAAGCTACAAAAACCATTAAAAATCTATACGGACGGTTCAAGTAACCCACACAAAGGTAAAGCTGCTGGTTGGTCAGTTGTATTCCCATTTGAAAAGCCATTTATCATGTATGGACATTTGGCTCCACCTTCGACAAATATTGTATCTGAAACCTTAGCTGTTGTGTTGGCACTTGAGGTATCGGCCAAGAAAGGCATGCATACAATCATTTATGCTGATTGTGATTTTGCTAAGAAGGCTTTGTATGAATGGCGTCGCAAATGGGAACGCAACGGGTACCCTACTAAAAACCGTGAGCTGATCCTTCGCCTGTTCAAAGCGTTCGATGAACATCCTTGTGCAGAAATCCGTTGGGTCAAGGGTCATGCCGGTCACAAATACAACGAAATGGCAGATTTATATGCCAAGTATGGTCGTGACAAGACGATATTGCCGAATAGCAATGCGACATTACGTTACTTTGAAGATGTGCCATCGGTGGATCAATTTGTTCAAAACATGTAATAGCCCTACAATGTGCATGAACTTTTGATTTAGGAGAATATCATGGCTTTACATTATGTTAACCGTGGTCAACCTGATCCTAAGGATTTTTACTTTAGTGACGATGATAATACTAGAGTATGTGAAGAACTCAAAATTTGGCGACCAAAACGCATTGAAGCTCGCGAATTGAACCTTCCAATGTCACACGCGCCAATTCCCGAGTTTACTGCTGTGTCGATTCAGCAGATTGTGCGTCATCTTGGTACTCGCTACAACTACAACGGATATTGGTTCCGTGATGAAATGGTTGATGAAGCAGTATTGAACGCATTGCAATATCTTCACTCTTTTGATCCTAACCAGGTTGGTCCACGTTCTGGACGTGTTAACTTTCACTCATGGGTTACCACATCTGCTGAACGTGTTTTTAGTAATCGCATCAAGCTTGAAGAAGAACAGGTTTATCACAAACTCAAGTCAATTGAGTTAAATGGTGGACTGGAAGCCTTTGATAGTGACGACCATGACACTTCACTGAGTATTAACAATGTTGACAATAGTGAAATTGGTCAGGATTACATGGCTCGCATTTATGCTTTTGAAGAAAAGCGTAAAGAAGAAAAAGCCAAACAGAAAGCTCGACGTCTTGAGCGTCAGGCTAAGAAAGCTAAACCGCCAAGAAACAAGTTGGCACGTCTATTGAAAAAGAAAAAGGAATCGTAAACCATGAAGCTTTTACGAATTGGTGATTTACACGTTGGTGCACGTAGTGGTAATGAGTTCATGCGTGAATTCATTAAAGATTACCTGATGAACCATGTGCTTGAATACATGATCCAAAACGGTATCAAACATGCTATCCAAGCAGGCGATTGGATGGATATCCGTCGTTCATTGCCAGGCCGAGACCGTCAGTGGATTGTTGACGAGTTTGTACCAAAGTTGGTTGAACATGGTCTAGAATTCTGGGCTATTCCTGGCAACCATGACTTGACCAACCGCAATACTATCGAACCTAACTGGATCCAATGGTTGGAACAAGAAGGTCAGGGCCAAATCCATTACATTGGTCATGCACAAGATGTAATGATTGAAGACCATTTGGTTTGTATGGTACCTTGGATTTGTCGTGAGAACTATGATTCAACTCTTGAGCATCTCAAACAATCCAAAGCGAAGCACTGCGTAGGTCACTTTGAGCTTGCAGGCTTCAATATGTACCAGGGTTCTACATGTGAAGACGGCCAGATCAGTACATCATTACTTCAGAAGTTTGAACTGGTTGATTCAGGTCACTTCCACACCCGTAGTAAGCAAGGTAATATCGGTTATTTGGGTACACCATACCATATTAACTGGCAAGATTTCCTTGACGGTGACAATCGTGGTTTTGATATCCTGGACACTGAAACAATGGAGTCCAAGTTTATCCGCAACAAAGTGAGCCAAACGTTGTTCCGTACATTCGATTACGACTGGTCATTGATTGCGGATGATAAGGAAAGTCAGAAGCAATTAACGGATACCAAATGGCTTGAAGATGAATTCGGTCTAAAAGGACAAATTATCCGAGTTACCTGTATCAACCGTGAAAATGCTACACATTACAAGAAGTTTGTTGCGGCTATGCGTAATGTTGAATGTCTCAACCAGCAAATCATTGATAAGTCTGTAAACATCGTAACTGATGAAGTTGTTGTAGATGAAGACGAGTTGAAAAAGGACACCCTGTCTGTCATTAAAGAGAAGGTCAACTCAACAGAAGGCATCGATCAGAAAGCGGTTTCGAGTATCCTTGAAGCATCGTATCTGCGTTGTCAGAACACGGATAATATCACAGCCTAAAACTTCAAATCATAAAGGTCAGAGTATTATTGCTCTGACCTTTTACTATTAAGGAATAATCATGTCACAAGTTAATATTTTATCATTTATGAATGCGGTATCTGAAGCCAACAGTGACAAGCCTGTTGAAGTCCCATTTGCCGTAAACAAAGCGGCTACAAAGAAACTCACTATCCGTCGTGGTCGTGCCAAAAACTTCCGTTCTATCGGAAACCATTTTGTTGAGATCGACTTTGAACGTAACCAGTCAACTCTGATCACATCTGACGATAATGGTGCAGGCAAGTCAACCTTGACTATTTGGTTACCGTATTTCGTCTTACTTGATAAGCCATATGGCAAGAAGGCAACCAAACCGGGTATGGTAAACACTATCAACAATAAAGATTGTGTTTGTGAGCTTGAGTTCTTCACTAACGGTACTGAATACCTTGTTCGTCGTGGTATCAAACCTGCGGTATTTGACATCTGTAAACAGGTCAATGGTGAATGGGTACGTATCGAAGACGAAGCAGCAATGGCTGACTACCAAGGTTACCTGTTGAACATCCTGGGTCTTGAGAAAAAATCTGCAGAGAAGATTCTCGAGAACATTATCCTACTTGGTCTTGATAAGTTCCACCCATTTATTGAAATGTCTGCAGGCGACCGTCGCATCCTTGTTGAGTCAATCTGGGATTTGGGTATCTTTAGTCTAATGAATGAAGATATCGGCAAACAACAGGGTCAAGCGAAGCGTCAAGAAGAACTGTTGGTTGGCCAAGAACAACGTGACTCTATGGACCTGGAACACAAAACTCAACGCCAACATGAGTACAAAGAAGGTGTCGAAACTTCCCGCGCAGATATGAAAGAGAATATCAATAATGCGATGAACAAGATTGACGATACCAAGGATGCGATCGAATCTAAATCAACAGAATTGACAAGTCTAGTATCCGAGCGTGATGATCTTGAAAATGGTGTCGGCAAACAGCTGTCGGCCGATGAACAAGTGTTGGCTGATGCAATCAAACAGGTCGAAGACGAACTCTCTAACGTTGATGTTGACAGCGATGTACAAGTAATTGCTAGTACAGCTTCGGTCAAAGAAAAGCGTGAAGCTTTCGAAATTGCTCAAGACGACTTAGACAAAGTCAAGCAAGAGATGATTGAAATTGGCGAAGAAACCAAAAAGCCAGTTATCCCATCGAATGCTGCAACCGAATTGTTTGATAAACGTAAAGCCAAAGAGAGTGAGGCTGAAACACTGCATCAAACAATTCCAGGTTTGGAAGAAGAAGCTGATCAGCTCCAGGCCGAAATCAATAAACAGAACCAACTGTTAACTGATGGCCAAAAACATATCTCGGTTTTCAAATCGAACATTGCAGAAACAGAAACCAAAATTGCTGGACTTGAAAAAGCAATCGGTGATTATGCGGATATGACGTCGTGTCCAACCTGTCACCAGGAAGTTACAGACGAAGCAAAAGCATCGGTCAAGGATTCAGCAGAACCAATGTTGAATGAGCATCGTGAAACATTGCAGAAGCAACGTGATGGCCTGGAACGTTGTGAGAAGCTTTTGGCTGGTATCCAAGAGAAAATTGATACCGCTAATACTAATCTTAAAGCTAAACGCGAACAAATCCAACAAGCAAACCGCACAGTACAGACTCTGATGACAGAAGCACGTCAATTTGGTTCAGATTGGGATCAGATGATCGCTAGTGAGAAGCGTGAACGTGACAATAAACTGACTGCTGATGTTACAGCTCGTTACCAAGAGACCAACCAAAATGTGCTTGATGCTCAAAAAGCGTTGTCTACTGCAGAAGCTGAACTTGATATTGCCCGTAAGAACGTCGTGAGTGCTCTACGTACAACGAAATTTGAAAAGTTGAACGAACGTAAAGACGAACTGCATGTTGTCCGTACGGAGTACACAAACAAGCTTAACAAGCTCAATAACTCAATTGGCATGTTGGAACTTGAAATCAAGAACCTGAAAGGTACCTTGGCCGAAACGGAAGAACAATTAACTAAGCTTCAAGAGCGCCAAGCATCTGACGATTCCAAGTTCAATGAAGGTCTTCGTGTTCGCAATAAAGATGTGTTGAATGCAAAGGATAAACTTGCAGAAACTCAGTCTGAAATCCAGGTGAATACCAAACTTCAAGACGATTTGAAAGCAGCTCGTTTATTGATTGGTGATAAAGAAATCAAAGCGGATATCGTGAAGCAGTACCTACCGTTCATGAACGCCAAGATCAACGAGTACCTGGAAGCATTGAACATCTTTGTTGGATTCGAAATTGATGAAAACTTTGAAGTATCTATGAACGCACCAGAACGTAAGAACCAGACATTATTCTCATTGTCTAGTGGTCAGCGTGCTCGTATCAACCTGGCAATCATGCTGGCCATGCGTGAAGTGGGTAACTTGAAGTCAAGTATCCAGTGTAACCTGTTGACTTGTGATGAAATCTTCGAGTGTCTGAGTGCACAAGGTGCTGAAGAAGCTGTGGAAATGATGAAACATAAATTCCCTGATCAGAACATCTTCGTGGTTACCCAGCGTAATGAAGAATTCCGCGAGCACTTTGAGAACAACATTCACCTTGAACTCAAAAACGGTTTCACTGAAATCAAATAGTTCAAAAGTTTGAAAGCGATAAAATGGTCTTACTGGTTGGTAAGACCATTTTTATTTGGAGAAATATCATGAGTTTGTCATCATATTATGAACATCTGTTGCTAAACCCTGGACAGCATAATAATCTGTCAGGCCAATATGTTATTCTTGAACATGGATTCAACGGTAACTATATCAATGGTATGAGTATTGGTCCCGAGTTTGTCGTAGAACACAAGGAACACTACAACAAACCAGTCTTCGCAAAAATTCTGGGTGCTTGGTCTGATCCTACAGATATGGACATTCATTTCCGTGTCGCATTACTCGAAGACAACAAAGAAACCGCACACATTACTACTAAACTAGGTCGTATTACAGAGCGACATTACTTGGAACAAGTCAACAGTATTGAAGAAATTCAATGTTGGACCATGATTTCAAGAGAACGTTACATTGACCTAATCACTTACAAAGCAGAGGACGAGATCGATGCCGAACACTTCTGAGCAAACTATCACCCAATTTGTAGAAACAGAATTCAAAGATTTTTCTGTTGAAAACACCCGTCGTATGGTGCCGTCAATTGTTGATGGTCTAAAGCGTTCACAACGTAAAGCCGTATGGGCTATGTCACAGATGAAAGGTCTGGAAACTGTTGAGCGTGTGGGTCTAAAAGCCGCCGCGATGACTGCTTACAAACACGGTGGTAATAACATGTGTGGTACAGTCATTAACTTGGCTAAGGACTTCCCCGGCACCAACAATGTTCCATTGATTCGCAAGGAAGGCCAGTTTGGTTCGTTCATCGACCATGACAACTCGAGTGCTCGTTATATCGAAGCTGAGATTCATGACAACTACCGTGCATTCTTCAAAGCCGAAGACGATGACATCTTGTCACACCAGTACGACCAAGGTAAAAAGATTGAACCATACTACCTATACCCAATCATACCAATCGTGCTCGTGAATGGCGCCAGAGCAGTTGGTTCAGGTTATGGTACTAAATTCCCAGGCCATAAGGTTAACGACGTCCTGATAGCTGTTCTGGAGACCTTGTCCATGGGCAGACCCCAGACCAAACTTGTGCCCGGTTACAACAATTACGTTGGTGATGTGATCCGTAAAGATTCTGAACAAATTGAAATACGCGGGAAGCTTGAAATCAAGAATACCACAACCGTTGTGATCACTGGTATTATCCCAAATTATGATCAGGAAACATTCAAGACAAAGCAACTGATTCCTAAACTTGATGCGAAAGAAATCGTTGACTACATTGACGATTCTAACGAGACTGACGGCTGGAACATCACAATTAAGTATACCCGTGAAGCATTGAGTGTCCATACTGAAGAATCTCTGCTTGAATCTTTTGGTTTGATTAACCGTGATACGCCAAACTATACACTTTGGGACTTCGAAGGTAAGATCAAGAAATACGATTGTCCTGAAGATATCGTTGTCGAGTTTGTTGAATGGCGTTTGGCCCGCAACGAAGAACGTCGCCAAGCGATGTTATCAAAACTGCAATCAGAGATTGATTACTGGACACAATATTTGTGGTTCCTGAAAGACTACTTTGATAATACAGATAAGTACAAAGCTTGCAACAAACAACAGATGCTAGAGCGTTTGCTGGGCTTGGGTATCTATGACGAACATGTAGACAAGTTCATCAAAACCCCTGCATACAAACTAAATGTTGAAGGCATTACTAAGGCTGAAGAAGCGATCAACAATTTGAAAGCAGAGTACAAAGTGCTTCAAGAGAAAACTCCAAAGTCAATTTATCTTGATGACTTGGAGCAGTTAGGTCAGTACATTGAGGAACAAAATAATGTTGCGTAAATTCTTATTATGGTTAGCAGCCAACAAAGTTTTCAAAGCACATCCACTTCGTGATCTTATCAAGCAATCAGAGTGGACAATGTTGAGTACTCCATTGAACGATAAGTACCATGCTGGCGATTTACCACCAGGAGTCAAGCCTGAAGAATACCCGGCCCTATTGGCACGTCTGCGTGGCACATTCAAAACAAATAAGGTGTATCCAATCTACTTGGACCGGACAGGTAAAGTTGCGATTCAAGCATCCGGTAGTGACGGTGAGCGTTCGATCCGAGTGATTAGCATGAAGAAGTCCCAATACTTCAACGAAATGAATATCAATGAGCAGTGGAGTTACTTTGAACATTCACCTAACCCTGTTTATCGTAAGATGTTCAAATTCATATACCGACACCTTGATGTGGATATGGGTATTATCAAAAACACATAAGTTATGATATGATGGTTATTACTAAATACTGGTAATAACCATTTTTATTACTTACGATAGGACAACAAATAATGTCAAATTCTTTTATTAATATGCTTAATGAACAACACCTGGAAGGTACTGTTCTTACTGAAGCTATGATTACTGAAGCATTCGATTCAGAACCATATGAGTTCCAATTGGAAGCTCCTCGTGCTGACAACGTGTATGCTGTATTCACTGATGAGAAGGGTGGTGAATTCCGAGTACAATTTTATTCAGGTGTTGGCCTTGGTAAAGGAGTACGCCGTGTCCGTTTGGGTAAGAAAAAGGGCGCGTCATTCTCTGATGCAAACATCAAGTTCAATAACCCTCAACGCGCGATCGCAACCATGCTTGCAGCTGCAGAGGAATTCTTCCTAACTCCAATCGGTAAGAAAGCACCAGGTTTTGCTTTTGAATTTACAAAGAAAGCCGCTCCTCGTGGTGTGCGTGTTGTACGTGCTGTCATGAAGCGTAAGTTCCGCCAAAAGTTTGATGTTCTTGATTCATCATTCAGCCCAGAAAAAGGTAAAGGTTTCGTATGGGTAGTACGTAAAGGCCAAGATGCTGCTAAAGTCTTCTCCGGTCCTAAGGTTGCCGGTTTAATTGGTGGTAATGATACGGATCCTATCGTTGAACCTGATCCAGCACCGGAACCTACTGATGATAATAAACTACTCATAAAGTGGAATCAAAAAACTGCTGACTTCATGCTCGAAAACATCCGACCAAACTTAGAATCTGCACTATCGTTCTATGGTCCATGGGAACAGGTGGGTACTACTCAGAACAGCGTTACCATGCGTTTCGAGAACAATGGCTATGAAGCCACTATCGGTGTCAATGTTGAAAAACTACAGTACATTTTTGAAGGTAAATTGTACAAGAACATCAACGAAATTTTTGAACTTATTAAACCAATGGTTCAACCTATCGTTGATGTAACCGATCAAAACCATGAATCTTTCGCGGCTCATTTGAATATGCAACAGGGTATTGTGGCATCCAAAGAAGCCGGCGGCGTTCGCATCTATTTGCCTGGTTACAACAAGGATATGTTAGCGACCTTTACAGAAGGAAAAGGCTGGGTATTATACGCTGATGGTAAAGCTGAAGAATTTGTCTCAACTGGTGAAGTTAAAGACTTTGTTGTTAATATGAAGAACAACCTTGATAAGCTTGATAGTCTTACTGGTGATGAAGATGAAGATGAAGATGAAGATTTCGAAGGTATGCAACCAATCGATATGTTTGCGGGCTTACTCTACGAAGACTTGACCGTCGATGTAGATTCAACTGGTATCAACTGGGTGGTGACAGATGACGAAGGCGACTTCGAAGCAATTATCCGCACGGTCAATTACCCGACACTTAAAGTTGATGCATACGGCGTCGATCCTAATCATGCTTACGACGGCATTGAAGAAGCCGCAAATGCTATCAACGATTCATATGATCTGATGTTCCCTGAGGACGACGAAGATGAAGAAGACGATCCATCATACATGCCACGTCGTATGAATGATGTTACCCAATCACTGCAAAATGTTGGTTTTCAGGTTGAAACTGATGATTTAAACCCAATCCAATTGAATGTTTCAAATTCCAGTGGTCGTACGGTAGCATCAGTAATTCACAAGCCTACAGCATTTGAAGTTGTATCCGCATACAATGACAAGCGTGAATTCTTTGAGTCTGATGAAGAACACCCATCACAAGTAACATTGGGTGGTATTATCAAGTTTGTTCACAAGTTGAATAAAACTGTCCCAGTCAACGAGCAAACAGTAAACCTAGGTGTCAAGACATTACCAACGTTTATGGAACTGCTTAACGACCAGAAGACTATTGAAGAATCATATGTCGAAATCGGTAAGACCTATGTCGGCTTCGGTCGTCATGCGGATCGTGGTACAGTAATCGTTGATGACAAGAAGAAAGAGATTGGTAAAGGTTTATTCATCATCTTCCATAAGAAGGGTGAAAAACGTTCCCAAAAACTGGCTGCCAAGATTTTTGACCAACGATATAAGAAGGCATAAGTCTTCAAAATAACAACTTAGACTAATATGGGATTGCTTTCTAAATATTGAGAGCAATCCCTATTTTATTTGTGAGGAAATAATGACTAAATCCTTCCTAGAATTACTGAGTGAAAGTGATGTTGAACTGGTAACTGAAGCCATGATCACAGAAGCTTTCAACCAAGAACCATACGACTACACGCTAGAGCAACCGCGTACGGATAATATCTTTGCAATTTTCCAAGAGGAAGATGGCTCCGAATTCCGAATTCAATTCTATTCGTCGGTTGGTCTTGGTAAAGGCGTTCGTCGTGTCCGTATCGGTCGTAAGGCCGGTGGTAAGAACTCGTTCACTGACGCTGGTCTTAAGTTCAAGAATCCAGCACGCGTGATTGCGACCATGATTGCAGCTTCTGAAGAATTCTTCACAACACCTGTTGGTAAGAAAGCAGACGGATATGCATTTGAGTTGACCAAGAAGGCTGCTCCGCGTGGTGTACGTGTTATCCGCCAGGTCATGAAACGCAAGTTCCGTCAGAAGTTCACAACTCTGGACTCAACCTTTAGCCCTGAAGAAGGCAAGAGCTTTATCTGGGTATTACGCAAAGGTAAGAAAGCTGAAGACGTTTTCAATGGTCCTAAGAACAAAGGCTTTATCAGCGACGATGGCGAAATCACTCCTCCAAACAAACGTGACGAACAGAAAGAAATTGCTGAGCTCTTATTCCCTAAACCATTCAAAGAGATGACTGGGGTCTATTCAGGCTCATATAACAATGCATATCGCCTGGTTGTTGAATACGACGGCACTTTGGTGGCTTCTAAAGGTGGTACAGAGTTTGGACGTATCGAACGCAAAGAAGGTGAAAGCCCTCGTAAATTCGTAACCCGTGCTTCAGCTCAGCTTGGTGAGTGGCAAACTCGTATGGAAAAAGGCGAGTGGGACGAAGGCTACCGTCGTTGGAAAGATGATGTGGTTAAACCTACCGTCAAATCAACCAAAGAAAGTGCTGAAGAACTTGTTCAAATGCTTCGAGCTATGGGATTTGAAGATATCAAAGACGTCAGCCATAAAGGATGGCCAGATTACACATTCAATGCTACAGCGTTTGGCAAGAGCTACACCTTTATGCCAGGTCGTGAAGAACACCAAGGTATGTGGGCATTCTATCCTGGGGGTTCCCTCTACCGCAAAGATGGTGAAACCAACTTTACTATTGAAGAACTTCGTACAGAAATCGAAGCCATTCAACGTGAAGATACAGAAAACACCAAGACTGCTTTTGTCAATGCCATTAAAGCTCAATTGATTCGCACAGAAGTTGGTGATGTCAAATCTGATGGTCGCTCGCTCCTTGTTAACTGGGCCGATACTCTCAAATGGGACATCAGTATTGAATTTGATAAGCTTGTTAAGATGGCAACTGTCGGTGTAAATGGTGCAAAGGTCCATTTTGCTAATGTTACAAAGGTGAAAGATTTTACCAATGCCATCCTGAAAGTTATCGATGAAGATATTCGAAAACATGAAGGTGATGATACAAGCGACGACGATTCAGAAGTTGTTGATTCATTGACATCGATCATTAAGTCGATGCGTCGTACTGTGATTACTGCTGATAAGCAAACAGCTGCAACCCATAGAGTGGACTTTAGTCTGAGCACACTTGTTAAAGGTGTTGCCAAGTTATCGTTCAAAACTGGTAAAATTGTTATCACCCGTACTGATGATGAGGGATATGAATTCCCTAAATTGCAGTTTGAAAGCTTAAGTGTAATGCCACGTGGTGAAAGCCTACGTGCGATCATGAATAGTGGTGTTGTCGGTGAGCCAGCTGTGGCAATCGACTTGATTTACAACAGCATTATTGAACATCCGTTATTCCACAACGTGAAGATGCGTGGTGCAGGTCGCGAAAAGTCTATCCTTTTTGAAGATCCAATGTATGGAGCAACTCATGTTATTACTGCGGCTGCTATGGTCCATGTGCGACCATTTACCAGTAACATCGCAGTTTCTGGATACAGTATGTATGTGGACTTAGATAAGTGGCAAAAAGTTCCAAATGAAATGGGCAAAACAATCAGTACTAAGACATTTGACGATTTCGAAAGTACTGTACGAGATGCTTCGGGTTACAAGAGTGAATCCATTGATTCCAATCGTAAACCAACCCAGTTAAAACACAACGTAATACACATTCCACAAATTAATGAGAATGTGACCATCAAAGAAATTACGTTTGGCCGAGCATGGGAAATCTCATACGGTGAGAAGTCTAAGCTAGTTACTACGGGCAAACAATTTGATGAAGTGATGGTAGACATCCGTTGGCTTGTGGCAACTCAATCAAACAGTGAGTATCGTCAGTTCAATATTCCAGAATGGCAACGGTTGTTGATGGACAAACTTACTTCAAATAAACATGGTTTAGTGTTCCGTGTACTACCACATGTTGGCCGTGACGGTCACGACCAGGAAGTCATTGATGATATGAATTACATCATCAAGTTTACTGGTGGTAAGTCACGTCGTACCCAAGAATTTGGTGTCGAACACAATGAACGTACAAGCATGTACTATGTCGTTTCTTCATGGGGTGATCGCCAATATGCTGAGTTTGAACATGTCGACGATTTGGTTGAATCCATTTATGCGACATTACTAGCTGGTAACGGTTGGCATGATATGATCATGGCAATTGACGACATTGGCAACGGCGAATACACGTTCGAACGACCAGAGTTCTTATCAAATATGGATGCTGCTGCTATTCCTGACTTTGAAGCTTTGTTGGGTATCGAAGATGACGCCAAACTGAAAGATATCATATCATTTGACTCATTTGACTTGGCTCTCCGTCTAGGTTGGGAAGATATGCCTAAAGTACGCAACACATTTAAGAAGGTCGTTGAGGTACTGAAATCTGGTCGTGATGTTGAAGAACTCCGTGAAGAAATGGAAAATGACTACGGTGAAGCGACATCAATTCTAATGATGGAAACGATTATGGATCGTATTCATAAGAATATCGACAATAAGACGTTGGAATTCGTTCAGGATGCTATTGCTAACAGTACATTGTCTAAAGAAGACGCTGATCAAATGGGACGTGAAGCTGTAGCTGATTCGGACCGTAGTGCAGTATTACACGTTAACCGCACAGCACCAGCCGTTAACCTGTTGTCTTCGTTGTATAGATTATGTAATAACAAGACAACGTTTAAGCGTTTCAAAACAGATGAGAGTGGCCGCGCGTACTACTCGAATGCTACCGGTGAGATCGCTGTAACTGGTCGTTTTGATTTTGTTACACTATGGCACGAATTTGGCCACTCAATTGAGTATAGTGACCGACGCATTCTAAAGGGTTCTAAAGATATCCTGGAGAAAGAAGCGACATCTGCTGTAAACCGTGGTAGTCAAGCATTTGTCCGTCTTCGTGATGTAGAACACTCTGGCTATGGTGAAAATGAAATTGCTGTCAACGGTAACTTCATCAACTACTATACTGGTCGCGTGTACTCTAATAGGATTGGTCAGGTTATGGCTATTCAGGAACCAAGTATGGTCCAAGAAGTCCATGCTACTGAGATCATCTCAATGGGCTTACAGTACCTAACAGACCAAGATGATGTTAGCGTCGGGGCATGGGCCAAGAAGAACCCACATCATTATCGTTTTGTAATGAGTGTAATCAACCAATTACATAAAGGACTTTAATCATGATTAAATTTCAAATGAAACTAAAAGATGGCACACCAATTTCGGTTCAATTTCCACAAGCGAAGCGACCTGATGATCGTGTTGAGTACCTGGCATATCCACTGAATCAGTTGGCTATCATCAAGGCACTCATCAAGAACATTCCAGATGAACGTGGCATGCTTATGACAACCAAAAATGCAACACCTGTTGGTGCGGTCAACGCACTTCGTAATAAAGGCTATACAGTAACAGGTGACGAAGATTGGCAAATTCGTCCAGGTGTTCTTTAAAACTTCAAGGGTGACTTCGGTCACCCTTTTTCATATCTGTATTTGAACATAAAATAGACTCAGATTGTTATGGAAGAAATACTATGTCTAAGAAAATTGCAAAATGGGATCATACTGCTCTTTGCCATTTCATGGGCGAATATGCCAAAAAGAAAATGAATGCAGGTCTCGTATTTGTTGAACATAAAACGATGATGACCCACCAAATACCTGACGTGTTAATTTACCGTCAGACTTGTACTATTGAACTTGAGATTAAAGTCAACCGTGCTGATTTCCTTGCCGACCAGAAGAAACCTCATCGCATGGATCCGAGCAAGGGTGTTGGTGATTACCGATTCTATGTTGCACCAAAGGGTATGATCAAGGTCGAAGAACTACCAGAACATTGGGGGTTACTGGAAGTATCTGGTAAGCGTGTTTATAAGACACATGTGCCTCCATCATTCCAATGTCTTTATGGCAATCGTGAATACCTAATGAGTGCCATCAAACAGCAATGGAAGGAGTTTTACAAACCTGAACGTTATCCAGGTTCTCGCAAACATATACAGCGTTCTATACGTCGCGATGTTGCTGATGTTAGTTTTATCTTTCCTGAGAAAGATATCTCGGCTGAAACCAGCTTTTTATATGCTGCACATCGCCAGGAAATTATTGCTTCACAAAAGGGTTTAATTAAACCTGCTAAGGATATCGTGTGGGTTAGACCATTCAATGGCGATATGATGGATGAAGGGAGATTGTTGCGATGAACCAAGGGCCTAATACTACAGGGTGTACGTGTGTATTCCCATGCGGTGGGACAGAACCAAAATGTCCTAGTGTTAAACACTTTACAAAACGGACCAGAAACAATGGCAATTCTCGGAAGAAAGACCTACGCCGGAGTGGGCAGCAGAAAAGCTCCTGAATGGGCCTGTAAGAAGCTTTCCCTCTTAGCCTATGTGTTAGCATCAGAAGGATACATTTGTAACTCTGGGCTCGCTCCACAAAGCGATGAGGCATTCTATTGGGGTATTAAAGCGTACTGTGATGAGATGAAGGCGGATCTTGATAAATTGTATAAGGGTTTCATCCCCTGGAATGGGTTTATGAAGAAGTGGTATTTCCACATGCCTGGTGTTACGTTAATCCAGGATCCAACATTGATTGACAAAGCAACCGCGATCGCAAAGCATCACATGTCACAGAGTCATTGGGATGCGTGTACGGAACAAGCCCAACAATTACACTCCAGAAATAGTTTCCAGATGTATGGTGAAAAGCTCAATAAACGTGTAGGGTTTGTGGCATGTTGGGCACCACCAACAGGCAAGGGTGATCATGTGAAAGGTGGAACGGGCCAGACGGTAAGAATAGGCATCAAAGAGAAGATGCCAATATTCAATATAGCGACTAAAGATGGATTACGTTGGGCTAATGCTAAGATCCAGAAGTTCCTGGTCAGGGGCGGAGTTTTCCCTAAGAGTTTGCTCGAGCACGTATTTGTTCAGCCAACAAACGGCCAACACGCTTAACCTTTTCATTACGGATACTTTGTTTCTTTTTGAGTTCCCGCTTCTCTTTACGACGAGCAACCATTTTCTTTTGGATTTCTTTGTCGTGTTTGATGCCGGGAACTAATTCTTCCTCAGTCCATTTCACAAATGCCCAACCCCTTTCAGCGCAGTAACGTTCAGTTGCCTCCCATTTCGCAGAGTTGACCGCCCAAGTAGCACACTCACGCATGTATGTTTCATCTTTCTTATTACCTTTGCGTGGTGGTTGTGTCTGGGTTAACGGCTTTATCTCGACCAGAGTAATTTTGAGTTCACCCGTCTCAGGATCAGCAGTCCATATCTTAAGGTCCATCATATAACGGCTCTGACGACCTGTCCGCGGGTTAGTATATGGAATTATTTCTTCCTCGGAGTTCCACATAATAATGGCGGGTTCATTGTCGCAGAACTTAAACGCCGCTAATTCATACGATGAACGGAAGATGATGTCATTAATATTGCCGCGGTACTTCTCTGGATTAACTGGTTTAAAGTCACCCGATAACCATGGACCACTTGCCTTATGTTTAGCCATATCGATACCTAAATAACTAGAGATTATTCCAAGTATTTAAGGTTTGATGATGCTAAATTTGAAAGACAAATTATTTGGTCGTCGTCAGGAGGTTAACCTGACGCGTACGCAAGCCAAATACAATATGCTTGAACCTAAGACTGAAGTAAAACAGCTGGTCTACCCATCAAACCTGCTAAAGGCTAGTAACGGTATGGGCCATTTTATACTGTTCAACTTCAACTATATCTCTGGTTCACAGTTTAAATCAAAAGTTAACCGTATTGAGAATGGCGGCAATGTGCAGTCGCCGTTCGCTAAGCCTGTTGTCTACGATAAACAGTCTAACTCAACACGCTCCTCAATGCTGAAGGTGCATAAACGTTCCGAGGAGTCAGTTGCGATCTACATGCCGGAAAATATTAGCACAACTTATAGCGCTGACTGGCAGACAACCGAACTTGGCATTGCCGGACGTTTAATCAAGGCTACTCGTAACTTTGACAACCTGGATCTCAATGATGTGGGTAATACGCTCACAGAAGAAGCCAAGAACCTCGTTACTGGTGCCATCCAGACGTTAACACCTATTAATGCTAAAGACGCGGCAGAACTCCTTACAGGAACAATTAGCAATCCGTTTGTTGAGGTGTTATTCAAGGGAGTCAATAACCGAGAGTTTAACTACCAGTTCAAGTTTGTACCCAAGAATGAAAATGAGGCTCGTACGGTGCGTGAAATTATTCGCCGTTTTAAGTTCCATATGATGCCTGAGTACAAATACAAACAAAATGATAGCTCTTACTTGTTACACCCATCAACTGTTGACGTGACCTTCATGAAGATTACCGATCAGGGCGTAGGTGAGCGTAATGGTTGGTTGCATCGAATGAGTACTTGTGCGATCAGTAACGTGTCCGTTGACGAAGCGCCAGAAGGTTACAACGTCCACCATGATGACTCGCCCGTTGCAACAGTTATGGACATTACATTGATTGAGCTTGAACAACTTCATAAGGGCCGATTCCTAGAGCCAGGAGATACATTCTAATGTTCGAACATTTCCCGAAACGTTGGTTCGTCGATTTGGAAGGCGAACACTTACTTATGACAAACATTTGTCGTAAGTTTAGAATACCAAAGAACTTGGTTGATGCTCAACAAATTTACTTAAAATACTATATTCGCGATGGTGACACTGCACGTAGTCTGGCGACACGTCTTTATGGTGATAGTGAACTGTTCTGGTTGGTATACTTGGCAAATAATATCAAGGATCCTGCTAACGAATGGCCAAAGTCTGAAGAACAGTTGACCGATTGGTTAGTCCGTGAATATGGTCTTGAAAAGATGTACCAGACCAAGCATTACATCAACCCTTATGGTGATGTTATTGATATCCATGCTATTAAGGCCCAGAAGGGTTTATTATCGATGAGTGATTCTGATGTCATTAGCCGGTTCACTTTGGAACCTGTTACATATGACAAGTACCACCGAGATATCAACGATAAACGCCGTAATATGAGACTCATCGATCCTGATTATGCAGATGAGTTCCAGAAAGCATTGGAGACAGTATTCGATGAAGACCAATGATGCATTTAACCCATCGAACCCAGTTAATATTGAGTTCTTGGAGTTTACTACCAATGATGGCAACAAATATGACCTGAAGAACTTTTTTATTGAGTTTGATATCTATACGTCGATTGCAAATATCATGGAAGCACGAGTCCTTCTTATCGATGCCAACGATATTGTATCCAAATTCCCTATCATGGGAGGTGAGAAGATTCGTTTCCGATTCTCAACATCAGGTCGTAAAGATAAAACAACCTTGGATTTCCGTGTGGGTTCTATCGGCGAACGTATCCAAACTGATAAGATGAAATCACTATGGTTAGAACTGGTGACTGAAGACCGTTATATGGATGTTAAACGCCGAGCATCTCGAGGTTTTAACACGGTCTATACAGAGATGGTACAAAAGATCATTAGTGAAGCCGGATTAACTAGACCTTTGAATAGTGAGCAAAGTGTTGGTATTAGTAGTGTTGCTACACCACGTTGGTCACCATTGAATGTGTGCAAGTGGATTGCAACTCGTGCAATTGATGGCAATAACATGCCCTTTGCATTCTTTGAAGATTTTAAAGGTTATAACTTCATCAGTTTAACTACGATGATTAAGGGTGAAGTGGAAGATCAATTCTTCTTGCAAGAAGCTGGTTTCAATGAGGAGGATTACAAGAAGTTCCGTAATATTCAAGATATCTGGGTGGAATCAAAGTATGATTCAGTCGGCTTCAACTCCACAGGGTTAAACAAAGCTAAACACGTTCAGTTTGACTTTAATACAAAGAAGATTGTCAAAGAAGACCGCAGCTACAAGCAACACTTTGACAAGATGCCGTCAATGGAACAGTTCCCTTATAAAGTTGAGGAAGGCCCAGAGTATGAAACGGAGATTATCGAGTATACTAGACCAGATAACAGTCACTTGGGACAATATAACCGAAAACTTTTGAAGTATTTGTTCCAACAATATGCTCTAAATATTACCGTATATGGGGATAATGAAATCAAGCTTGGTGGCATTTACAAGTTCAATGTGCCTGAAGTTGGTCCTATGGTGGATGGTGTCAGACACAATGAGAAGTACACCAGCGGCAAGTTCCTTGCTGCAGCCATTAAGCATGTCATCCGACCAGACGATTACAAGATGAATATTCGTCTAATCAAGGACTCATTATCAGATCAGTTGGCCGAAGCTTCAGAGGTATAATATGGCAAACGAATTAAGCCAAATCCTAAACCAGGTTAAAGCCGCACAAGGGACAGCTGTATCTGAACAAAAGCTCAATGAAATGTCACAAGCCATCAGTGAGCTTAATGACAAGAGTGTATCCCAGTTTAATATTCTTAACCAGATGGCTTTTACTGCTATTTCTAACCTTGAAAACTCAATTCCGGGTAAAGAGGCATTGATTGCTGCGTTCTCTGCTGGTAACCCTTTGGTTGCCGGTGGTATTCAACTTATGCGTGATATGGCAGCACAACGTCGAGAGGCGAAGAAGAAAGCACAGGCGGCATACGATGAGCAAGTCCAGGTTATCCAGGAAGAATTTAAAAAGGTTGTCCCTGAAGAAAAGGCGGAACCTCGTTCACAGAATAACGAACAACAAAAGTTAGTACCTGATGAACGCCAACCTATGGAGCAACCAAATGTGACGGTTGAAAATATCGTCCCAGAAGCTCCAGAACAAGTTGTTCAAGATAACACTGATATTGTACAGGGTCTAAGCCCTTTGGACAAACTGGAACCCATCCGGGAGCAAATAGACGACCTAAATGGCATTGCTTATGCTCAACTCAAAGTTTTAGGCGATTTATATCAAGAATGGTCTGGTACACCGAGCAAAATGATCGAGATACTAGACGAACAATTGATGGAACAAGAACGCCTACGCAAGGATAATGAGCAGAGAGCAGCAGACGAGACGCTTAGGGGAGCAGAAGAACCACCTAAACTTCCAACGCCAACAGATGGCAGCGGTGTGTCGGAAACCGTTAAAGATGAATGGTCTCCAATCCAAGCTGTGATTATGGGAATGGGTGGTCTCTCGTCTGCTGCTGGTGCTATGTTGAAACCGTTGTCTAAGGTTCTTAAAATCTTCCGAGTCGGTCCACTTGCCCTTATCTCAGCTGCTTGGGATTTTGGTAAAGGGTTCATAAATGCTGGCGAAATCTTGGATAAGGAAAACGTTGGTATTTCTGATCGTATAGTTGCTGGTGCCAGTGAGATACTTGGTGGCTTTGCCGATGTTGTTGACTTTGGTGCTGGGTTACTAGGTTACGATACAAACTTTGGTCAGACAATCCGTGAGTCTTATCTCGAGATTATGGAAACACCATTAAAGTATGCCAATATGGTTGAGGAACAAATCTCCAAGATTTTTGATGGTATTGATGGTTCAACTAAATTATCGGCTATACCTGGTATCATCTGGGATAATATTGTTGGTATGTACCACGGAGCAATGGCTAAGATCACATCTTATGACCTGATAGGTAAAGCCAAAGACAAACTAACTGAACTTAGCACATCAGTCACTGATAGTGTTACGGGATTTGTTGAGGATATCGAGACGTCAATTACTGATTACATTAAAGGTATCTCAGAAACGACTTCCGAATTCTTTACGAACTTGTGGGATACAAGCCTTGACAAGATGATTAATATGATCAAGGATGTTCCGCTTGTTGGTGAGGATATGTCCAAGAAGCTTGAATCGATGAAGGTTAAAAACCAGGTTGATTCCGAAACTTTAGATCCTGTTAAAGTTGAGGCCGCTCGTCGCAAGTTGACTGAAGCTCGTGAACGTACCGACCGCTTCCAGGCAATAGTTGCTGAACAACAAAATGAAGAAACTCGCAAACAGATGGCTCAAGTGTTGAACATGACTACTGTCAACAACAATAAGTCAATGACTACTGTGGTCAAAGGTGGTAAACAAGATGCGTTCAACCCATCTCGACGTGACTTAGGTTTCGATTGGTAAAACAAAAAGCCCCAGAATTGTTCCTGGGGCTTTTTATTACATTTCGGATAGGATATTCAATACTTGAGACAATTCTAAAACTTTAGCCAGGTTCTCACCTTCCCAGTATTGACCCGCAAACTCAGCAAACACTTCTTCTGTTACATGGTTTTCGCCAGTAATACGGCTTTTATTGATGATTTGACAAACATGGATATTTTCACCTGATTTGTCACACGCAAAAATACGATAGTTGTTTTGGTCGTCACGACTGATACCACAACATTTGTAAACAACATCAATACCTTCAATGGTTAACTCCGAACCCAGTCCAATAGAATGACCTGTTACGTCATTGGTTGTGATTGAGTAAAGTAGTGAGTTCACCATTATTTTGTCTAGTTTTTGCAATAGGTATGTGGTATTCATTATTTTAAGTCTCGACGGTTAATTTCTTGGATTAGCCAGCGTTGTGCTGACTCATGGTCAAATACATAAAAGCCTTGTATTTGTTTGATGTGATCTGAGATTGTTGGCCAGAACATGTCGTTCGCGTAAATCTTATCGTACACACTCACAAAGGATGTCACACGATTTAAGCCCACAACGAACCACCATGGAAGTTTCTCAGCAAGTAAGGCCTTTAATAGCCAGGTATGTTCAGAACCTGATGTGGGACGATACAGGTCCATAAACGATAGCCCTTTAGCTTCAGCATAGTCAAGCATTGAATCGTTCATGAAAGTACGGAAACGGTAGGTGAAGTTTTCAATAACAGAGCGGAACTCACTAGCACGTTGATCTGCATCTTTCTTTAGCAAGTCTAATAACCACATATTTGGATCATGGATAAAGTTTGCCGCAAGGTGAGCGATGAGATGTTCTTCAGGCAGCTGCGAAAAACGTTTGTGGAGTTTTAGAATCTGTTGACGACCACGTGCTTTGTACAGTGATTCAACCTTCAGATTAACTTGAGAACCGTATTCAAACCAGTCATACTTGACACCTTGTTTAAAGTGTAGTTTCATACCCATGTACGTCTGATACGTAGGTAAAGCCGATTCAAATTCCATCTGTTCCCAATGTGACAGTTCAAGTGGTTTCTTAACCTGTCCTTTAGTTCGTTTGTTTACCATGATATTTGCTCCAATAAGAAGATGAGACCATGATAACACGGTCTCATTATTTTGAAGATTTAATTGGTTGCTTGAATATAAGTTTTTTCAAAGGCACCCTTCTCAATACGGTAGAAGCCTTTGGTGTTTGATAATGACGAAGTCGCAAGCATGTCACCATTATTCAGTACCATAGCTTCACCTTGTTCATTTTCAAACTTTATATTATCGCCAAGCCAACGACAAGCGTATGCTTCGCCCTTTGATTTGACTTCCTGGAATTCGCTTGTTAACTTTGGCCCAGTATAACGGTGCTGGTATTTACCTTTTGATATCGGGTAAACTTCACCGTCAGGGTTCTTGATAACAATATCACCAGGACCGACAGTATTCTGGGTTTCTTTCTTGCCGTCAATCTTAGTAACGATAACTTCACCACCTTGACCCAACCGTGCCTGGGCGTGTCCGTATTTCTTGTATTTTTGGACACGCCCCAGCTGTTGAGCAATGCGGAAATATTCAAGCAAATCCTTTTGCTGAACTAATGCCATTAGATTTTACCACCTGCTGCGATAACATCCTGCTGTTGTTGAAGGATTTCTGTGTATGTATCCGCAACAGACTTATCAAGACGAGGTTCCGAAACGATACGCGGGAAGTATAATGTATCTGGTTTGTCTTCATCAGGATTCTTCTGGACACCGTTACAACGGATCGTGAAGATTTTACCCATGTAATATTCACGGTTGTTGTGCACGGCTTCACGGAAATCGTCGGTCATACCAGCAACGCCAGATACGATTAGCCCATCTTCAGATTCAAACTGGATAGAACCTAGTGTATCAGCGTGCTTGCCGTTTTTATCGCCGTCATTATAGCCAACAACTTTGAGTTCTACGTCCATGACTAGCTTAACTTTTAACTGGTCATTACTGGTACCGTCTTTGAAGAAGCCTTTCGGGTTCTTAACAACTGAACCTTCTTCACCACGCTCAAGTAACTCTTTAAAGTGTGCGAACATTTCTTCTGGCGTATGCACGATACGGTTTTCACATTGTTCAAACAAGACCGGTGCACCAGCCTGGATTTCCGGTTCGTTGTTTTCCAAGTATGCTTCTACCACTTTAACAACTTCGGCCCAACGATGACGGTACTCAACTTTGTACTCAAGTTTGAAGAAGTCTTCAGTTGGCAATGTATCCCAGATGCGATACTTCACAACATAACCTTCAGGTAACTCTTTGCCTTCTTCGATAAGTTGGTTGATAAGTCCGTTGCCGGCTTCACGTTCCATTAGCTGACCTTCGTTGGTATAAACAAGAAGTTCACCATGGAATGTTTGTGCGATGTGACCGGTCCAGTCAATGTCTATATCGTGTACAAACGTCATACCTGCCGCAATTTGTGAAGCAATATTTGCCAGGGATTGAGAAACAAGTTCACGACCTTGACGACTAACCCATTGGAATTCCATCGAAGGCATTTTAGAGTCTTCGTTGGCTGAAATCGTAACGTGCAAGTTATCGAACATGCCATCAGATTTTAGCTGTGAGAACACACCCAAATCCCAGTCCCATTTTTCGTAATGCTTCTTGGAGATTGAACCACAACGCATGTATGGTGAGTAGTAAACAAGGTCTGGCCAAATCTTGTTGATTGACTTGATACCATAACCAGCTTTGATTTCACGTAATACGAAAAGCTTGAATAACATCTGTGCTTCAGGTTGTACAGCATGGTAAAGCTTGGCAAGATTTTTCGCACCGACATCACCACGTTGGGCACTTTCAATGGCTTCACGGAACGCATCGAATAATGACATACGCTTAATGGATTTTAGAGCCAAACCACGGACGAGTGATGGATCAACATCAGCTTGGTTAAGTACAATACGTGAGTCCAGGATCATAGTCAACAACGTAGTGAAGAACTGTTCAAACTCCTTATCACTTTGGACAGATTTTAGGAGTTCGGTTTTTGCCTTAGCTGAACCTGTACCCTTTGTGTTTTGAAGGGTTTTAATAAGGTTTGCGGCACGAACTTCATGCTTTGGATCATAGTTTTTAAAGTCAATAGACATGATAAGTATATCCTATGGTTGATTGAGCCTTCATTATATTCTAATGAAGGCATTTGGAATTATCGTCTTTGGAGGGTAAGGGTTTTGAAACCGACACCACGGTCATCGGTTGTGTAATGGTCCCAGGTAACGCGGAACCCGTTACGCTTGGCATAGAGTGCTAGCCAGAGTGAATCAACTTCATAGTGCACACGGTCGTCGCCATCGTCATATGGATCCGTACGCCATGAAACAGTTGCAATACCACCAGGTTCAAGGGCAATGGCAAATAACTTAATTGCTGCCATCTGTTGACTCATGGTTAAGTGTTGGAATACCGCTGAGCACAAGACGTAATGGAAGGTTCCGGCTTTTTCAAGAAGACATTTGTACAAGAGTTCATAATCTGTATAGATGTCCAGGACGTCGCGATTATGAAGAACCGACTTATTTTGGTGTAACTTGTGGAAGATTGAACCAACTAAATGACTAGGTTCATAGCACGTCACGCTTGCTAGACGTTCAAGCATATACAAAACATCCGCTCCTGCACCACATCCAAAATCCAGGACATTCGCACCAGTTAAACCCCATTCTTTAGGGACAACTTGGGAACGGTCCAAAGAATGATAAAAACGAGCTAAATCTACGGCGTTCTCGTTATAGTATTTTGTCGATAACATTACTTATTCCTTTTTAATTT